TAAAAATCAATAACAAATTATATATCATTTATATGTATATGCCTTCCATCGTCTATGGTGGCTTGAGATATACACAAACAAGACACGCAATCTACTGTAAGAAATGTAAGGAAACAATCGAAAGCAAATATGTTCACGATTTCAGATATTGTTCCTGTAGAGCAGTAGGAATTGATGGAGGAATCTCTGATGGAAATCGTATATTAGGAGAGTTAACCGATATGGAAGATAGAAGTATGTATTGTGCGATTGTTCAGAAAAAGAAGGTATGGCTACCACAAACGGCTATTGAAGAACATTTTCGAAATAACCGATTATTTATTAGAGTACCCGATTAAAGAAATTTAGTCAATAAACATCTTATTACAGATTCCATTTTCAAAGCGAAGCCACTGAAATCCAAAGACAAACACGTGAACTTCCCACTCTGTATCATCTACTCCTCCAGGTGGCTTCACTTCCAGTGTTAACCGTAGAGAACTTAGACGACTCGCATTCATTGTGCCACTCGGATTATGCTCTGATGGGCGAGCAGCAAATGAGTAGCCATACACAAATGCATCATAGGATACCTTGCCCCCTTTGTGTGCACGGCTAATATGAGACCGAAACCACTCTTCATCCTTGCTAATAATATCGATTCCATTAGCCTGTATCTTTGCTTTCGACAGTAGGGGAACAAGTGGAGCAAAGGTCGGATTATAATCTTTTTCTAGAGTCGCACTAAAGTTTGTCCAGTCATTGTTGAGTGTGACGGCCGCCTTTCGTCTCAAGACCCAGAGAATCTCTTCAACCGGTGAATTTGCTTCAAGCGGAAGCTGAATGGTAATTGTATCACTACCCGTCTTATTTAGAACATATTTCATCGGCTCAGTAAAGTCAAATTGCTGAATTTCTCTGTATCCACGCTCAAATGTCTTATGATACAAGCTATCGCGATAGGGTCCATCCACCAGAACACCATAGGTTAGAAGTTGGATATTTCGTAAATCTGGAGGATACTGCGCAGTTGTAACTGGTCTTATCGGACGACCAATAATTCCTGTATCAAAAAATCTAAAAGTCTTATTCATCGGTGTGTCAGTACACGAGGCTCTTGCACCTGACGCAATTCGTACAATCTGATCAAATCTCTTAAGAGTAACCCTCACCCGAATGGTTCCATCACGACACGCAAGAAGTGGAAAAGTCTCCTGAAGACGTTCACGCATTAATGAAAAGGCAAGAGGAATCGTGATCCATCCATCTTCTGTAGGAAAAATCCGTGTTGGCGGCCAGGCTTTGATATCTGCAATTGAATAACGACCTTCTGCAGATGCACCTCCAACTTGTGTATTTAATTCTGGAAATAAAACTGACACTACTGCACACGCATCACCTGTAATGCGCTCAAGAACCTGATCATTTACCTCAAGAGTTGCTTCTTCAAGCAATGAAGTTCCCAATGAATTAATATACGTCCACACATCTGAAGGATTCGTATACTGATACCGATTACTTGATATTAACTGCTGCTCAAGTCCTGTAAACCAAGATGGCATCTGCACTTGAATAAAGAGACCCTGCAGTAAATCTCCACAATCTAAACTATTGATTTCAAACGTAAATCTCTGACCAAGCTCAGCAGGTCCAAGAAATGTGAATTCACGCAAGACTGATGAAAACGGAATGGTTTGCTTTAACTCTCCACGATAAAACCGAGTGATATTCGTCGTTAATGGAAAAAAGAGTCCATCTTGATCATCACGACTTACTAGATCTAGTAGGGTTGTTGCTTGTCCTCTTGGTGCCTTCGTTCCATAACTATCTTTGGAACTGATGTCCATCTACTTGGTGCCCGTGCTTCCAAATCCACCAGATCCGCGCTCCGTCTCATCCAAGCTATCTACATAGACCACCTGCCGAATCCAACCCAGATTAGGTGCAAGAATCTGAAACAGTCGAGTTCCAGCATCAACACTCATTAGATGCGATCCTACTGATACAATCGGCGCCTTGAGTTCACCCCGATAACTCTTGTCAATAATTCCACGACTATTTGCCATCATAAATCCAGTCTTGAAGATGGATGACCGGGGTTCCAGAGTATAGTGAGACCCTTCCTCAAAGGTATCACCATTAGGAAGAAGAGTACGCTTGATCATTCGGGCCTTAATACCAAGAGGTGCTAGTAGTGCTACAGGTGTTGGGGACTGCTTAGCAACAATCCGGACATCATATCCTGCATTGTCAGCGAGCAGATTCTCAACTGTTCCAATTGCAGGATAAAACTCTGCACCTTCAGGAAGTACGACGATCTCCAAACGGTATGTCGGATCAGAAGCCATACTTTGGAGTAGACCAAGGCAAACAGTCAATTTTTTGAGTGGGGCTAAATTTGAATGCAAGTAGCCGCTATTTTTCAGGCATTCAGGACAAGATGAGTTCAATGGAGTATCTTATCCCTACTGAGGATGATCCTCCTAAGAATGTTGAGGAGGCTCATCATATGATCAAGTTTCACACTAAGATCTTTGTACTTCTAACGAGTTTCCAGCTTGTTGCCGTTCTTGCCAATCAGCCATTTGTAGCCCTCAATATCATATTCTGCCTGTATATGGTCTCCTATCAGATCTGGCGTTGCATCATACTTATCAATGATCACTTTGCCCTCCGCGCCATTGTAGATGAGGAGGAAGGCGAGGAAGGCGAGGAGGGCGAGGAGGGTGAGGAGGGTGAGGAGGGCGAGGAGGGTGAGGAGGGTGAGGAGGGTGAGGAGGGTGAGGAAGGATGCGAGTGCGAGGAAGGTGAGTGTGAGGAAGGTGAGTGTCAGGAAGGTGAGTGTGAGGAAGGGTGTGAGTGTCAGGAAGAGGAAGATACTGAGGATGTCGCTACAAATGGTGAGCTTGCCGACGATGAGGGACCTGTCCCTATGGAAGTTGTTGACGAGGTAGCAGATGATGTGGATACGGAAGAGATTGAGCCGACTCAGGATGTAGCTGCAGAAACTCTTCCTGTTGCTCAGAATGATGAAGTAAAGCCTAGGGCTCGTCGTCGCCGTCGTCAGGATTAATTAGCAAATCGTAAAGATCCACGACCATCTGAAACAATATAAAGACCCCAACCAATTGTTATCGCGCGAACATATGTCCTTTTTTGACTTGATACTGAAGAAGGTAGTGTATCAATGATATCCATATACAGAGTCGGTCGATCAGCCTTCGTAAAGTTAATTGTCCCAGAAGGTATCCTTATTTCAGGTGCTCTATAGCCAAAGCAAGGACCATACGAAACTGAAAGCCAAGAAAGATTCAGACCCGACGTCTTTTCAGATTTTGTTCCAGGCGAAATGTTCTCCCAGACATCTGCTGGCCATTCAGTCTCGCGATCCTTACCTGCAATAATAAGCTTCATTGAATTGTAAAAAGGACCCTCATTGAAAGGATTCTTTAGAGACCAAAGGCGATTTCTATCTACGTCATATTGCGACTGAAAGAATACCAATAGACCTTCTGATGGATGGCGTCCATCGATACGCTTGGTGACATAAGAAGTTCCTCCATTTCCAACAGATACATAATCATTCGGATCGAGTGTGAGTACATTTTCAAATGGTCTTATAAAAGGAATTTGAATCTCTGTCTTTTTTAATTCATTCTGTAAATCTTGACGTACATACTGCTGTATTGTCTCAAGTGTGATAACAGGCTTACCGATCGTCTGACGATTTAACGGTACTACAGGAAATGAATTGTTATTGACATCCCTACACACCAAGTCAGTTCGTGTCCAAGGAGTCGGTTTAACTTGTTGATCTGAACTCTCAACTAAATCTTCAAGTTTACGAAGCTTGCAACGAACTCTGTACTTCTGAGCCGGAAGTGCAACAAAAGGCAATCCGCCATCGTCAGGATGTGATGCACCAATCAAAGGAAGTCTCAAATAGAGTGTATTCGGAGTTGCATTGTGTTGTATATCTAAAACAGTTCCATTGTGAGCACCGAACTCTTTTAGAGCAAGAGCCTCTTGATTTAGTGTTCCCTGTAAGTGTGTCCACGCATACAAGAAATCTCCTGAGAACTCCTGAAGAAGTAGCTGATCTTGATAGAACTGTATGGATTCAAACAGAAATGCTCCGACACCTTGGCAGTATCCATACGAAGCGCCACTTGCATCCCGAATTGTCGTAGTCCTATTCAGATTCGCATAATAGATCGGTAGCCACGTAGGCAGTTCGACCGTCAAGGCAACCGATTTCAGAACATCTCCGAAGACTTCAAATTCCCACTCAACTGATCTGCCAAAGTCTACTGCATTCAGAGCCTGTGTCTGACGAGTCTCATTAATTGTTGCCGGCCACGTACTCATTGTATAAGAAAATGGCACGACTGCATCCTCTTTTTGACTTAAAAAAAAGACATCTTTTTGGCCTCTAGCGACAAGCTCATAAAGAGATCCTTCAGACGACGTATTCGGTCGCTCCATCTAGTCTAGTCTAGGGTAAATCTGATTAAGCAGTTTAAGGCATCGTTCGAGTTTCTTTCTTAATCTCTAGGACACCCTTATCCTCATACTTCTTTCTCCATTCTTCCTCATTTTTGTACAATTCGCCGAGCGGAGCTATTTCCCTAAGACTATTATCTGACTCAATACGAACTGTAGAGATTCGGGTTGACCCAACGAACATTCTTAAGTATGTATTTATCCGGGTTGGTCTATGCATCATACGACAGTCCTTATGATCTGTAGGGTTCCACCGCTGATTGCAGTATTCACAATATTGTTTGCTATTAGTCATTCTAATGACCAAAAGTAAATAATCTAAGTCAATTTTAGATGAGTGCATCCAGACCTCTTAAAAGCGCTTTAATTGTAAAAGAAAATTCTAAAGATAAAAATTTTGTAAATGTACCCGAATCGGTTAGAAAAGCATTAAATCAAGCAGCGCGCAATGAAGCGAATGCTAAAGAAATTGCTGCTGAATTTGAAAGACAGCAAAAAGGCCAACCAGAACAAGTTGCTAGCGAACAATCAGAAAAGCATTCATACGAACAAGATATGAAAGAACTATTTGAACAAATGGAAAGACAAGGTAAACAGCAGCAAGCACTTGCGCAAGAAATGGAATATCAAAGCAAACTAGGAAACGAATTTGCTGGATTTAGTTTTAATGATGATGTTCCTAGTACACCTATGCCAGGGGGTCGCAGAAAGAGTCGTAAACACAGTAAACATCGTAAACGCAGTAAACATCGTAAACACAGTAAAACTAGTAAGAAAACAAGGCGGTTCCGCAAGATTAGAGTACTGTAAAGACTTCTGCAACACCTCCCCTCTGTGTCGGATCAATTATAAATGCAGGAAGTACTAGGAGTTCTTTTGACTCTATTTTTTTTGTCATACGATACTTATACACACTTTCAGCGTGCGGATTGTACCCTTTTTCATCTTCCATATTTAAATCAAACATCATCGGAAATGCATCATTACTACAGCCAATAAGCTCACAGCGACCTGAATCATACTGGCTGATTGCGTGATACTGTTTCAGATAAATGCGTTGTAAATAGGGCTGTAGACCAGGAACATAGTATCTTCCTGTTATTTTAATAATAAAATCAGAGTCGTGTAAAAGTTTACTGTGTTCGTATGCATACTGAATTGCAAAGACTTCGTGATCTCCTTTATTTTTAATTTCCTTAAGATATTCTGCTCCTTTTAATGTCTCTTCAGTGAACGTGATTACCTCAAATCGATCCTTGTACTTGATCTTTTCTTTTCTTAACTCTTCAAACGTATAACCCGAGTTTTCAACTACAACCACTTTATAGTCTGTCTTCTCTAGCCATTTACGAATTGATTTCAAATAGGTCTGAACTCGTTCATCCTTATCACTCTGAGCAACAAACTTCATATCCTTCTGAACAGATACCGTAGTCGTTAGCAGTATACAAATATCATTATTGACGCGATACGTTTTGAATAAAAAGAGAATTAGGACTACTGTACAAACTAAATAGACAAGAAAGAAATTCATCCTTCTACTCTACCGTATGCTGCGAAATTGTCCAAAAAATGAATGGCAGCTTGCAGCTTACATCCGTACACTAATGCGGCTCATTATAGTTGAATCTCCTGCAAAATGCCAGAAGATTCAAGGGTTCTTGGGACCCGGTAATACTGTTATCGCATCGATGGGACATATCCGAGCACTGGCTCACGATCTTGACGCTGTAGGAATTAATAATAACTTTGAGCCAACCTATGAGTTTATCAAGGAGAAGGCCAAGGCCATTAAGCAGCTCACCGATGCTGCCAAGGGTGCAACCTCCGTTGTTCTCTGTGCAGACGATGACCGTGAAGGTGAGGCCATTGCTTACTCTGTAGCGGTCCTACTGAAACTGAATATCGCAACAAATCCTCGTGCAGCCTTTCGTGAGATTACACGCAATGCTGTTCTAGACGCTGTTTCTAATCCCAGGACGATTGATATGAATCGCGTAAATTCACAGCAGGCTCGCGCAATGCTTGATATGATGGTCGGATTCACAATTTCACCTCTGCTCTGGTCGTACGTAGGACCTGCGCTTTCCGCCGGTAGATGTCAAACGCCTGCTCTCCGACTAGTTGTTGAGCGTGAACGTGTCATTGAGACCTTCAAGAGCGAAGGGTCTTGGATCATTAGTGGAGAGTGGTCCACCAATGAGAAAGCTACCTCTGGCCAAAAATGGCCAGCCGTAATGACAGAGTCGCTTAGCGACGAAGAATCTGCACAAAACTATCTAGAAAACCACAAGGACAGCAAGGTCGGAATTGTCAAGAAGGCCGAAACAAAGCCCTGGACTGAATCTGCACCTCTTGCATTAATGACGAGCACACTTCAGCAGCAAGCAAGCAATCTGTATCATTGCAACCCGAAGAAGACAATGCAAATTGCTCAGAAGCTCTATGAAGCTGGACACATAACGTATATGCGAACGGACCAAGAGACAATGAGCGAAGAAGCAGTTGAAAATGCTAAGAAGGTCATTCTTGCCAAATGGGGGCCGACGTATATCAAGACTGCCCCGGCAGCTCCAGCCACTGTAGCAAAGACCAAGAAGGCTACAGCTACAGCTGCAGCTGCAGAGTTGCCAAAGGCCCAGGAAGCCCACGAAGCCATTCGACCCACCCACTTTGAGAATTCCCAACTCCCGGAGGGTGAGGACTGGGGGCTACAAGACAAGAAGATCTATCACCTCATCTGGCTGAGAGCCATTCAGTCTGTTATGGCTTCAGCAAATGGCGAGAATCGTCTGGTAACGTTCGAGGCAGACGGAGACGATGGAGACTTTGAATGGCTAGCCAAGTGGCGACGCACTCTCTTCCCCGGCTGGAAGGCCGCTGATGAAAAAGAGGCCAAGATTTCTGAAGCGCAGGATAGCGAAGTAAATGATGCAGATGCTAGTGAATTGGCTTGGAGAATTGGAGGAGCGCTGGCTCCAACTCAAAGAGTCTATTGGCAACTACTTCTGGCCAGACCCCAGGAATCAAAGCCCCCCGGACGATACACCGAAGCCAGCCTGGTTCGCGAGCTGGAAAAGAAGGGGATCGGAAGACCGTCTACCTTTGCATCTCTGATCGCCACTCTTCTTGAGAAGGCATACGTTGAAACGAAAGACATCGTCCAAGAAATCAAGGAATCCAAAACCTACAGTCTGACAACTCTAGGTCAATGGCCTCCGACACTCTCGCCTTTCCAGCTGAAGAAGGGAGGCGAGAAACTCCGAATGGTCCCGACCGCCCTCGGCAGATCTCTTCTCGACTTTGCAACCCAGAACTTTCCAGATCTCTTCGCCTACGAGTTTACCGCGACAATGGAAAAGCGACTCGATCAAATTGCCGAAGGCAAGGAACCCTGGAAACAAGTTTTGGGAGACACCTGGAATTCCTACAAGGATCGACTAGCCACTTTGAAGAAGGCTCCTTCGGCGGCAGCCGGATCAGGAGGAAAAGCAAATCCGAAAATTCGGGAATTTGGAAATGGCCTCAAGGCCGTTCTCTCCGCCAAGGGACCTCTCCTTCTTCGGGAAGGTGAGACCAAGGAACAAACTGTCTTCTACGGCTGGCCTGGCTCAAAGTCCTTTCAATCCCTAACAGAATCTGAAGCTCTGGCTTTTATTGAAAATGCTGGAAAGCAAAAAGTTGGAGAGGCGTTCGGAGAATTGGAAGGCGAACCGATTCTCCAAAAGTCTGGGAAGTTTGGATCTTACTTTGAATGGAAAGGCATTCGGGCTTCCGCCGCGCCGGGGGATTCTCTGGAAATTGCAATTAAGAAACTCAAGGAAAAGGCAACAGCTCCTCCTGTTCGAGTGCTCGGTCCCTTCCAGATTCGTACTGGGCAATACGGGCCTTACTTGATGAAGGCGGATGGAGGGAAAGCCAAGCCCCAGTTCGTAAATATCCCTGCTGGAACTGATCTGGATTCTCTAACAGCTCAGCAAGCTGGAGAGATGTTCGAGGCTGGACTCAAGGCCAAGGCGGCCGGAGGAGGTGGAGGTGGAAAAGGAGGAAAGGGCGGATTTAAGAAGTTTAAGAAGAAGGAATAGATATGGATAACGGGTTCCACAATATTATGATAGCTTGGACTAAAGATACTAGTTATGGTGATCTTTATTCAATGATTTACGACTGGTTAACTTTTTACAAGTCAGAGATTAAAGCAAAAGATGAAGTTCTTGATATTCTTTGGCGAATGGAACACGGTGAGGAAATAAAGATAATTGTAGAAGATTTTCTTGTATGCGAACGATATGCCAAATTGAGAAAACAGTTTTCTAAGTAGATGGCTGCACTTACTATACCAGAATTTCTTGAAAGATCTGCAGCAGTTGAAGCTAGACTTAGAGAAGTATTACCTCAATACATATTACTTCACGATGCATACGAAGATGTAAGAAATGACGCACTTCCTGAACTCAACGGTGCTCCTGGAGGTAATATGGGAGTCAATATGAATGCTGCAGATGATCTTAAGGAACAGGTTGATACGGCATTTGCAAGAATAATGGATGTTGTTGAACAGATTTGCGCAGTCAATAAAGCGAATTCAAATAATGGGAATTCAAATGGAAATAATATGGCAGGTGGAAGGATGCGAAAGAGAACTAAACGGGCTCGCAAAACCAGACGCACTAAGTAAACTAGGTCAAAATATTGAATGATTCTTTTTTATAGCAAGAATCATAGAATGTCTGATCGTAATCCCCTCCTACCGGATGTAGGGTATCTCGTGTGCATGTCAAATCCAATTATGCCCGGATTACTCCTGGTAAGCCACTCCTTGAATTCTCCGAATGAGAAGGCCGCTGAGCTCTTCTCAGCAGGTGTACCGATGCCATTTCAGATTGAGATCGCCAAGAAGGTAAAGCTGCCTCAGGAGAAGGAGAAATCCATTCACAAGCTACTGGATAAGTACAGTGAGAGGCTGTACACGAGCCGCCACTTCTTCCGTGCAGACAAGGAGCGCGTTTCCGATTTCTTTGAACTCCTTGACGGCGACTACTGGCTCGGTGAGGCGCCTGGAGCCAGTGTGATCCTCGATACAGTGGATGTCGCAGATGCCTGGCAGACACTTCAGAATAAGGTCTATATGCTTCTAAAGCAGGATAATCCGAAGGAGAATGCGATGAAGCTTGGCCAGACAAAGATGAAGGTTGCGAACTTCATTAAGGCCAAGTACGGAGTGGCGTTCGTACCTAGCCTAGAACACGTGCGCGAGGCTCTTGCAGATACAGCCGTTCAGACTAATCTAGTTCCTGTATAAAAATTAAAGTTTCAAATACTCTCCATACACTTTCATAGCCGCCTTCATACCAGGAGTTTGAAACTTGTGGTATTTAGCTCGATAATACATTGTTTGTGCAACTTGCCGAGCTTTTTTCCGAGTTGCGCGTTTTAATCTTTTTAGAGTGTTCCTGGCTTTTTTTGCAGTTCCGTATCCAGCCTTGAACATTGGTTTCGTTTTAGCGTCATTAAAGACAGCCATCTACTAAAAAATGTTTTTTAATTTATGCCTTGGGCTCCTTCTTCTTACGCGGTTTAGGAGGAGGAATCGGCAGACCCTTCTCCTTCAACTCAGCCTCCTTGATTGCCTTGCGCTGGCGGCACCACTTCCAGAAATCCTGAGAGCCATACTCTGGCATTGGGCCTAGCACGGGCTTCTTTGGCTTGGCATCTTCTTCAGCCTCCTTTATGATCGCCTGCTTTTCTGCCTCCAACATCTCAATGGCGAACTTGATCTCGGCCTGGGGAACTGGCTCATCCCGATCAGCGAACCATTCGCGAACGAGATCAATTGCCTCCCACGAGCTCGTGTAGCGTTCGACATTTTCTCCAGGATAGACTGGAAGTTCCAGAAGCTTTGACTTTAGCTTGAGTGTGCGTTTTGCTGAAGGGGCTACGCTACAGACTGCCTCGAGAGACTTTTCTGCTTGTGCAGAAGCAGACTGAGGAAAGGCCTCAGCAATCGGTATTGGTTCTGTTGCAGTCTTCTTCAGCTTCAGAACACGCTTTGCTTTGGGCTTGGACTCTTCTGCTGGCGCTGGCACTGGTGCAGGTTCTGCTTCTAAGGCAGGCGTTTTCTTAAGTTTAAGAACACGCTTGGCTTTTTCTTTTGGCTTGTCTTGGTCAGCCATTTTGGGTACCTATTAGTACTAGGGTTTTTACTTCAATTTTTGTTTGTTTGCAGCAGATAAAGGAGAGTTTTCAATATGTTTAACAATACTTCTAATAAGATCTTTTTCAGAGGATGTTGGTCTAGCACCAGGAAATGAAGTTATAGGAGCAGATTGAATTTCTGCTCCTCCTTTTTGTCTTCTAGTTGAACGTCTTCTATGACTACGAGTTCGCTTACGTTTTCCTCCTTTTATTTCACCTGCTAATGATGATATCGTTTTATTCCACTCCATAAATAAATCAAATCCATCGGGAATTTTTAAATCAGTAGGAAGAACAACAAACACTTTATGATTTTCATCTTTTGAATGACTAAAAATAAAGCGATTGTAAGGACAAAGTAATATTTCCTGCTCATATGGTATGCTGCCCATAGGTGGTAAAAATGCATATCTACACGCAGGGTGAACGTAATATACGTACATTCTATCAGGATGATCATTTCCCTTTTTTTTATTATATTCTCTTCCACCTGCTGCAAATACTTCTCCAATCCAATGATCAAGTGATGTCGAGGTAAATGAAAGAAAATAATGAAATGTATCTTTATTTTCAGGTAAATACCAGCCTGCTGTTCCTCTATAGGTTATAAACGGTGTATTCGTTGGAATCGGGGGTATTCTTTGAATTAAATTATATAAATTTATAAATATATACCACTGAAGTTTTTGTGCATATAGATCATCATGTGTATCTTTTAATTCTGGAAAGTAACTCTGAAGAACATTCGAAATTTTAATTAATCTAACATACTTGTAGTTAGGATCTTTTGCTATTATACCATAGGAAGCATTACCAGTACGAAGAAATGTGTTTAATACACCATCTCCGTATAATGAATAATAACTAATAAGTAATTTTTCAAATTCACTCATAGGAGGTATCCCCATAGAAATAAAGATCTTTAAAGTGTCGTTATCATTAGGCATAGTATCACCATCGATGGCTATATCACCTACCTGATGTTCTGCGTCACGATCTTCAATTGTAGTACTTACTACTAAACCTCCCTCACGTGTTAAGGCAAATTTCTCAGCAGCCACAATGTTAGCATCCGATGCCATATTTATAAAGGTTAAGATAATTAATTAGGAAGATTTCTCTTTTATCAGATTTCAAGCACAATACAATCTCGGTAAAACTCCTGCAGTCTTTTAATCTGCAGAGTAGTATAAAGACAACAATGGAATCTCTCCTTCAAAGTATCCGGATGCTCGAAAACTTACTCAAGGAAAAACTATCAGCACGTGAAGCCAAAGAAATTTACGCTGAATTGCTAATGCTACAGGCTGAACTAAAAAAAGAGTTTGTGTTAACCACTCGGTTAGACACCAGGCCTCTGAATAAAGTATTTCAGTAGTTGCTGTGTGAGACCTTTGAACTCCCCAACCATTTATATCCTATCCAGCTAAGGAAGGATATAAATTGTTGTCTCCTATGCCGGCAAGATCATTACTTGTTGCTGTATGGTGCCTTTTGAAAGCAGGCGCCTTGTTTCAGAGAACCCTATGGAATAGTATTCGTAGTTGCTGTGTGTTCTCTTTGCTACACTTGATAGACTCAACAGAACATATATGTCTGCAGCCATATACCTTCTATTGATGTCTAGTGGACAACTTATCATTAGGTTATTACCTTCAAAGTATCCTATACAGAGGACCTGATTGTTATATCAGTTGCTGTGAGCCCTCTTTGTTCCCCGCCTGGGCACTAACAATACTGGCCGGCGGCCATTCAATTTTTGTAGAGTATTTGACAATTTTTTTTATCTTTAGTTTACCGACTCAAGAGAGGCATATCATTACCCATTGCTACACGGACACGCAGGACAACCTGATCATATCGCGCCACATCAAGCTGAGCACGCAGCATCTCCATTGGAGTCATCGGCTTGACACCATCGGGTCCCTGTGTCTGAAGCGCCTTGAACAGACTCGGCGACCATCCACTGAGCATCGCCACTCCCTCCGTGTCTGACTGTGCGTGAAAGTCGGTCGAGGTAGAAGCAATGTTCCAGATGACGATGCGCGGCATCGTGAGGCCCTGGCCCTCTCCCCACATATCCTCACCTGCACGCTTGAAGGCCTCACGGATCATCTCCACGTGAGTCTGCCACGCAGATGTCTTGACGACGTTGCGGTAGCCATTGCCCGTGTAGACGGACTGGTGATCAGAGCCGCAGGCCTGGTCCCAGTTCATATCCGTCAGAACGATGAGGTTCTCAGGCTCCTGGCCAGGGCGGCAGCGCTTGGCCTTGAGCTGGCTGAGCACAAGATCCATCGCCTTCTGAAAGTCCGTGCTCACACCCTGGCCGAGGTGGCTGATATGCTTGAGACGCTCAAAGAGATCATCCTCGGGATGCATTGTGTGCATCGTCGGCTCAGAGTCAAAGGTCAGGAAAGTGTTCTGAAACTCCTCTGTGGTCACCTCAGCGATGAGTAGACCAAGAGCCATTGAGACCCAGTAAGGTGTGCCGCTCATCGAGCCGCTGAAGTCGCACATTGCGATGCTGCGACCTAGACCGCCAGCCGCCTTGGCATCAGCTACCATCTGGCGCCAGACAGCCTGAAGAGCATTGCGCTCATCTACAGCAGTCTCATCAAGGCTTACCGCCTTCTTGACGACCTCGTGCGGAAAGACTGTCTTTGAGCCGTTGACCTTCGCACCTCCCTCGCCAGTCGCCGCCTTGTTGAAGTGCTCCTGGAAGTGCTGACGGCAGGCCATACGGTCCGGATCCTCAGGATGCCGCAGAGGATGACCATAAGGAGGCTGCTCACCCTTCTTCGTCGTACCGACCTCATTGAGGAACGCCTTCATATGCTTCTGAAGGCAGCGGCCAGCAACCTTGCTGGGCTCGATGGCCTCCCAGTTGCCGCCAGACATTGCAATCTCTGTAGTCTGAATGCGCCTGTTGAGAGATGCAACTGCCTTGCGATACAGACGCATCTGCATACTGTACTGCATAGGACCGGTAAGGTCAGGAAACAGGCGAGCTGCGAGAAGACCCGCAAGGTACTTGTTGCGGTTCTCACGAGGCATCCACTTGGCCATCAACGAGATGGGCTTGTGCTGAAGTGCAGATACCTGGTCCTTTAGCCACTGGGCCTTGACAATCTGCACGATGCGCTCGCGCATCTCAGACTCTGAGAGGTAGGGCAGCGAGGGGACAACCGCCTCGATGAACAGATCACGCCAGGAGCCGTACTCAGGAACGAGATCCAGGAGATCCATTGCGATCTTGCAGGTCTTGGGATTAGAAAGCAGGGCGTCGTAGAAGAGACGAAAGACCTCCCGCTCACCCTTGCCGCCACGCACGTCCCGCGTCTGAAAGGCGAGCACGAAGAGGTCCTCTAGCTGAGAAGAGTCGTTCTTGGCGATGATCGCGTTGATCAGCGGCTTGATCGTCTGAGAAGAAACACCGCGAGTCAGGAGTGCCGACAGAGCGACACGCTCGTCCTGAACGCCAGCCGCGGTGTAGACATCCGAGCCCTTCACGCCGATCGCAGTCGTCGCAGTCATCATCTTAGGATCAGAGGATGACATTTCGATCTTTTGTATTTACACTTTCAATAACAATAATATTCAATTTTTACTAACTCTACAGGTAAATTTGACTCAACTCTGCAGAGTCAGTAGGTACCCAATGGTAGATGTTGTTCCGCGACTCAATTATATCGGATCCAAATACCAACTTCTCGGTTGGCTGAAGGAATCTATGCTGGAGACAACTGGATGGCCTAGCCTTGAAGGAAAGTGTATCGGCGACTTGTTTGCAGGAACAGGTATTGTATCCTACTTTCTGCGATTAGAAGGAGCTGCAGTGCAGTCAAACGACGTAGAGAGATATAGCGCAGTGCTCGCTGAAGCCTTCAGTCATCGTATCTATACCAGCGAAGTCAAGCGAACACTTGAGCTTCTGAATACTGAAGTTGCTGAAGGTAAGCACTTGGATACGGCTGGGTTCATAACAAAGAATTACTGCCCTCTGCCGCCCTGCGAACGCAAGTTCTTTACAGTAGACAATGGGCGCAGAATTGATTATTGTCGAAAGCGGCTAGAAGAACTAAATCTCGGATTAAATACGTATACAATGGTTCTTGCGTCTTTACTCCTTGCAGCCGATGCAGTCAGTAATGTTCCTGCAGTCTATGGCTGCTTTCTGAAGAACTTCAAAGCCAAGGCGACCAAGCCGCTCATTCTCAAGACAGTTCATACGTGCACTAAACAGAATGGCTACTGTTTCCCAACAACAGAAACAACTGTTCTCGATCCAGCACTTTTGGCTCAAACTGAAGACTGTGATGCGGTCTATCTCGATCCACCGTACAATGAGCGACAGTATTCAAAGAATTACTTTCCTTTGAATATGATCAGACTATCACCTGCAGAACAGGAGACACAGGTGCTACGCGATGGAGTAACGGGAATCCCTGAAACCTGTTTTATGAGCCCCTTCTGCCAAAAGAAGGAAGTCGAGGGTGCCTTTAGGAAGTGTTTTGCCGGCTTTCGCTGCAAGTACATCTTTGTATCGTACAATAGCGAGAGTCTTCTTAGCAAGGAAAAAATGTTGACTTTGATGAGGGAATTTGGAACTGCGACTGTCGTTGAACGAGACTACAAGAGATTCAAGTCCTATGAATACAATGAAGATAAAGAGATCAAGGAATACTTATTCTGTCTTACAAAGTCCGAATCTCAAAGTGATCCTTGAAGTGATCCAGTAGATTCTTGAACTGCCAACGAAACTTGAAGCAGTTGCGGTTCTTATGATTCTGGAACTCACCGAGTGTAATTAGGCTACCGTTATTGCTCAGATAGAGACTTGTGGACTCATTCCAGGCCTTGCCCTTCTCAAGATGCGAGAACTTTAGAGACTGTGCAGTCCAGTCGATAGGCTTAGTCTGCTTGATGAGCTGCAACAGATTTGCTGGCTCATTGTAGTAGAGCGTCTGGCAGTGAAATGTACTGTGCATAAAGGTGTCTAGAACTCGAGATGTCTCAGCAACGACAAATGCCTTGATCGCCTCAGAATCAGTCTGTGCTGCGACTGGCAAGCCAAACTTTTCGCAGAAGGTCTTTTTCGTTCCTTGACCGCCTTGCGGACACACCATCCATCCTGTCTTGTTTGTCTTGACACTCAACTTCTTTGTTATATCAGTCGAATGGCTGAAGTCATAAAGATCGTCAGTTCGGCCGGTATGCTGAAAGCCCTGAATCTCTGCAGTAATGGCTACAAAACGCTTCTTTAATGTCTCAGCCTTTTCAAGAGAATACTTGTAGTTGCCCTGAAACTCGCAACCAGCGACCAAACAGACCGCTTTTTCGCAGATTTTTCCTAGATCTTCCGTAATTATCCGCGCCTTCGTTGCTGCAGGAACAAGGAGTGTAGCCATCTTTTTTTCTAGTGTGTACCTTACTGACTGGAACCAGTTGGGTCAATTTTAGTTTCACTTTTAGTACAGAGAATAGGATGTCCTTGATTGTGCCAATCAGACAAATCACGATTCAGATTAAAGTGTCTTAGACTCTCGAGTGGAATCCATCGTCCTTGACGGTGCTCACTTGTATTGACTCGTATCAATGGAGTCTGAATTGCATTTGCTGTCCAGTAAGGCCGCCGACCCCAGATTTGGGGAGCTTCAGAACACATTTCATAGTCGACGTGTTCAAGGTATCCTGTTTCCTCTTCAACTTCACGCACTGCCGTATGCCTCCACGTCAGATCAGATGGTTCACGGTGCCCTTTAGGGAACCCCCAGTTTCCTGAGAGTAAATTCTGGACGAGAAGTACTCGATTTTCGTGTAGGATCACAACACCTGCGCCTCTGAATAAACCATTCGTTAGTAGAGGAAGTGTGCTAACACAAACAAGAAAAAGAGACTTCAACATCTGCTAGAGTCAGATAAAAATACGTTTAGACTAGTGATAGAGTCGAATGTATTTTTTTATTTACTTTCTCAGACCAAAGCATCCTACACTAGCCGTCTGGACCTGCTCCATTGCCCAAAGAGCCATTAGTGCAGCCTTCTGTTCCGTTGGAGGAAGCTGCTTGACTAAGTAATTGCTTAGACTAAGTGTAAGATCGTGATATAACTTGGTCATCTCAGCCTTGTTCTCGGGTTTATTCTTGAGCTTATCCGTTATTAGCTTGAGAAGCTCCTTCAGATCATCAGCAAGTTCTGGGTCAGCAACCACTGCTGCAACTGCGGCGTTCGCAGTGGCAATCGCCTCCTTGACTTCAGGAGGAGCTATAGAAGCAATCGCTGCGGGTGCTTGATCAATCGCAGAGTTCACCACATTTGCAACCGAAGCAGGAACAATTGCAGCTACCGCGGCATCCACAGCAGTATCCGCAGCAGCAACGACAGTCTCAGCTGAAGGAGGCTCAGCAGGTACTACAGTAGGAACTGACGCAGAATCGGACAATGCAGAATCGGATAAGGCCGAATCAGATGACATTCTACCGTAGGAATATATTTTGTCTAAACCTTATAGTCAATATATATTTTTGCAATATCACTATATCCAGCTCTTTGCAACGCAACACGGAAATTAGGAATAGTAAAAGTATGGGTCTGTTGTAATACTTTCCAACATTGATCTGCAATTAAAAAAGAACCTGGTACTGCAGTGCTCAATTTATTATATGTATCTTCTAAAGGATGTTGTTCTTTGGAATAACGGCATTTAAGAACTGAACTCCACAATTCAATCAATTTAGGCTTGAAACTATCTTTAATAAGATAACACGATGTAGTTTGTAGATCATAGGATCTATATAAATAACTAGAATAATATTCTTGGTTTCGACTTAAATTACCTAAGCATAAAATATCGGCATCAGAGTGTATAAATTCGTTAATAAAAAAATCTAGAGTTGGTCGCTCTTCAATAAATTGAATATCATCTTCACATATAAAAGTAATATTATTGCTCATTGACTCTGTAGAAGTAAATGATAGAAGTGCTAGATGAGATTCTAAACATCCTGTTGCACCATCTTCATGTTCAATCGCTGAAAAACGGGTTGCCTGAAATCCAAGACGCTCAAATTCTTTTTCTATGAGTTCTTTACGATCAATTCGTTTATCTAAATTGATATAATAGGGCCCGTAAATCATTGCATCCTATATAGTTTAGCCCATTTAGATGCTTCTTGCATAGCGAAGTTCACCAACCGCTCTCCAGAGTTGGCACGCCTTGATTACTTTTGCATTGTAGGACTTATCTGTATACAATGAGCTAGTATTACACTCCTGCATCATACTCGTATAGCAATTTGCAGTAGACTCAAAGATAAACTTAATCTCTTCAGGGCTAAAATGGCGGAGACGATTCAGAGAAATTCGGTAGAGATAGTTCTTGAAGTGCTCGTCATCGTCATCGTGGCTGTGGCCACCTCCTGCACCCCCTCCTGTAAAGAATCCAGGCTTCAGACACTCGGTTAAAGTGGGGCATTTTTCTGATCTGTGGTCGCGTTCACCGCATACTTGACATTGAGCGTACTGCATTCTACTTGTGCACTAGTACTTGAAGTAAAAGGCTTCAAATTTTGTTTTTAGCCTAGGTTAAAAATTGATACATCCTTTACCACGTGAATCGTATTCACTTTCCAGCTCAAATGGACTCAATGGTGTTAACAACGGAAGAAGAGATTCTTGCGATTCGTCGCTTTGACCGTTGGTGCCGCAACAACGGGCTCAAGGAATTCAAGCCGCACATCGGACTTCCTACTGCCGTTTGCCTCTCGTGCAATTGCCACACCTGTTTGGAGAGAGTCTATCTGATGGAAAGGGATGAAAGGCTACAGCACAATCGCCGTGTATCCTCTATGAATCCTACAATGACAAATGATGAAGTACAGAATCAAACTGAAACGAGTCTTGTACAGGCTGATCAGATGTTTCAGTTTCTAGAAGTGGTTGAGCCAATTCAGGGAGTCGAGTCCTATACGATGTGGTTTGCACTTCAGAACTTTCATCATACCCAAGCAACTACCTTTCAGAAGCGACTTGTTGTAAAGGCTCTGGCACTCATTGTAGCCAAGCAGGATGAGCTTCGTTTGAAGGCTGATGTAAAAAGAATGGCTGATGAAATCACAAATTATTCTGGAGAAATGCTTGGAAATGCGATGGGCGAGACAAGGAACGGACTTATAGAGTATCTGAATTACGCATACATTAATGCTAATAAGAAACTAAGGAACTAATGCGGTCCTTCAACTCATTAATCTCATTCAGAAACTCAATTGGAGGATTCTTAATGGAAGGATGATTCATAATTTTTTCAGCGATTTCCGATGTTAACATAGGAAGAACAATCTCCTCACCCTCTCGAGCAACCTCATTCTGAAGTGCAACAAATCGTAGAAAGGCCAGAAGAACACGAGGGTGTCGCAAAATGGCTACACGAGGAAGAATTGGCGTGTAAAAGGACCAAGTATCATTCAGCTCTAGATCACCGTCGACTTCCCGAAAGATAGGCTCGAAGCTCGGCTTATGTGTAGATTCGTACGACATACTCGAAGTTGAACGATACAGTGGAATTGGAGATCCAGGACGTTCATCCTCTTCAGGTAATTCGAATGGTGATGCTCGGTTAATCCTTTCAATCATTGAAAAGTCTGCGTTCTCCATTTTAATGCCTTTTCTACGAAAACGCAAGTATTCATTTTTTTTGGGTCTAAGCAAGTCTCTTATTTCTAAGTAGAATGTACGCCATTGCAACTCTTGCAAATGAACACGCTCTTGAAGATCTACAACTTCTATTATTTACTCTAGATCTCTGGAACAACCCAGCTCCACCCGTCTATATCTTTACTGACACGGAGACAAAACCAAAGATTGATGCGATGCCTTATAAGGGAAAAAAGACAAGTAAGATTGCACTCGATCCCTATACTGGTCTGAATCGGTCTGTAATGGAAAGGACTCCTGGAACCAAGTTTTCAACCCTCTTTGCAGATTTCTGTTCCGAGAAACCTGTATTGATGAAGTGGGTGCTTGAATCTGAGAGTGCAGTATTGTTCTGCGATGCAGATATTTGCCATCTGGGTCCTTTACCTTTGATCGATGAACGTGTCCATCTAGCGGTCAGCCCGCATCTAATTCGCAAATCTGATACAGATCGCTTCGGTCTCTATAATGCAGGATATCTGTATCTGAAGAATCAGGCCACTGCAGATCAATGGCTTCTGTTGTGCAAAACAAGTCGCTTTTTTGAACAGGGTTGTTTGGAGGATCTGGTATCGTGGTCAAATATAAAGTATGGTGTTGGCTCAGTTGAGCAGTTTCCAGAGACAGTAAATTACGGATGGTGGCGACTCTGGCAAGGTGAATGTAATCCAGAAACACTAATGAAAAAGTGGAGGATTCTGCGTAAGGAAAATGGATGCGGGCTTGTTATCGGCGACAAGCCTCTTCAGAGCATTCACACTCACTGGTCTGAGCAGCGAGATATGGCGACTGCGCAGTTTAATTTCTGGATTCTGAAGCAACTACAGGCACTCTCATCCGTAAAAAAGACAAGACACTTAACTACATTTTTGGAGACCCAGCATCCGCATCTGAAGAAAATTCAATAATTGTATTAAGATACTACATTTTTTTATATCTTTATAGTATAATGAGTACTAAATATCTTTGTTTGATTTGTTATAAACCAAATAATATATGGATTAATTTCTTATCAAAATTTACAAACTATACTCTTTGCATACTGATTGATGACAATAGTATAGATTATAAAGAACAATACTCTAAATTTAGTCAACTTACTATACTACAAATTAATAATGAAGAATCTAAGAGGAATGGGTTTATAGCTACCGATTTTAAAGAAAATGGAGAAGGTTGGTCTAAGGCATTATACTATTTTTCAAGTATTTGTAAAGATTTGAATTATGTTTGGTTTATTGAAGACGATGTATTCTTAAATGATGAATCTACACTTCTCAATATTGATTCTCAGTATACTGATATTGATTTACTAACTAGCACTGTTAGTGAAAATATAGAGGGAAAGAAAGATGATTGGCATTGGTCTTGGATTGATATCAAATTACCACCACCCTATTATAATGCAATGTGTTGTGCTTCAAGAATGTCCAGTTCTGTATTATCAAAAATTAAAGAGTATGCAAACAAACACAACACATTATATTTTCACGAAGCATTGTCTCCAACACTATGCCATTTTTATAAATATTCATATAAATGTCCCAGAGAACTAGTCAATATAATCTGGAGACGAACGTATGAAGATAAAGATATTGATGAACATAATCTATATCATCCAGTAAAAGATATCACGAAGCACATATATTATAGAGATATGCTAAAAAATAAATAATTGTTGCGTAGATTGTAAAGAGTTAGTTAATGAGAAGGGCAAATTGGGCAATGAGTCTGGATCAAATTATGAATGCAAACACCTGAACTCACTTTCGTATTCCGAAGAACCTTTTCGAGATGAGCAAGAACCTCAGGTCGATTTGCCAGACGGCGTGCTTCAATCTCAAACCACATAATCCGATTCCAGTTCTTAAGAGCATTTGATCTCAATGCAGACTCAGCTGTACTGAGACTAACTGCTGAATTGAAGATGAGTACCTTGAGGTCAGTATTAACAGCGGCGGCGGCAGGACCAGACCACGGAATACCCTCAACGAGCCAGTGTCGTACTGACTCTTGCTCCTTCTGAATTTGCTCTCGTGTCTTAGCTGCAGGAAGGCCACAACTAGCTGCAAAGTAGAGTGGCTCGTAATGAGATGTCAAGATCTCCTCAGCCCTTTCCATATCAAGAGATAAGCGCACAGTCATTTCGTATGCCTCTGGTAGAGTCCACTGCCACTCCTTGAAGACAAGGTCCTTACTGATATCCGCATTGTAATCAGTCAACGTGGAGTATACTTTCTTGAGCTGAGCAAGACATTCCTCTTGCGACTTTCCGTGGTTGGACGTTGCAAAGAACTCATAGGACGTTTTCATTTGTTCCTTTTGTCTATAGTGAAAAATAGATTGGTGTAGAGGTCAATTTTTGTTCATTTATTGCGAAGAGACAGAATTATGCCGAAGCCTTGAAGGGTGATTCATTTCAGGGGTAATCTGTCCCTCATCCTCTTCATCCGAGTCTAGCTCAGTATCAGAGTCTTCAAACAGCGGCTCAAACAGAAGGCGAAACTGGATACGCAAGAAGACATTAGGGTCAACGCGCCACTCGCAGATCAGACAGCGACCGAGATGCCAGTACGAGAGATCACACGTCGGACACGAGTTAGCGTAGTCATAGTCTTCCATGATACTTGCAAGAGAATTCGCCATTCTTACTGTATACTTGTATAATGACTAGACCTAGCTCAATTTTTGCTGATTAAGCAGACGTACCTATAAAAATTGACCATGTATAACTAGATACAAGACTACACAGAATGGCAACTGACAAAGGAAAGAAGCAAAAGGGCCAGTTCTATACTGGTAACGCTGCCTACATTCTTGATGGGCTCTATGCACCCTCTTCTGCAACCAAACGAATTGTAGAGCCGTTCGCCGGTAAAGGTGATCTTCTTGATTGGCTAGCGACGAAAGGCAATACGCTTCCCGTAGAAGCTTATGATATTGATCCAAAGAAGGAAGGCATTCTGCAGCGAGATACCTTGCTAAATCCGCCGAACTATAAGGACGCCTGGATTCTGACAAATCCTCCGTATCTAGCTCGAAATAAGTGCGACAAGAAGGAAATGTTTGATCTGTATGATACCAATGATCTGTACAAGTGCTTTCTAACCTCCTTGACGAAGCAGGAATCCGCTGCAGGTGGTATCTTGATCATTCCTTCAGGCTTCTTTCTGTCGCCGCGAGATCTAGATGTTCGTTGCCGCAATGACTTTCTGTCAAAGTATAAGCTTCTTCGAGTCCGATACTTTGAAGAGACTGTCTTTCCTGACACAACAACAACGGTGGTTGCCTTTACCTTTGAGAGATCACCGACCCCTCTCAAGGAGCAAACGGTTGAGTGGGTCTCAATGCCATCCAAAGAAGTCCGTACCTTTCGACTGGCTGCAGAAAATGACTGGATTATCGGTGGTGAGATCTACAGGTTGCCTACAGCGCCAGGAGTCAAGGTTCGGCGACACGTCGAAGGCCAGACACTGAAAGAGGGTGAGCAGAGGACAGCAATGACGCTGTGTGCTCTTGATAGTGGAACAAAAGATGGACGAATTTGCCTAGAGTATAAGGAAGGTTATGTCTATCCTGCAAAGGAGTGTAGTCGTACGTATGCAACGCTCTGCATAACAGGAAAAACTCTATTGGCCGATGATCAGAAGAAGATCTGTACTGAATTTACGAATCTCCTGGAGAAAAAAAGAAGTGAGACGTGGAGTCTGTTTCTTCCTCAGTATCGTGAGTCGAAGGAGTATGCTCGGAAGCGAATTCCGTTTGAGCTTGCGTATCTAATTGTTCTTCACCTGATTAAGATACATTTGCCTTGATCCAGGCAAAGTATCCCTTCAGATCTCCGACATAGACGTACTTTTTCACTGCAGCGTACTCGGGCAGCGAGAGGAGGTAGGCAAACATCTTCATCTTTGCTGCCGCCTCGTCTCCATCGAAGATGTTCGCAAAGAGATACTTGGTCTCACTTGTCTTTACTAGATAGTCGAGCTGAGCATTGACGAAGGGATAGCACTCGTCTCGCAGAGTCCTTGTCTGAGAGCCCCCTGTACCAACGACCGACTTCAGATTGACCCAGACAGTCGTAGAACCGAAGGTCTGCTTACCATCAAAATTCTCCGTGTAGTCAAAACCATCGGCATTCCTCATTGGCTGAGCAGACTCGACCATAATGTTCCTGCGCCAGTTGATGCGCATATGCGTGGTGTCGCAGGCCACGCCAGTTCCTGCAGTAATCTGCAGTCTCTGGTACTCCTCGGGCTTCTTGGAGCCACTTCCGCCAGCTACCTGACCATAGAGCTCTTGGCGCTTCTCCTTGGTGTACTCGCAGCCAGGAAGAACCGTTGAAGGACAGATAATTTCGAAGTGTGCCATCTTGTTCTTGTTTTGTGTGTACTTGAAAAAAGGTAAGTAAGTTATATCAATTTTTTTTAAAGTTCCCTTTCTCTTTTATGAGTAGCGACTCGTCAGAGCCTCGCGGAGAGCTAGATTACTAACATCTTGCGTTATGAATCGAGTTTCATCTGTAGAAGCCCAGACACTATGCGCATCCTTCCAGGATCGGCGAGTCCACTTTGCTTCGTCTGTGTTAAGAAAGAACCGATCAATTACACGACCCTTTCCAATGTACAGAATATGCTTCGGAAAGAGTGTGATAGGCGGTGTTAACTCAGACAGAACCTGTTCTAGAGTACGCACTCGGATGTCAGTATCAAAGTAGAAGCCGGGCTCTGCATTGAACCAATAAGACTCCTTTGCAATCTTGGAGAAGGCAAAGCTCGGAATCTCAGATTGATCGCAGAAGAAGGAAGTGTAGTCCATATTCAGGTACTTGGCCGATTCCTCACCTGTCGGATCATATTCGTCGCGGCAATTCGGACAATCGCACGAGACCCAGAACATACTACTCCAGCCACTACCCGTTCCGTGTGGAATGTAGCCGAGCTCCTGACGAAGAGCCGTACGCTCAGCGATTACTTCAGCAGCAGTGATCAAACGAGGCATTCTTGATGACTCACTTGACATTGTAGAGGTGCTTTGTATGCGATACTCGATTAATTTCAATTTTTTGCTTTATTAACCGCAGATTCCACCATTGCACTCTCCTGACATACATTGGTCTGGAGTCTTGCACATTGCACCTTGCGGTGCACCACCCATTTGTCCACCACTCGCTTTCTCACCCTCCATATCATCATATCCATCCATCTGACTGGATAACGTCGAGACTGCCTTGTGTGAAAAATGGTAGATGAGGGCAAAGACAAGGCCGTGAACGACCGCCATCGTCAGTAGGGTTCCCTTAGGAGGAAGCGACAGAACCACGCCAGGGGTCAGCAAAACAAAAAGAATTACGGTAAATGCAATCATCAGCAGCTTCATTTTTGTGTTTCTAATTAGGATCTTGTTTTTTTGGTTTACTCGTCCTCACAGCCGTAGCGCTGTTGCCAGCAAGCAGAGCAATACCCTGCTGCACCAGGCCTACAGGAGCCGCCGCAACCTGGGCAGTCAAGCTCCTCAACAGGCGGAAGTGCTCCTTTTGCCGCACACGGTGGGCAGCAGGTGCGATCGTCGGAGGAGCAAATGAGGTCAAAGAAGTAGCTGCAGTGCTGGCACCTACCAGACCGCTCACGCCAGTCCTCAGGAGGAGGAGGGCCATAGAACTCCTCTTCGCAGGTGGCGCACAGTGGCTCATTACCGCGATAGGCGGGGAAGTGGCCGTCCTGAGGAATGTAGCCGCAGTCAGCGCAGGACTTGACTTGCTTCTTCGGCCTGTAGGATGGGCAGAGAGGATCATCGTGATCGTCGCAGACGCGGTAGCCGAGATCGTAGTCGAACTCGCCGCTGCACGTGTGCTCGTTCGCTACAGCGTAGCCTTCCGCGCATGACTCGCCGCAGAAGGCGTGCATCGAAGAGTAGAGCGCATCACTGTCAATGCCGCAGTTGATGCGCTCGTGGCAGTGGTCGCAGCGCGTGGGGTTGTGCAGCTCGCGGAGATATTCGATCTCCGCTTCAAAGCAGCCATCGCAGCGACCACCGAAGACGTGCGCATTCTCTGAGCAGGTGTCCTCGATGCAGAAGAAGGTGTGCTTAGTAGCGGAAGCCATCTTGTTTTGGTTCTTCAAAAGATTATCTATCTTGGGAAGGTACTTATGAGATCATTGTTGAGTTGGTTCAATTTTATTTACAGAACTGGGCGTCTCAAATTTTGAGATCCACAAAAAAATGTCTTTTGTTTTGTCTTTTATTTTTTGTGAATCCCTTTTTGTCTTTTTTTCTTTCATCTACGCAAAGCCGAACGGAACCTCAGCCTCCTCAGCCTCGTCCTCAGGATTGTTGATCTGAGGGGCGCGGATATTGTGGCCGCCGCACGTGCCGCAGAACCCGTCCGTCAGGTGGGAGCAGACGCACGTGCACGGAGGCTTTGCCGGCTCCACGCCGTTCGCGTAGAAGCGCGCGATGACCTGGTAGACGCGTACCACATGCGGAACGGCTGGGCGGCCATGCACGTTAGCGGGCCGCACGTGGCACTTGAAGAAGCCTGGCGCGAGGCAGTTCGCTACTCGCTGGAGAACGTCCGTCTTCTCAAGAACCTCACCCACTGTAATGCCGTCTCCGTCAGCCTCCTCCCACTCTGCTGCTGAGTAGGTGCAGAGGACGACTGTGTGGCCGGAGTCGCTGTGAGACATTGCGATTGCGGCCTCAAGAGCTGGAAGAAAGCGGTCCTTTGCATCTCTTAGGATGTCCCGCCTGACCGACCAGCGGCGGCGATCAAGGAGCTTCTGGTGGAGAACGATGCCACGCTGGACGACCAGGGCGCGGAGGGCGGAAACGTTGTCGGCGAACATCTTATGCGATCAAGAGAGGATTGCGGGAAGGTGGTACAGATATGTGTTGCTAAAACAATTCAATTTTTTTATAAAAAAACAGATTTGTTTTGGTATCAAGAGTAAAGATCATCCTCAACGGAATCTGCCGCTACGACGCGGACCGGGCTGCTCATACTCAGGCTCAGGATCAGGAACTGTTCCTGATCCGTAACACGTGCCGCATGTCACAAAATTCCTGAGCACCCGAGCACCTCTGCAAACTAGGCAATTTTGCCACTGGTCTACATAATTTCCACGGTAATCCATTACCTCTTCCATATGTCCTCCCGTACCGTCGCAGCCAGAACATGTTATAGTTTCCCAATACCCTCCGCTGCCTCCACATGTTGGGCATACCGCCCCTCCACGATGAACGCGGCGTTTTCTGGCCGTCTTATTAGATCTTTTTTGCGACTTTCTGCTCTTTCTACGGATTACCATTTATATAATATACTTCGTTTTATTTTTTGAGACAGTAGAAGATAAAGGTTTTCTCATAAGGCGTTGGATCCTCCGCATCAGGCTTCGCCTTCTTCTTGCTGCACTTCTCGATCTTACAGATGAGATCGACCTGCTTCAGACGCCACTCCTTGATGATTCGGGTTAGCTTGTGGCTGATCCGAAAGCGGCTTCTGAGTGCCTTCTTTCGTTCAAAGTAGACTTTAGAATCGCAGACTAGAGCGGCATCATCGACTTCCACGGTAGGACGGGGAGTTTGCTTGTCTGCAAGACAGGTCATCTTTGCAGGGGTACCGATACCAGTGAAAATGAGAGGGTCAATTTTATTACAGTAAAAAATCTCTTTTGTTTTTGTTTTTGTCTTTTTTATTTTTGTCTTTTTTGTTTTTATTTTGTGTTTAGAAGATCTCGGGCTCCTCCACATCCAGATCGATTGAGCCATCCTCCTGCAGAGCGCCGGCCCAGTCGCCGCGGAGACCCTTCTTGGACTCCCAGAGGTCGCCTGTGGCCCACGTGGTCTTGCCGTCGTCGCTGAGGTAGCCAGGGCGCAGATAGGACTTACCACCGAGCTTGAAGGGAAGCAGATCAGGCGACTCCTCCTCCTCCTCTGAGATACCCTGAGACGCTACAGATGCAGGCGAAGCAGGAACAGCGGGGGCAGCAGCCATCTTGGCTGTAAGCTCTGCAGAGGCAGCCTCTGCAGCCTTCTTGGCCTTTGTGGCTGCACGCTTCAGAGCGGCTGCAGCCTTAGTCTCCTCAGACTGCGGCTTACGAACCTTGCCCTCCTGAGGGACCTTACCCTCCTGAGGGGCCTTTGTCGCAGGCTCTGAGGCAGCAGCAGGCGAGTCCGCAGAGGCAACAGAAGCGGCTGCAGAGACAGGAGCTGAGTGCTCCTCCTTCCACTTGGCCTCGAAGGCAGCATACTCGTCCTCGTGGTCCTTACGCCACTGAGTGCAGAAGAGAGGCGCGATACCTTGCTTGGTGGCCGAAGAGGCCTTGAAGGACTCGTACTCCGCAGCGTGAGCCTTGGGGCAGTGAGCCGTCCAGCCAGCCCAGGCTCCTGCCTTACGCGGTGCCGAGGGCTTGTCCTTCTTGTCCTTCTTCATCCGCTTCTGCACCTCAGCAACTGCGGCCGAAGGAGCTGCATTTGCTGAGATGCCGCGGCTAGCAAGCTCCTTGGACAGGAGCTGCTGGATAGCGAGAAGCTGGTCGACAGAGATCGAAGACATTTTTCGAGAGAACAAAGTACAGAGTGTATTTGGTTCTGGGGGTACTTACTAGCTGGGCGTCCATCGGATTCAATTTTTTTCAGACGTTGAATGGCCTCCTTCAGGACCTCCTTCTCCTTTGCAAGACCAGTAAAAAAATTTTTTATTTTGTTTTCTGGTTTTTTCTGTTTTTTCTTTTGTTTTGTATTTGTTGTGCTAGCGCTTAGAAGCGCCAGGAGCCACCGCCACCACCTCCTGCTGCCACGTTGCTGCGATCCTGACCAGAGGACGGGCGACCCTGGCCAGAGGACGGACGGCCCTGACCAGAGGACGGGCGGCTCTGGTGGCCCTGCTGGCGCCCGCCCCTCTGCGGCTGGCGCTGCCCCTCGGCCTCCTGCTGGATCTCCTTGCGGCGCGCCTCAGACGGCTGAGGGACCGGCTGGCCCTTGAGGTAGAAGGCCTGCGCGTCGCGGTCGTAGCAGAGGCGATTAGCCATAGCATCTGCCCACTGAGGCTGATCTGGGTGGACGTAGATGCACGGCTCACCCTTCTCGTGCATCCAGCAGCCGCGCGCCTCCTTACCCTCCAGAAAGAGAGTTTCGTAGCGGCAGCACCGAGGCACGCGGAACTTCATCTCGCCACTCTTGTCCGTCCAGCGCTCCGTCTTCTTGGCGACAGAGTAGTCGATGACGCCCTCGACCATCTTATGGTCCTGAGCGATGCGAGCAGCGGCACGAGCGGCCTTCTGCTCAGGCGTCTCCTTGGCGATCTCGGCATCCTCCCAGGCGAGGAGGATATCACCCCAGAGCGAGCCGTTCTGAGCCGCCAGGTGCAGCTCGAGCGTCTGTCCGTAGAGCATCGGGTGCTCCGAACAGTTGCCACTGCACTGGTGCGCGCTGTGCGAGTCGCCAGACTCAGGAACAACCCAGTTGCCGCAGGAGCATTCCCAGACGAGCCGGTCTCCGCGATAGTCCACAGCGTGTGCTGGGTCCGTTCCGCAGTGGCAGGAGGCGGGGCCGTGGTCAAGGTCAAAGTCAGACGAGCGCTTCCAGAGGAAGTAGTTCGAAGTGCAAGACATCTTGTGTTCGCTTTTGCGAGGTTCCAGAGGTTCAATAGACGAGAAGTCTATTGTTGTCTGGGTACCAGTAAGATGATAATGGAGGCATTCAATTTTTGTTGAGATAAACTTGGTCCTGCGCTCCTCATCAGAAAAAATAAGAAGGATTTTTTTTGTCTTTTAGTATGGTTTGCTTTACTTCATCTTGTAGTATCGTTTGCTTTACTTCGTCTTGTAGTGCTGAGACCAAGCCTCTGCGGCCTCCTGAATGGTCTGAAGACGATCTAGCTCCTCATCCAGAGTGGCCATCTCATCGTGAGTGCAAGAAGCATACTCCATCTCATACCAGGCAATCTTAGCCTCCAGGAAGGCTGCTGCCCTAGCAAGGAGGACGGCGCGATTGGAATAGTCCAAGACAATCTCCTTCGTATTCATCTGACGCCGCAGCTCGCGCAGGAGGAATCTGTCGTCCTGCTTGGTCCAGCGGTCGAACTGCATTATCTTGAGCTCGTGGAAGAGTACGGGCCAAAGGGTCCGTATGCTGCAAAGAGTCTTCATCTGGGGCAGTACCTGAGAAGGAGTTGCAGAAGAGGCCATCTTGTCGTAGTGAAAGAAGGTGGGGGTGCTCATCTTACTGGAATTACTTAAGTCAATTTTAGCAACGGAAAATCCGAAGGAGGCTGTAAATGATAGTTACAAAAAAAGAGGTTTTTTCTTTTTTTTGTGGTTTTGTCTTTTTTTTCTTTTGTTTTTATTTTTGTCTTTACTCGGCACGCACGTCCTCAGCGTGCTGCTGAAGTAGGGCAGCAGCCTCGGCCGCCTTCTTTGCGGCCATCGTGGCGGCGCGCTTGGCGGCCATCGCGGCCTTCTCCTCAGCCGTCATCGGCTTGCGGGGCTTGCGCGCCTTCTTGGCCTCGGCAGCTGCAGGCGCGGCTGGCTGAACCTCCTCCTCATCGAAGGGGTTGGCTGCAGGAGGAGAGGCGGGCGCGGGCGCGGGCTCTGCAGGAGCATCCTTCGGGGAAGGATGAGCCTCCTTGAAGGACAGCTCGAAGGCGGCGTACTCGTCTGAGTGCTGAGCGCGGTACTCCTTGGCGAAGAGGAGGGCAACGCCCTGCTTCTTCTCCGAGGAGGCCTTGTACAGCTCGTAGGCCTCAGAGCGGGCCTTGACGATGTGGCTGAGCCAGGCGGCAGCGACACCAGGAGCGCGAGGAGCCTTGTCAGCCTTGGGCTCCTTAGGCTCCTTTGGCTTGGCAGCCTTGACGGCCTTGGGCTCCTTAGGCTCCTTGGGTGCCGCAGGAGCCTTGGGCTCCTTGGCAGCGACAACCAGAGCCGCGGCAGAACGGCTGGCAATGGCGGCGGCGAGGACGCTCTGGAGAAGCAGGAGGTTCTCCATCGGCAGGTCAGCAAAGTTGAACGACGAGGCCATCTTTACTTTAGAGAAAGTTGAGAGAGCTGAGATCGTTAGATCGCTTGGGTCCAGAGGTTCAATAGACGATGAGTCTATTGTTGTCTGGGTACTAGTTAATCAGGGCCCAATCCAATTCAATTTTTTTCAGACGTTGAGTTGGTCTTGAGATGGGGTATCTGTAGATTCTTCCTCGACAGAAAAAAGACAAGAGAAAATTTTTGTCTTTTTTTGGTTTGCGGAGGCGCGAAGTTTGTAGGTTATTTAGTAGCCGCGGCTGAGCTGGAGGTCCATCTTGTTGAGATCGTCCTGGTCGTAGTCCTCCCAGGGGATGCGCTCCTCTTCGTCCTCGTCCTCATCATCAGGAGAGTAGTCCTCCGTGGCGGCGCGGTAGTCCTCCTCGTCCCAGGAGACAACAGGGACCTCCTCAGAGCCAGACCAGATCTGATAGTCGTTCAGAGTCTGGCGGCGGTGGATCTGCGGCCTTGCGGGCACGATGGAGCCGTCGGCGAGCTCCTTAACGCAGAGCCACTCGGAGCGGAAGCCAGCTTCGTCGTTGCGGACCTTGCAGTTGGCCTCCTCAACGTAGTCCTGGACGTCGGCCCAGGAGAAGCGGAGCGCCCAGTAGAGCCCGTCGAGTCCGAGGAGGCTCGCGTAGGGCGAATCCGGGTTCTCGAGGTGGCTCTGGAGGCTCTTGCGGTCCTCGCAGAGGCGCTCGCGGAGCTGGCAGAGCTCGTAGGGCTCGGAGGGATCCGTCTCGATATCGAGGGCAGTCGTGCAGATCAGCGTCTCGGCGAGTGCGAGGAGGCTAGAGCTGTGCGGCATTTTGTCCTGAACAAGAGATATGATCAATTGTTCGAGGGTACTAATCGGAAGGTGGCCATCCGATTCAATTTTTTTCAGACATTGAATAGGCTCTACAGAGGGCCAAATAGGCTCTAAGGAGGTCTACAGAGGATCTACAGAGGCTCTAAGGAGGTCTACAGAGGATCAAAGAGGATCAAAGAGGCCTATCCTCTGTATTCAATATGATCAGAAAAATCGAATACGGAGGATAAATGTGGCCAGAGAAATGGAATACGGAGGATCAATGTGGCAAGAGAAATTGAATACGGAGGATCAATGTGGCAAGAGAAATTGAATACGGAGGATCAATGTGGCAAGAGAAATTGAATACTGAGAATCAATGTGGCAAGAGAAATTGAATGGCCACAGAGGCTCCTCTGTAGACCTCCTTAGGGCCTCTGTAGCCCTCCTTAGGGCCTCTGTGGCCCTCCTTAGGGCCTCTGTGGCTCTCTGCCTGGGCCCATTCAATGTCCGAAAAAAATTGAAACGGATGGGCCGGTGGTTGGCCAGTACCCAGACAACAATAGGCTCTCTAGTCTATTGAACCTCTGGACCCATCGCAAGATAACGCAAAAGCTCTCACGCTCTCTCGTTCTCTCTCGAAAATGGACTCCTTCTCCCCTGAAGTTCTCCTCGCTCTGCAGGCTCTCCTCTCGAAGGAGCTCGCGTCCCGCGGTGTCTCCGCAGCCTCCGCAGCCTCCGCGCCTGCCAAGGCTCCGAAGGCTCCGAAGGTCTCTAAGGAGGCCACGGGCGAAGCCAAGGCTAAGCGCGCTCCTGGCGCCTGGGCTGCCTGGACGAAGCATGCTCCTCTGGCTCACGCTAAGGAGTACGCCGAGTTCAAGGCCTCCGCTGTGGAGAAGCAGGGCATCGCGCCGCTCTTCTGCACGAAGTGGCGCGCCGAGCACCCAGAGGAGTACGCTGCCTTCGAGCTGGCCCACAAGGCCTCTGCCTCCGCTGAGCCCTCTGTGGCTTCGCCCGCCGCCTCCGCGCCTGAGCCTGCCGCCGCCTCCGCCTCCGCGCCCTCCCCTGCAAAGGAGAAGCGCAAGTGGTCAGAGGAGGCCAAGGCGGCAGCAGCGGCCAAGCGCGCCGCGAAGAAGGCAGCAAGCTCTGTGGCCTCCGTGGTTGCGGAGGTTGCTGCTGTGGCCGCCTCCGCGCCCGCGCCTCTGCCCGCGCCTGCACCGGCCCCGCCCGCGCCCTCCGCCGCCGTCAATCCCTTTGACGACGAGGAGGATGACGCCGAGGTTGAGCTCCTCCCGTTCAAGATCGGAGGCCGCACGTACCTCCGCCCTGGCTCCTCAGTCGCCGGCAGTGCCCCGATCTGGGCCACGGGCGACCTCTGGGAGTCCAACAAGGGCCTCCGTGGGGACTGGGCCGGCGCTCTGCAGGAGGATGGCTCGATCGATATGGATGCGGAGGAGCCTGCATTCGAGTAAAAAGACAAAACCAAAGAAAAAAGATAAAAACCACAAAAAAGACAAAATTTTCTCTTGTCTTTTTTCTGTTACTCCGTGCTGATCTTACAGCTCCGTAGCCTGTCTATGCCAGAAAAAATTGAATAAGATGCCGACCTACCAGTCTGTACCCCTACAGATACACAACTCTGTAAGGAACAACAAGATGGCCTCCCAGCTCTCTGAACGCCTCAGCGCTGCGCTCGCCCCAGTCTCTCTGATGCCCGTCGGTGCTCTGGTCTGCCCTCGCGGCTCCGTTCTGGACATCGTGTACAACGAGTACCGCGATTCTCTTGAACGGCTCCTAAAGCAAATCCGCTCCTACGATGAGCGTGTGCACGGAGCTCTTCAGGTCGACCCGTTCGCCGAGTACCAGGAGCGTTGGCGCGTCTACCAGACGATTGCTATTCAGTACGCCTGTGCAGCAGAGGAGTCTCCAGAGGATGCTGACTACGCTGGTGAGCTCGCCCTCCGCAACGCAGAGATCTCCAAGAAGCGTGATCTCATCGTCCTCTACGCAGCTTCTCTGGAGAAGGACAGCCGCGCCCTCGCCCATCCTGATGAGTGGTTCGACCATCTGGACTACCTCATTGCGGCTGCTCAGAAGGAGTGGGATGAGATGGTCGAGATGCGCCGTGTCTACCCTGAGGATGAGTAAGCGCCTCCGCAAACCAAACACAAAATCAGAAAAAGACAACAATACCTCTTATTTTTTACTGACTTAGCTGAAGGAGCCTAGATACTCTTAAATAAAATTGAATCGGATGCCAGGCTATTCATCTGTACCCCTACAGACATACAACTCTGTAAGGACCTAGCGACCTCAGCTCTAAAGCTTTGCTCTAGCTCTTGCTCTAAAGCCTACCGTCTCGTCTCTCAAGATGGCCTCCAACGAGGTCCTCTACGCGGACGTGAAGGCCAAGGCCCCTCTGGACTATAAGACACGGAAGGCCCTCCTCTCGCACTGGAGCCCACGCATCGCCAAGGCTATCTGCCGCAGCGTGTACCCGGACTTCCGCGGCACCTATGAGCAGCACCTCTGGCTCCTGACGCTCAAGGCTGCGGAGTCAGCGACGGAGCCCAAGCCCACGGGCTGGACCACCTACGCGTGGGAGGCAAAGGAGAAGGGCGTCAAGTTCCTCTGGCCGTATAAGCGCATTGAGGACACACGCCTCTGCAGTCCCTCTAGCTACCTGCACTACATCGTGCGGTATGAGAGGTCTCGGGTCAATGCGCTCCTCGCCGGTGCTTACCGCTGCTCCGCGCGCCTCAACGCCAAGTACCTCACTAAGGCTCTGCGTCTCCACGAGGTCTACGCGGCGCTTCCTGAGATTCGTTCGCGCTACTTTGACGAGGACGAGGACGAGGAAAAGCCCTCCGCAGCAGACATCAAGCTGCGCCGTATGAGGCGGAAGGCTCTCAAGGCTGTCGTTAAGGCACAGATGATGCTCACACCTGACAACCAGGATGAGTTCAAGATCATCGCCTATGGCTGGACGCACCTCAGGAAGTAGAAGCTGAGAGAAAAAGACAAAAAAACAAAAAGATCCGTATTCAAAAAGAAAAGACAAAATTTTCTCTTTTTTATGCTAAATAAAATTGAAGCAACCCCTATCTCAAGAGTAAGTACCCTGACCTAGCAACTGCTCTTTCAGGAACCCCTACAAGATGTCGTTCTCTCTCGACCTCAGCTTCCTCCAGAAGCAGATGGCCAAGAAGCGTATTGCAGTGCTCAAGAGCCTCGGACTCATCCGCATCTCAACACCCGTTCCCGTAATGGAGCGTATCCTGCCTCCGCGCCACTACCACATCAACTGGCCGGCGACGCGTGCTCGGCACTTTGCGCGCATCGTGTCTGGAAATCCCAAGAGGCGCGGCACATACGATCAGAACATTCGCCTTCTGAACGCGACCTACACGGCTCTCATTGGAAAGCCTGATCAGATGTCCACTGCGGACGTGCGCCTCTTCATCCAGAAGGTCAACCCCCTCGCCTTTGCGCACATTGTCGGCATCAGTCCTCTTCAGACAAAGAAGATGCTCGGGCCTGTATATCTTGATCTCCTGTACAGGATCACTCATTCCAAGTGCGAGTGCTGCCGCTCTATTGCACCCTCGCTCATCTGAACCTCTCAACCCTCTCAACAAAAGACAAACCCTCTTATTTTTTACTGTAAAAAAATTGACTGCTAGACTCATTGAGTGGTTAGTACGCCAAAGAGTAAAATGGCAACCCCTATCGAGCTTCTGAAGACGATGGTTGAGCAGGGACGAGCCCAGCTGAAGCTCCAGACCGAGCAGCTTGCTGTCCTTGAGAAGCAGCTGTATGATCTGGAGTATCCTGTGGAAACTCGGCCAATTTCTGCAGCTGAGATGAAGAAGCGCGTGATCGCCATCGAGACGCGCACTGCCCACAAGCGCTCGTGGAAGAAGGCGATTGACGATGGCCTTCTGGAGAATATCCAGAGCATTATGAACAAGGATACGTATGTGTCGTATCTGGAGGTTGATGTAGAAGAGAAGGCTACTGATGAGGAGAAGCGAGCTGCGAAGGAGAAGTCCGAGAAGTACAAGGCCTACCTGGGTCCTTTCGACGGCCTCAAGTGGCAGCTCTTTATCCTGCAGATCATCAAGAATCTGCACAAGGAGGGCAGCTTCTGGACGGAGGAGGGGGACTACGGTTTCGATACATTCGAGGACACGGCCGGCGGCTGCGATGAGATCTTGTATATGGAAGGCTGTGAGATCCTGGAGAAGTCCGAGTAATCAGAAACAAAACAAAAACAAAACAAAAAACATCTCAGCAACTTACTTTTTTATTGAGTTCTCTTGGTATGAGATCTCATTGAATAAAATAAAAATTGAAGCTACATACTTGAATAAAGTAAGTACCCCCAATTCTCTTGCTAAAATGTCTCTCGCACTGAAGCAGCAGATCGCCACGCTTGAGGATCAGAAGATGACCACCGCCATCAAGAAGCAGCTCAAGTATCTAAAGGACCAGCTTGCTGTTTCTGAGGCAGCTGTAGTCGCAGCAAAGGCCGCAGCTCAGCCTCCTCAAGCTCAGCAAGAGGAAGTCGAGATCACCACGCCGAAGGATGAGCCTGGTCGCACTCTGCCCTGCAAGGACTGTAGCGGTTCATTCTTCTTCGCAGACTCCGAGGCCCGCTACTACCAGAAGTGGGAGATGACTGAGCCGCTCCGCTGCGCTGAGTGCCGCGCCGTCAAGAAGGCCAAGATGCCTCAGCCGAAGGAGTTGCAGTGCAATGACTGCGGTGATCTCTTCATTCACTCAGTCGTTGCTCAGAAGCACTATGAGATGAGCGGATTCGATGCGCCCATTCGCTGCGTGCCCTGCCGCGAGCAGAAGAAGGCCGGCAAGGCACCTCAGATCAAGTGCGGCGACTGCTCCAAGAACTTTGAGTTCTCTGCTTCGCAGAAGGCCTACTTTGAGTCTCAGGGCTGGTCTGCACCGAATCGCTGCGGTGAGTGCCGCAAGGCGAAGAAGGCGATGGGTCCTCAGCAGATCAGTTGCTGCGACTGCAAGACTGAGTTCGCCTTCTCAGTTGCCAAGCAGCTCGACTTCAAGAAGCAGGGCTGGGCTGCTCCGAAGCGGTGTACTAACTGCAGCAAGGCCAAGAAGGCGAAGCCACAGGTGCAGAAGGAGGCGAAGGAGGAGATCTCTGATGCAGCGAAGGACCAGGCGGCTGAGCTGGCGGCTCTGAATTTCTCTGAGGCTTCAAATGCAGCCAAGAAGGCCTCCAACATCGGCAATGTCGCTGACCTTCTCGATGCAGCTCTGGCCTCTGTCGGCCTGCCCACTGGGGTAGTTATTCGCCCTGGTGCCTCCGTCTAACCATCTCATCAAAAAACCAAAACCAAAACAAAAAAGACAAAACCTATTTATTTTATCTTTTTTGTTATGCTGTAAAAAATTGAGGTGTGGCATCTAGTAATAAGATGTACCAACTGCCAGAATGTCTTCTAATCTATCGGCGCTCGATCCAAAGCTCAAGGCTAAGATGGAGGCTCTGCTAGATCCAAAGATCAAGCCGTCTGAGGATGGAACGTGTGTCGTCTCAGTTAAGGCGATGCAGTACCTCCTTGATGAACTTCACACGCTTTCAGATCGGCTAAGGAATATTAAGGACCCATCCAAGAAGATGCTCTTTGAAATGGTCTATGGATCCGACAAGAAGCCTGCCAGCAGCGATGTCGCAATGATCGCAAAGGAAGTCCCTAAGATTTCCAATACACTATCTGATCTTCTGATCACGCTTCAGATGTCACTTCCAATGGTTGGCTACGAGGAGCAAGACCATCTGAAGACGAGGATTCCTCCCTATGAAGTAATCTTGTCCGATAGATCTCTTTGGGATCTGCCAATTGCATCCTCTGTTGCTAAAGATCCAGCCTGGAATCCGTGTTGTGCAGTTGAGGAACCAGTACAAGAACAAGCAGAAGTAGCAGCACCAGCTCCTACTCAGACCAATGATGAAGAGGATCTGTATGCGTAAAATAAAATTGAAATAGGTTAAAATACTAAAGATAGTACCCCCTTTCAAAGCAACTAAAAAGCAAAGATGGACTGCCCTATCTGCTTTGACACAATCAACGCGAGCACTGGCTCTACCACAACTTCCTGCGGCCACACGTTTCACTTTAACTGTCTGGCCAACTGGTGCATCAAGAAGATCCGAGCGGAAGATCATCAGAACTGCCCTATGTGCCGGCACGAGATGGTGAAGTCTGAGCGTATACCTGAACCTGCTGAGGACGATAACGAAAGCGAGTACAGTGAGGATACTGAGGATAGCGAGGAGAGTGAGGAAAATTCTGTTATGGACCGAGAATTCCTCCAGTTTGAGATTGATAACGAGGAAGCTGCTCAGCGCGCCGCTGCCGGCATTCCTGAGTTCGACGAAGCTGCTCACGCACTCTGGGTGATGCGGACAACCTTTGAGCGTCTGGATGATGGTGTATCCATTGACTCTGGTGAGGCTCCTGCTAATAACCAGAAGGATCCTATTAACCGAGAGTGGATCAACTTGGGTCTGGGCATTGGAGGACTTGTCCTTGCTGCTTCTGAATTCCACCAGGCACAGCGTCAGCGCTCCAACAGTATGTAAAAAGAAAACAAAAATAAAAACTAAAAACAAAAAAGAAAAAACTTACTTTTTTACGTAAAATAGATCATACAGAAAATCATATTGTTCTTGATCAAGGTTAATCTCAAGTTCACAAGGCCGACCTGATCCGAAATTGAATAAATGATCTCCTATCGTTATCCATTTTCTTGCATACATTGTTTTGTTTAACTTCAATTCAAGTTGAATGGATTCTTGCTTATTCAATTGAAAGATTCTAGATCCATCTGTAAGTGTAAGTAGCGACATCTACAGTATAAGATAGTATAGCACTTTAGGCAAATTTTTTTTGCGAACCAAATTTGAATGGCCTAGCGCTGGATAAGGCTGTACCCCCAAAATGCCTCGTACCTCTAACTCGTACAAGAAGATCTCAGCGCAGAAGCGAAACGAAACGGCTCTACAGGCCGCGTTCAACGTCAAGGTACCCATCCTCTTTGCACGAGTGGATGCCTGTCTTGGTAACGCCCAGTTTCGTCTTATTATTGCCAATGGCTCGACCGTGAACGGAACACCACTCGGCCTCTTCACAAGAGCAACAATGCCCATCACTCCAGGACAGATTGTCATCCTGGAGGATGCACCAAAGGACAAGATTCATCTAATTGTCGGCCGCATTGACGATCGCAAGACTGCCCAGAAGTTAGTGGATCTCGGTCGTCTACCTGCGAGCTTGCTAGGAGCCGAGAAGGATCAGGAAGATGCCTTTGAGTTTGATGCCGAGGTGAATCCAGATGAAGAGGTTGACATTAACGCAATCTAAGAACAAGTAATCCGAAAAAGTAAAAAATAAAAAAAGATACTTTTTCAATTGAAAAAAATTGAAATTCAATAGGGTGTGTATAGTAAGTACCCCTTGAAAGAGATACCAATCAATTTCCAAGTAAAAAATGTCCTTCGACGCACTCAGCCAGATCGAGAAGCACGAGGCCGCCGAGCTCCTGTACCTGAAGAAGGCCAAGGAGCAGCGGAAGGCCGCCAATGTGTTGCGCAAGACGCTGAACATCAAGCAGGAGGCAGAAGTGGTGTTTATCGAGGAGTCTGCAGTTCCTGAAGTTGCCGTTGCTCAGCCTCTTGCAGCTGCAGAATCGCCCTTGCCTTCACCAGGAGAGATGCCGCGCGATTTCAAGGAGCTCCCAATGCAGGCACCTGGCGCTCCCGTCAAGAAGGCCCGCAAGCCGTTGTCTGCCGAGCACATGGCCAAGTTCCAGGCTGGCAGGAAGGCTTGGCTGAAGAAGAAGCACGCGGCTGCCACAGCGGCAAAGGAGGAGCCTCTTATCGCCAAGGAGCTTGACTTCTCTGAAGTTGCTGCTGCCATTGGCGTGCCTGCGGCTGAGAAGCTCTGGGCTAGCGCCTCGCCTACTGCTTCTGAGGAGCTTCCTGTTGCTCCTGCTCCTGCTGCGGTTGCAACTGCTGCCGTTGCAAAGAAGGAGCGAAAGCCGCTGAGTGAAGAGCGTCTGGCGTACCTCAAGAGTGCCGAGCACCTTGCCAAGATGAAGGCCGGCAGGGAGAAGAAGCGCGCTGCCGCTGCTGCGTCTACTCCTGCTGTTGCGCCAGCTCCTGAGAACGAGATGGTCGTCGGCGAGTCTCCTCCTGCCCCAACCGGTAAGACCTACAAGCTTAAGGGAAGCAGTGAGGAGCGCATTGCTATCATCGCCAATCTTCCCCTCGGCCGCGCCTGCGGAAAGGGAGACGCGGTGATCAACTGGCGAAAGGGAACGAAGCACTACCCTCTCTCCAAGTGGCCTGCTGCAATCCTGGAGCAGCTTGCTCTCGGCGTCTGTACCAAGGAGGCCATCTGCACAGCGACACTCTTGTCGTTCAAGAACTTTGATGACTACGTGCGCGAGCTCAAGCACCAGAATCTGATGGAATAAATCCCAAAAAAAGAACAAAAAGAAAAAACAAAAGACAAAACCAACAAAAAGAAACCCCATTTTTTACTGTAAAATTTGACGAATGCAATTAACTCATTGAATTACACAATGGAGTGCATCGAATTCAGTTCAAAGACACCGACACATCAGGAGCTCAGCAACTTTTGGCCCGCGCCATTTGATCTCGACGGTAAGACCTGGCCCACTGTAGAACACTATTTCCAAGCCCAGAAGTTTCCAGGTGATCCTGCACTACAAGAAAAGATTCGCACTGCAAAGACACCTCTATCTGCCAAGCGCCTCGGTAAAACAAAGTCAGATCACTTTCTGGCCAATTGGAATGATATCCGAGATGCTATTATGCTAAAGGCTCTGACTGCAAAGTTTGCTCAGAATCCATCGGTTGCAACTATCCTAAAATCAACCGGTACTGCTCAGCTCAGAGAGAAGTCTCTATCAGATTCATACTGGGGCACGGGTCGCACAGGATGCGGTCGAAATCGTATGGGTTCTCTGCTTCACGAGGTCCGCAAGGGACTATAAATATCCCGCAAGGGACTGTAAATACTTTGCAAAATTTGAGTGGCCGCTTTACTTTATTTTTAGTACACACAAAGATGTCGCCTTTTGATATTCTTGACTACCAGACGCCTGAGCCTTTCTGGCACCTTCAGCTCTCTAAATTCAGCGCCGAGCAGATTCAGATCGGATTGGCTTTCATTGCATCATTCTTCTTCAGTCTGATGATGCTGGGATACATTTCAGTTCTCTCTCGAATCCCAAACTACAAGAAGGTAGTTGATGCAGAGACTCTAGTCCTCGAGTATCGCATTCTTTATGAGGGTGTTCTCGAGCGCATTGCTACTCTCGAGACCGAACTCAAGGCGAAGGACACACAGATCGGTTGCGAACTTATCGAGGTTCAGCGAAACGAGCACGACCACTATCTGGAGACGGAGCGTCTGGAGGCTGCAGTGGATGCAGAGTTTGATGCGAACCGAAAGGATATGGTCGAGATGGTGGACGATAAGATCGATGAGCTTCAGGCAAGTCTTGCTGATCTGGTAAACCAGAAGGTTGACAATCTACCTCTTTCACAGATGGTAGAGATGTCAGACGAGCTGACGTTCCTTCGAGAGTCAGTTATCAGTCAGAAGAGTGAGCTAGAGGAGCATAAGAAGCGAATGAGTGGCTTCTCAACTGCTCTTCCTACTCTTCTCGGCCTAGATCCTCAGATCAAGGCGCTCGAGACTCAGGTTAAGGCTCTGCCAATTGAGTCTCTTGAGCAGCGCCTGGCATCTGTAGCAAATCAACAGGCTCTCGGCGATTCCTATCTGAAGGCACTCGAGACTCAGGTTAAGGCTCTGCCAATCGAGGCTCACGCTACTCGACTAGCGTCTTTAGCGAACGTCCAGGCAATGAGCGACCAGAATATGAAGGCTCTCATCAAGGCGGTTGAGACGCGTCAGACTCTGGATCACGAGACGCTGCAGACGACTGCCTCGCAGATTAAGGACGATCTTAAGTCCCTAACGCAGTTTCTGCTCATCTTCTACCCGAAGGGTACTGGTCTTCTAACGCTTGCTCAGAAGAATGGATGGTCTATTGAGACGCCTACTTTACCTCCTCCTACTCTACCTCCACCTACTCTACCTCAACCACCTGCTCCTGCCCCTGTCAGTAGCTGACTAGCCGGTGATGAGCACGAAGATGTAAAGAAGCAGCAGCACTGCACCCTCTGTAAACAGGCAGGACATAACAAGCGAAAGTGTCCTCTGAACAAGTAAATAGAAACAAAAAAGAACCTTACTTATCTTATTTTTACTGAACTAAAATTGAATCAAAGGCCAATGAGTCTGGAAGTATAACGTTCAAGTAGTAAGAAAAATGCCTGACTACACCGAAGGTCCAAAGACTCGCCGCGAGAGCAAGAAGACTGACAAGGAGAAGAAGGGTGGAAAGGATCGCCTCGGCTCTGGTAAGGGTTCTAGAGCCATTGAGGCGAACCAGGAGCGCGCCAAGAATAATCAAAACCAGAACAACAAGAACAACAGCAAGAGCAAGTAAACACTTTTTTTTGCTGTTGTAAATATGAATCCGGTACTTACTGTCAGGCTCTTGTACGGACCCTGTAGATTGAACAGGAGCAAACTTGAATTGAAAAAAAATTGAATTGCAATTGGCCACTAGTTGTTAGTACCCCCTAACAGTTCATACATCTTTCAGCTTTACAGCCTAGAAAATGTCTCTCTCTGTTTCCTCGTTCTCGACTGAGCAGCTCCTGGTCATCCAGAGCCTTGTCTCGAATGCGCTCTCTGGCCAGCCCTCTTCTGCCGGCAAGACGCTGATCGGCAAGAATGGCAAGCCTGTCAAGCTCACCAAGAGCGGCAAGGTCTCCAAGCGCTCTGGTAAGCCAACGGTCCACGCGGACTTTACGAAGCACATCCTCGCGTCTCACAAGGACGAGGTTGCAGCGTACAAGGCGGAGCACCCTGACCAGAAGGGTGCGCACCTCTCCTTCGCGGCTAACTACCGTAAGGAGCACGCCGAGGAGTTTGCAGCCTTCTCGGCTAAGTGGTCTGAGGAGCACCCAAAGACTGATTCGGATGCCGACGTGTCTGATGCAGCGTCTGAGGCCTCTGGTGAGGCTCCTGCAGCTGATGCCAGCGAGAAGGTCAAGAAGCCCCGCAAGCCTCTGAGCCAGGAGCACAAGGATGCAATGCAGGCCGGCCGCCAGAAGAAGAAGGCGGAGAAGGAGGCCGCTGCAGCTGCTGCAGAGGAGGCTGCCAAGAGCGGTATTGCTCCTGTTGCAGCTGCTCCTGCTGCTCCTGCTGCTCCTGTTGTTGCTGCTGTTGCAGCACCCGCAAAGAAGCAGGTCAAGCAGGCCAAGAAGGCTGATGCTCCTGCTCCTGCTCCTAAGGCCCCTGAGCCTCTGCCTGAGTCTCCTAAGGAGGAGGCTGAGCCTGAGGAGGCGGATGACGAGTTCATCCCCTTCACCCTGGCAGGTAAGAAGTATGTCCGCCTCGGACAGCGCCGCACGGATGGCAACCACATCTGGGCCAGCGGCGATCTCTGGGAGAGCAAGAAGGGCCAGAAGGGCCCCTACGTCGGCGTTCTCCAGGATGATGGAAAGATCGACAACTCCGCTGAGGAGCCTGAGCTTGAGTAAATGATCTGACCACAAAAAACAACCAAAACAAAATAAAAAAACAAAAAAGACAAAAAAGACAAAAACAAAACAACTTTTTTACTGTAAATAAAAATTGAAGCTTGTTTGGCCACCTTTAGAGGTACCCCCAGTACAAAATGTCCTCTTCTACTAATGCCTGGAAGCCCGCCCAAGGTGTGCAGCTGGAGCCAATCAAGATGACGAAGACTGTTCCGTCTGCATCAAAGCTCGTTGTCTCAGATGTTAAGGTCGGATATCGCCCTCCCCAGGCGCGCCCTAAGAAGGATGAACCTCTTGACTTTGGTGAGCAGTCCTTTCCTTCGCTCGGTTCATCTCAACCCAAGCCAGCTGTAGCCGCATCAGATTTCAAGGGTAAGATTCTGAATCTGATTGCCCGCGATGAGATGGAGGAGTTTGAGCGCCTTCGTGTCCCTGAAGCAGATCCCTTCAAGATGTCAGCGAAAGAATTGGAGGCAGCAGGCTACACGTCCCTCAAGATTCCCAAGAATACTAGTGAATATGCAATATTCATCAGGAACTTTATCGACCGAGTGAAACGCTTTGAGCAGACCAACGAAGAAGTATGTACGGATATGTACTAAGCAAAAGAACAAAACAAAAAACAAAAAATGAAATTTTTCACTGCATAGCAGTAGTATCAATCAGAATGGCTTCAGTTGCATTCAATCAAGAGCTACTTACCTCGTGGGTGAACCTCTGCCAGGCCCACGGAGATGCACGACGATCTGGCACCGATCCTGCAGCTACTGAGTCTCTTCGTGTTCAAGTTGCAGTTTCTCTTGTTGCACTTCTCCAGTCATCCAGTATGCCTATGACAGAGCAAGCAAGTCTCAATCTACTGATTCACCTACTGGAAAATCGAGAGCCAACAGAGTCTTCTGATCCATCTGATCCTCAAACACCCCCTGTTAACAGTCAGATGAACTAGACCTCAATGCAAAAAATGAAAAAAGTCAAAACTTTTTTACAGGTACTCAGAAACAATGGATGCTCTTTACGCATTCATAAATCAATGCTGCAAGGAGCAACAAATTGACGAAAGCCACGATCTAAGCCACGCCAAGTCAGCCCTGCGATGGGCTCACATTCTGATGGACTCCTTTCCAGATCTGACACAGGATGAACGCCAGGTCATCTCCTACGCTATCGCGCTTCACGATATGTGCGACTCCAAGTATACTGACACAAAAGTCGCAGCCATTAAGATCAAGGACTGGCTTCTGACGCAGACCGTATCTGAGGATCTCTGTGTTGTAATTATCAAAATCATTCAGACAATGTCCTACTCCAAGCTCAAGAAGCAGATGGTCGATGGACAACCGGTGTATCCCGATCACGGACCGTGGCAGCGAGCCTACCATATTGTCCGCCACGCAGATCTGCTTGACGCCTACATTGTCAAGCGCTGCTTTCTGTACAGTAAGCATATCGATCCTGATCTGCAAGATGAGATCGTGTGGTCTGTAGTAGAACAATTGTTTGAAAATCGCGTCTTCAAGTACATTAGTGATGGCTTCATATTCTATCCAAAGGCACTTGAACTCGCCGCTGAGTTAACACAAGACGCAAAAAAGACCTTAAAGGAGAGAAAGTTTACTTACTAAATGACGTGCTTCTGTTTCTTCATCAATCACGTAAAAAAGCAGATTCGTCTTGTAGACGGGTCTGCTTATTTTGATATTGCACGCACTCTTCGCGATGCACTGAAAGACTTCTCGTGGTCGCTCGATGATCACATACAGTTCTTACATCAGAATGGAAAGGAATGGGAAACACTAGAACCTCTTGTTAAACAAGGATATGATTGCGACTTTGATCCCAAAGAACTCTTTTCACTATAAGTCTTCAATAATGTTTGGATTTAGTTGAAGAACAATAAAGACAAGTATAATAAGGCCAATATATACACTAAATTCCATTAATTTGTTCTTTCCAACAAAGTATTCAATCGTAATATAAGATAACCCCCAAATCGCTATCCACCAGACCTGAACAATAAGCAATGTAAACAATTTGGGCGAATCCAAAAGACTCATCTTCTTATAGACTGTAAAAAATATTAGATCTAATGTGTAAGAAGTGTGCAACCGGGACTAATAAGCCGTGTATCGGCGAGCAAAGAGGCGCAAATCCATATTACCCCTTAATGTATGAAGCTTTTCAACAGGAACCCACTCGACCTCTTCAACTTCCTTTGTATCCTCAGGATTCAGAGTAGGTTTATCATCCACCTTGAAGACAAAGTATGTTCCAGTAGGAAAGCGGACTTGATCGTCCCATCTGGGATCATTAAACTCAATTCCCGTTTCCTCTCGAAGCTCTCGCAAACAAGCGTCTAGAGGACTCTCGTTTCCGTAGCCGTGTCCCTTTGGAAAGGACCACTTTCCTGACTGTCGTCCCTTTACTACCGCAACTTCTCCATTTTGTGTTAAAACAATTGCACCATATACGTGCGTATCAATACAATGTGTTCTGGGAACATAACTCCTAAATGCTCTGGGAAACGTCATCTTGTGTATTTCCAAACAGGTGTACTGAATCAAGGCTTAACGGGGCATTCATTTTTATTTGCATGATGACCCTTCTCCAAAGGGAGAGTTTACAAAAAGAGAGCTTGCAACTAGAAAATAAAGCTTGGATTGCTCCACGACTTAGCGATGGTCTCGGAAATCGACTCTTTCAACTTGCAGCTGCAAAGAAGGCCGCTGAACAATGGAACTCACCCTTGGTCTTTGCGATGAATTATGTACTTCCTAGCGAGCACGGAGACTTTAATTCGATCTTCAAACTTTTCCCTATGATTCCTAAGCTTTACAAGGCAGAACCACAACTCTGTATAGAACACAAGGGACAATCCGCATTTGACTATGTTCCGTTGCCTCTAGCAGCCCCCTGCGACCAAGTTCTTCTGAAAGGGTCGTGGATTGCTGCAGAGTATCTGCCTGAAACGATGGAGCCAAATTGGAAATTTGCGGTTCCAGGATCTGAAGAGTTGCTGGAACGCTGGAATCTTAGCAGCAAGGAGCAGCAAGAAAAGACGGTCTTTCTTCACGTCCGCCTAGGGGATTATTGCGTTTTACCGCATCACCAAGTGCCGCTCCTTGGCTATTATGCAAAAGCAATGGCTTCATTTCCAGAAGATACGCGCTTTTTGATCTTTAGTGACGAGCCTGAGAAGGCGCGATTTCTACCGGTATTTTACAACCAAGCGTGCGTCTTTGTATCTGAACCTGATGAACTGAAATCTCTTTACTTGATGACGATGTGCTCTGGCGGTATCACGGCCAACAGTACATTTTCATATTGGGGCGCTTATTTTGGTAGAGAGCGTCTTGGTGAAACGTATAAATGTTATATGCCAAGTCGATGGATGGCTACCGATGAAAAGACAGAGGATCTGTACCCGTCTTGGGCTACTCGTATTGATACGTAGGCTTGTTCTTAGTTTAAACTGAAATAAAATTGAAAAATAAAGTATAGTAAGTAATACTACATTCTAAAAATGGCAACCCAAAAGAGGATCTTTAGGATAAGCAATGACCAGCTACGGACACTGGCGGAAACGTATAAGATAACAGATATGGAAACTGGTAATTCAACATCTACGTTTATATTGCAATATTGGAAGAAAACGTTTAAAACAGGTACATTCGAGATTACAAGAACTGGACTCTTGCGAGAGGCTACGTGGGCTAGAAAGAATGATTTTCCTGAATGGTGTGAGTTAGTTTCTAGCTGGGCAGACCAAGCAGTTTAGTACCATCCGACCTTGTAATATTGCTTGCAGGTGGATAAAGCGGGTTTTAGTCCTGCATTTGCAACGTAGTTTAAGCTGGTTCCTGTTCCTGATCCAGCAGCGGATCCAGCTGTGCTGCTGCCGCTGCTTGCGCTGCTGCCGCTAGTGCTTCCGCTACTGCTACCGCTACTGCTACCGCTACTGCTACCGCTACCGCTTGTGCTACCGCTACCGCTTGTGCTACCGCTACCGCTTGTGCTACCGCTACCGCTTGTGCTACCGCTACCGCTTCCGCTACCTGTATTAGGACTTATACCCGTTAATCTTCTAGTAGATGTTGTTGTACTCGTTCCTCCAGCATTTGAACTAACAGTATTCGTATTACCCATTGAATTTTGCCAATCTAATTTCTGAGCATCTGTCATTTCAGAATCTAACAAAGGTGATTCAGACTCTTTGTAATTATAAGAAGAACCACGATTATCACTACTGTAAGCAGGACCCCATACTCCATCATCGTCAAATTCATAGGTTGAACACGCTGATGGAATTGTTCCGACTTTAGCATTATTCATTCGCGTATCGACAATATTCCCATTTATAAAGTCATACCGGGGACTAAATCCCTGTGTTAATTGTGTTTTCCTTTGCAAATTTGCAGCGATAACTGGAGCAGATCCGGTAGGCTTTATTAATCCAGTGGTACAGTCAACCGTATAATCCGTGCTTAAAAAATAGTCTTTCTGAAAAGACATTATTATACAGCGAACAATCCATAGCAATACAAAAATGATAAGTAAGGCCCCTAGTATCTTAATGATGCTAGATTGATCTTTAAAGTTGAGCATCCTCTTCTATAGTCTACCAAGATTTCAATCATTACGTCCAGTTGATACTATACGCGTTCTTACACGTTGTCAGAGTGGGCTTTAATGTATCCAAAAGGACCTGTGCGGCTGACGTTGATGATGGGCTTACTCCAGAAAGAGTTGCAATTGTTCCTGAAGGACTGTTTGAATTGCTCGATGTTCCTGAATATCTGGAAAGAAGTGCAGACATTTCATTTGCTAAATCTGTATTTAAATTACCAGTTCCAGAGCCAGAGCCAGAGCTAGATCCAGTGCCAGATCCAGTTCCAGAGCCAGATCCAGTTCCAGAACCAGTACCTGAACCAGATGTAGAACCCGAGCCTGTTCCAGTACCTGAACCAGTACCTGAACCAGACGTAGTGCCTGTGCACTGAGCTGCACTTGTGTACTTTGTAGTTGCGCACGTATCTGTAGAAGCTTTACACGTTCCAGATGTTCCTGAAATCCCGCAGAATGTGCATCCAGTTGCTGCAGCACACGTTGCGCACGTGGTATATTGCGAGCAGTTAGCTAATGCAGCAGCTGCTGTATCTGCCGCCCTTGCAGCGTCTATCATTACTTGACGTAAACCTGCATCTGCAAGCAGTTTAGCGGAATTTGCATCTAGAGCAGCCTTTTGAAGATCTGCATAGTTAGCATCTGTAGACTTCGCAGCTGCAAGAGCTTTATCGGCCAATAACTTATTCACATTTTTCTGTGCAGCAACAAGTTTTGCAGCAACAATGATTGCATCTGCGGCAGCTTTCTCTGAGACAGTCTTTGTGCTTATTACTAGCGCAGCTGCCGTATTGTATTTTTGTAGAGCATCTGCCGCAACGGTAGATAGACCTGAATTTGTTGGGTTCGCAATCGCTGCAGCAGAGGATGAATCAGATAAGGATTTCTTTGCAGCAGCATCTTGAACTGCAGCTGCAGCAGTGCTACTTGCAGTTGTCTTTGCAGTTTGCGCAGCAGTATTTGCTAAAGTAGCATCTGTTAACACCTTCTGCGCAGCGTCAATTGCATCCTGTACGGATTTAGCAATGGCAGCTTCATAAGCTGCAGGATCCAAGACTGCTTTGAGATTGGTTGTTGAAACATTTGTTCTTGCTGTGCAAGAAATCGGTCTTGTACGATCGGTATTTGTTGTTCCTGCTGTCCATATTCCTGATTGCATATCGATGGATGCGCATTCGCAGGTAGCAGGTACACTCGCTATTTTAGTACCACTGCGAGTAAAGTAAGCTCCTGAACCGTCTAATCTTAATTTTTCAGTTTGAACAACGGCTGCCGTTTCAAGTACAGTTAGAAGAACTCCATTTTGGATAAGGCATCCAGTTTTGCAATCGACCGAATAGGTATATCCTCCTACCGCAAAAGCGTCAATATTAAACCAGCCGATGATGCATCGTATGATCCATACTGCTACAAAAAAGGCCAAAACAGATCCTAGTATATGCAAAGGCTTCATCTGTTTTAAGAAGGAGTCCATTACTCTCTAGTCTTGCATACGGTAAAACTCTGGTACTGATTTACAGCGCAAAAATTGAAGGTTGTGATTAAAAATCGAAAATTACACCTCTAGCCGCAAGAAGCTTTACTCATTTACCATAAATGATCGTAGAAAAACCTCTTGTCAAGGTTTGGCCCTCCATTAATTATGCAGAGCATCAAACTGTAGGGATTCGTTGGATGCTGTCCCAAGAGAAAATCGGCTTCCAGGCAGGATATCAGCAGATTGTTCGAGGTGGTATTCTCGGCGACGAAATGGGTCTCGGCAAGACAATCGAGACTCTTGGTCTTCTTGTTAACAATAAGGTCAAGCGAACTCTGATTCTGATGCCGCTCGCTGTCCGGAAGCAGTGGGAGGAGGCTACGCAGCGTTGCGATCTGAATCTGATCGTTGCTGAAAAGAACGGCTGGACTCCAATCGGAAAGCAGAAGAATCGCCCTTCCGTCTTTCTCGGACATTACGATCGCCTCGTCTCAAATATGGCTCAGTTTCAGGAGTTTGACTGGGATCGTATCGTTCTGGACGAGGCTCAACGCATTCGCAACTGCAAGACGATAACAGGACTTTCCGTTCATCGTCTTACAGCAAAGTACAAGTGGTGTTTGACTGCAACTCCGATCGTCAATTCTCTTGACGACGCTGTCAGCTATTTGAAGTTCATCGGATGTCCGATTGATACTCCGGGCAGCTGGTCTCCGCACTACGAGGCCTGGGTTCGTGGTTGCTATCTGGCTCGCAAGATGCTCGAGTGTGAGCCTCCCGCTGGTCTGACTCTTCCTCCGCCTCCCGAGGTCCACAAGCTCGATCTCGAGTTCACGAATGAGAACGAGGAGAAGATTTATTCTGGAATTCTCAACAATCTGGAGCACCAGTGGCGCCGTGCAAGTCAGCAAGGAGGCCGGGCTGCAGCTCTTCAACGTCTGGCAATTCTCCTTCGTCTTCGCCAAGTCAGTGTGAATCCGCAGGTCTACATCAATGCTCGCCAGCGTGAGAACTTCGGCTACCTCGGCCCTGAGTTCATCGGGCCCAGTCGGAAGTTCGATGAGATCGCCAATCTCATCAAGGACGATTCGTATACAAATGAAGAGCACGGGTGGATCATCTTCTGCCAGTTTCGCGAGGAGATCACTCTGCTTCGCCAGTATCTCGAGGCCTTTGACTTTATCGGAAAGGCCCGGGAATATCACGGCGGAATGTCGATGGATGAGCGCAGCGCTGCTGTCGAAGAGACAAAAACTCTGTCTCAAGGCAAGCAGGATGTCTTTCTGGTGCAGCTTCATGCAGGAGGCACCGGACTTAATCTGCAGCACTATGATCGTGTAGTCTTTACGAGTCCGTGGTGGACTGCAGCGCTTCTCGATCAGGCCCTCGGTCGTGCCTTGCGCATCGGACAGAAAAATGTAGTGCACGTGTACTGGCTCCGCTTGCAGGCGGAGAGCATCTTCAATATCGACGATTTCGTTCTTGAGAAGTCTGAAACAAAGAGAGATCTAGCAAATACCTTTCATAGTTGGTCTATCCAAATCTAAAGCAACTTCAGAATGGACGCCGCTGCCCAACCCACAAGTACAAATTCTTGGAGTTCTGCTGGTTTTTATGTTGGCATCTCGGCTCTCATCGCATTGACGGTAGGACTCATCGTCTGGTCGGTGGTGAGCAAACAATATCAAGGATTTACTGGCAGTTCCGGCAACACGAAAACGGAAGGCTACCAGGGCCCTACGCAAGGCGTCTCTGATATCCCGTGCGGCCAGGAATCTTCAGAAGCCATTGCACTCGCCGAACTTTTTTCAAATAAGAAGTCCACAACGGGTGAGGGACAACGCGATCTGCTCGAATTTAAGCTCATTCTTTCCAAGCTCTGCTGCATCAAGCACGATCTAGTGTCAGTCTCCCAGCGTGTCCAAGCGACGATGTACATCCCGTACAATACGACTCACGACCGCGAGAATCCTGCAGATACTGTTGCCCGGTGCTTCACTAAGTCAATCCCGCCGCGTGATCTCGAGATCAGCTTCGAGACGTGGAAGACGCGTGGCCTAGTACTCCTGAGCCGCCTCTGCACTTCGTACAATTTCAGCAATCCCGAACAGGAAATGGCTAAGAATTCCTTTACTGCTCTCTGGATGGATGTCTATTCGATCGCTCAGGGAGCGTGCACACCTCCTCTCAAGGCGCCTGCGTATGGATCTCCTCGTGATCCTAAGCCCTTTTCACCTGAGACCATTGAGGATCTCGGGCCTTACAAGGGGTATTATTGAATAAAGATATTATTAAAGAACTCTGAAAAACAAACTACGAACCTATGCATAGATTCATAGTTAGTTTTGAAATGATAGGAAACTCAAGGCAACATAATTGCCAAGAAAATCATCAGACCCAGAATCTGAAAGATGGATTTGGCCGGCCGAGCAAACTCGAATAAGGGAACAACACTGTTATTCCAGAGAAAGAGGCCAACGAAGGACACGATGACAACCGCAAGCAAAAATGCAAGGATTACCGCCATCGCATCAGAATAGATCGCCGGTTGCTTGTACGCTTCTGTCGCTCCGGGGTTGACAAAGCCTTCAACAAGGGCTCTGCTAACAGCAGTAATCACTGAGGCACCGTTCATTCTACTGTGTAGCCTCTTCCTTTTTTTCATAGACCAGAGACTCCTTGACCTTCGTTTCGCGCTTCTCCTCCAAGAACTCCAGCAACTTCTTGGCCGCATCCACACTCTTCAAATGCTCACCCACCAACTTTTCCATATTCTTCTTGCTGATCGGGGCCTTTCTCGCAGCCTTCTTGTATAATACGCGCGCATTCGATGACTTCAGATCGAGTGCAGCGATACTGTGTTTCTTCATCGTTCCCATAATCATCTGCTCCATCACCTCGCACCGCTTGTCGTGTTCACTGATCCGTTCCATTATTACGCGCTTCTCATCCTGCAGTTTCCGCTTCTCTTCCTGAATCTTCTTCCACTCCGTAAGGAGCCTCGGCAAATTCTGAAACTCCTGTGCGTCTTCAATTCCTAGCGTAAGAGTCTCATTTGTAGGAACGGAATTGGCACTCTGCATTGACATCTACTGTATATATGTCTGGAGACTTAGGCCGAAAATTTGAACTCTCCACGTTTGTTCTATCGATCAAATAGTATGAGCGCTAAAGCTACACAGGCTGGTCTTGCACTCATTGAAACTCTATGGTATGCCTATGCAAATCGAATCGTTGACTCTGCCGTTCGCGTCTATACGCTCAATAAGGAGCAGGAAACAGAAATTAAATCCAAGTTTCTCAAGCGTGGCGACTTTGCCGTTGAAATTGTACAGCCTACCCAAAATAAAGACGAATCCGATTCGTAATGTACTGACGACAGATATGACAGACCGCATTGCGCTTCGAGCAATTTGTACAGAACGTGTGGCCACACGGAACGAATGCAATGACAACAGATTCCGTCATACAAATGCAGCAGATTGGGTCTCCACTATTCAGTAAACTCGTTCTCTGCGGCAAAAGAATTTCCCGCAAGACCGCATATTTTTGCACTGTGTGAATGTAATTCCAGTACAAGGTTTCAATCGGATGAGCCTCGAATTGCTTTTTCACGTAGAGTTCCATTGTGTCTTGAAATCCCGGCACGTCCGGCTGAGGTAGCAGTAATATCTGATTAACCTTTTCAATGACACTATCCAAGACTTCGCACTCTGCTTTCAATTGATCATTCAGACGAATGAGTTCATCTCCGATTGTCTGCATATAGTCCAACATATTCTTGGTCAGACTCATCCAACGAGTATAAGGTGTATCGTTTACTCGCAACTTCTCAAGATCTGCAATATACTTATTAATTTCTTGAATTCCCCGACCTGAAAGATCCTGTATGCAGTCTTTGAAGATTGTCGGCGGGCTCCTTGAATAATCAAAGGAGTTTGAATTAATCGCCTTTCCGAATCTCTGCAGAATGAGTTGGGCCGATCTCAAAGGATGCTGATCAGGAATTGGTTTTGTAAAGAACTGAAGAATCTGTTCCTGGTGATTCTGCATAATGTCCCGTATCTTGCGCTTCCAGAGTTTGTTGGCATTCTGTTTGTCTGAACCATCGGCCAGATGGTATAGACTAACGTGGGCTACTGTATTCGTAACAGATGGAAACGGACGAGTATCATTCCCGTCTGCGTCCGGGAAATTGGCAGATGCATAAATTGCACCTCCTTGTACCATACCATCAAGAACTGTAGGATTATAGGATTGATCGAGCGAATTGTCCTGCATCCTCCTGTTAATGAACAGAAATTGCTTATCTATAAAATACGTGCACTGTATAGAAATGGCTGATCGCTTAAATCAATCTGTTCTTGCATATGGACCTGGTCCTGTAAAAGGTGCAAATGGTTATTATAGATGGCCTAATGGAAGTCCTGTAAATGTGCGCAGAAATAATGGTAAATCTAGAACAGCGCGAGCTGCTGCAAGTGCGCTCGTAGCCCAACAGATTCGTAGAAATGGGAGGCCGCAAACTCAAGATGAAATTAAAGAGATGTATGAAATGGCTCAAGAAGAAATAAACGGTGAATTGGGTGTTACTTGCGCAGTTTTAACTGCTGCGGAAATGGCAGCGATTCAGCAGGTTTTAGTTGATGCATCAAATCTTCAAAATGAAGTAATGGAAGGCGGCCGTCGCAAACAGGTAGGTGGTGCGCGTATGTTTGAAGAACTTAAGCGTGTTTTACGAATGCTCTGTGCTATGCCAGCTCGTGTTTTTGGCAAAATTGATGCAGGAAGCGCGGCTCAATTAAATGCTCTCGGTAACGCAATCGCAGAACCAGGTACAATTGATAGGATGGCTGCGGCAATTACATCCTTGCCCTATCTAGTAGGCACTGGACTTCTCGCACGCGACTTAGGAACTAGTGGTTCTTTTACGGTGCGTATTATTGTAAGTATCATTGATCTATTAAATAGAAATTTTGGTGCAAGTGCAATTGCTGGATGGACTGGAATGTTTATATCCAATGCGGCGGTTGTTGCAGCTCATAGTGCTCTCCCTGCAGCCGGTTTAGCTGCAGTCTATGTTGTAAAAACAGGATCACTTGAAGCCTTTCAATATATATATAATACGATTCGCCAGCGCACTGCTTTACCTCCTGGAGCAAGCCCTGCAGAAACAGCCGCCTATTTTACAGGTATTGCAACACGGGCCATTGCACAGTTTATAAAATTTTTAGTGTATTACCGCTTTTATGCCTACATTGCTGAAGTAAGACAAAAAGATATTCAACGTAATGCTGGTGCAGGTGGTATTAGAATGCGTACTCCTGAAGAAATCGTATATGAAGATTTTAATTATTTGCCTGAATCAATGAGAAAAGATATTGCAAGTACATACAATGAATGGCTAGAAGGTGTTATGAATCGTGAACTTATTGCCTATGCAGCTGCAGGAGCGGTTGGAAGAGCACAAAATGCTTTAGGGCAAATTGAAGGTGGTCGCCGTCGCAGACACCACACCAGACGCCGCAAGACAAAGCGCACTCGCAAGCACTGAATATCATTATCTAAAAAATTGAATAATTTACTTCTATAAAAAACCAGTATCAAATGGCTCTTTATAGAATTTGTTGGACGGATGAAAATGGCGCATCAGGCAACGGAGACCTCAGTCTAAGTCTTGAATTAGGTGAAAGCTGGATTGAGTATCTTAGAGAAAAGTATCCCAAGATGAAGCATTGGCTCTCAACCATTTAGATCGCATCAATATCCAGCTCTTTCTCTTCTCCTTCTTTCTCTTCAGACGCCTCATTTGTAAATTCAATCAGACGATCAATATTGTCCACGAGCTGACCCTCAACGACTCCCTCCAGATTAATACCCTTGACGAGCCCATCAAGCGTCTCCATCTGAGCGAACAGATTCGGATTCAGTCCATCTGTTTTTAACTGCATAAACTGCTCAGGACTATACTTGGCGATGATATCTCCACGATCTCCACGCGTTCCCTTAGGATCTGCCTTACTCACTTCAATGTCGCGCAGACTGATCAAGACAATATCACCGATCTCAAATCGCACGCGCTTCTTAATCCCTGAGCGAATCTTTGCAATCCGAACCCGATTGTCCTCGCAATAGACCTGCGTGTTCAAATTACCCAGAATACGAACGATGCGTGCGACCATCTGATCAGATTCCTTGTCAATAAAAATAATCTTTTCTGGCTCACCGTGCTTACTTTTTTTGTAGTTCTTACCACCCCGAAAGTTCGGCATCTACACTACTAGATACAATGTGGTTTAGATATCTACGAACAAACAGGTTCTAGACCAATCATCTTCAGAAAGGCAGTAGGAACTCCATAAAAGTAATGAAGAAGCTCGCCAAAGACAAATACATAGACAAGTGTATACAAAAAATTAGCTTTAAAGAGCCAAGCGACAATGGCAGCCAGCACAAATGTTGCTAACCAATCATTTATAGACATTCCTAGAAATCTTGCTGCATGAACTCCTTGACCTGGTACTCCTAAAGCATTTGCATAAGGACAAGGCATCTACTCGGTGTAAGATATCTCCTTCTCAGCAAATGCCTTACTCACAACAACAGGCGGCGACTGCGGATCTTTCGGGTCAAGCGGTGTTATGACAATACTGTCATCCGGAAAATATCGTAAGTCTCCTACTGCGCCTCCTCGCTGCCGTCTAACCGACCGCTTCCGGTTGTACCTGCGATACTTTCTTGACCTTAATCTTAATCTTCTCCTTGACAACTTGCTCATTCTGTAAATAGACTACCTTTTTTCCAATCAGTGCTCCATAGGCTTCTAGAACTCGGCGATTCTCCTTCACCTGACCCGTTGGAATCTGAAAACTCGTCAGCATCGCTCGAACCGCTTTCCCATCCTTATCATCGGGTAATTCGATTACCGGAGGATATAGATATGGTGTCATCTCAACATCCATTGGATCAAGAGGTGTCTGTGTTGTTATGTTATACTGCTTTCGAATTCGCAATGGAATCAACTGTTCCTGAAATTCAGGTGTCCGGACTCGCCAAGCATCCTTATCGGGACACTTGTGCAATGAATGACATAGACCTGACAGACATTGCAATATAACGCAGCTCTCATCGGACAACACGCAATGTCATGTTTCTTATCAGTACGAACAATCGATGAACAAATATCACACATAGGTTGTTGTAAAAAATTGTTGTAGAGGCTTTCAAATTTATTTTTTGTTTTGTCATAGATCTTTCAGACAGCCTTGAATATACGCTGACCCTTCTGCATCCACAGTTCAGGCCTCGGCGGCAATCCGACCTCCTCAAATGTCTTTCCACTCTTACCATTGAAGATGAGAACGTGATCGCTAGAATGATAGGCAAGAGGAGCATATCGAGTACCAACCTGAACAAGAGCAATTGCGTGCTTTCTAACCGGCTGATTATAGACAGTCTTGGTTGCCACTTCAGGATTGTTCGCAAGGCGCGCCTCCATATCAGCTATCTCATTTCGAAGTTTCAGATCCTGGTACTTGCTGAATTGATGTAGAGGATCCTTCTTGTTTCCAAGCAGCTCAGTATTCTTCTCAAGATCATCCTTCAGCTTCGCTAGCTGAAGATTAAAGAGATTGCCCTTCTTATGAGGATTAGGCTTTGTCCGAATCCCGTACTTCTGCTTCAGAGCCATCAGGTACGGCACATCCTTGAGGCTCTCGTCAACAGGTGCAGGAGGCTCAGGGGGCTCAGGGGCCTTAGATTCCTTGAATGGAGATTTTACACGTGTATCCAAGACAAATCCACCCATAGGAAGAGTTGCTAGCCACTCCGTGTATTCCTTGAAGACTCGCTTTTCCTTCTGATATTCGGAGTCCCGAACAATCTCCAGAAAGGTTCCATCCTTGAGCTTCGCTACCGATGCGACAGTAGGACCATTGGGATTAACGTAATAGCGGAACATTTTGGCTGTACCTTTGTTTGTACATGTGCCTATTCAATTTTTTGAAACATACTGAATCTGTAGATGGTCTGCTTTCCTCTTGGAAAAATGAAGGCATTAACCTTTTCCCAAGCTGAGCAATACAATAGAGCTGCAACAATCTTTACAAGAGTTCAAGCATACAATTCTGCTATCGCAGCATTGAGAGCTCAAGGATATAAAGATGCATCCTACTACAAATTTCCAACTACACAAGAATCTACACTCTTTTTACTCGGCCAACAGATCTTTGTAGAAAATGATCCTGCCGGCGCAGCGGCCGGCCAATACAATACCGTAGTACAAATATAAAATATGTTATGACGGTAGATGTCAGATTCTACTCGCACCTGCGCCTGTACCACTCAGCAATATCAACCTATCGTATTTGATAATGTAGCCACTCAAGCGGCTGCTAATTCAGTCTATCAATATTGGCAAATTACTCAAGGAGCAACAGGTCCGAGACAATTCAGTAGCAATGCTGAGCGTATGCAGTATATACTTGGACGTCAGAACCAAGCTAACTGCGGTGTTCCCAAGAAGGCATTTACTCTCGGCACTAACTAAGTATTTTTATTTGAAGCCGCCGTCAAGTGCTTGTCAATAAATGTCTTTGGCGACTGAAACTGCTTCTTCAATCTGTCCTTCTGCGATGCCTGCCACTCAAGATACCAAAGACCTAATGCACTAATGATGTGCTCTTCTAAACGAATTGTTCGATCGCTATTCATTGTATGTGTACATACGATGAATACCAAAAAAGGTTCAAATTTTGTGTCCCCGGTTCTTTACGAGCGTAAGCAATAGATTAGATCTTACGCGACCGTGCAACCAGATTCGTCTTGTAAGTCGTCAGCCACTGCGGCAAAGCAGCCGACTCCCACGTTGCCTTCTTCGTTGTAGCATTGTAAGAGCCAAGACGAATCGACGGCGGACTGGCAACTCCGTGCTGAAAGGCGTACATAATACCATCGCGTAGAAGAACAGGAATTCCCTCAATAATCTCAACTCCGTGGCTAGGCATACCTTTTTATGTAGAAAAAGTATGATTCATTTTTTAGGGTTCGCGTAAGTTTAGAAGCGGAGTTTGTTATTCAGCACGTAACTTAACATCTATTACTATAGAATGTCAGGTGCCCTTGGTCTTGGATTGGGGACGGCTCCTAGCAATGCAGCAAAGAACTTGAGTAATGCTCTTAATGGAGAGAGATTTGCTGCGGCACTTGAGGAAGAAGCAAAAGAACAGAATGCTGCTGCCGCCGCCGCTGAAGCGCGCCTCGCCGCCGCTGTCGCCAGGGCAGAACAAGTTAGGAGCGAGAGGTTTGCAGCAGCGGTTGAAGAAGAATTAAGAGAACAGAATGCTGCTGCCGCTTCTACAGAAAATGAGAATGCATTTATTAAAGCCGTTGAAGAAGAAGCAGAAAGAAGGAATGCTGCTGCTAAGAAGGGTGGTCGTCGTCGCAAGCAAACACGTCGTAGACGTGCTAAGCGGGCAGTCGGCAAAAGTAGAAAAGGCCGCAGGGTCTAAAAGCAGGCTCCGATCGCACTAGAATATGACGACATTCAGCGTCGTACGGGTGCACCTCTTGATGAGAAGCAGAAGTTGCGCATTGTGAAAACAGTGTTTAGAAGTCAGCCGCCATCGAGAAACTCATCTCCTCCTGTGTCTTACCTACTGCCGCCTTCGCGTAATTGGTGACTCGCTTCTCAAAGAAGTTATCCTTGCCCTCCAACGAGATCCGCTCCATAAAGTCAAACGGATTCGCCGAATCATACACCTTCGGGTATCCCAACTGCACCAAGAGACGATCCGCAACAAACTCAATGTACTGGCTCATCAAGACTGCATTCATTCCAATCAGCTCGCACGGCAGCGCCTTCGTAATGAAATTCTTCTCAATCTTTACTGCATCCTTAATAATCTTAGTTGCCTTTGTCTTTGATAGGCGGTGCTTGATCTTGCTATACATCAAGCACGCAAAGTCAGTGTGCATTCCCTCGTCGCGGGCAATGAACTCATTGCTCGTCGTCAGGCCCGGCATCAGACCGCGCTTCTTGAGCCAGAAGATACTGCAAAACGCGCCACTGAAGAAGATGCCCTCGACCGCGGCAAAGGCAATCAGACGAGTGGCAAAGTCAGCGTTCGCGGCATTTAGCCACTGCAAAGCCCAGTCTGCCTTCTTCTTGATCGCAGGGATTGTCGTTGAGCCTTCAAGAAGGTGCTGCTTCTCCTTCTTATCAGCGATATAGGTGTCGATCAGAAGACTATAGGTCTCCGAGTGAATGGCCTCCATAAAGTTCTGGTTCGCATAGAAGTACTTGGCCTCAGGCCACTGCACCTCGTGCTGGAAATTCAGTGCCAGATTCTCCATCAGAATTCCATCGCTCGCCGCAAAGAAGCCTAGTACGTGCTTTACAAAGTGCTGTGTGTTCGCATCGAGCTTCTCCCAATCCCGAATGTCCTTTGTCAGATCAATCTCCTCAGGCGTCCAGAAAACAGCAATCGCCTTCTTGGCCATCGCCATCACATCAGGGTGCTCGACAGGAAATAGTACAAATCGCTGCGGATTAGCAATCAGCAGAGGCTCATCAACCGGTTTAACGGGTTGTACTACGTTAGTAGCGGCTGTAGAATTTTTTGTCTCAGTTCCTGACGCAGTCTCCGTCAGTGAAAGTGCCGGAGGTTCAATCTTTGGTAAAACCATCCTCTTACCCGGAGACCCTCGTGCACCTCCAATCGATGATGCGGAATTCGTATCAATTGATGATGTTAATGATGTAATGTGCTCCTCCATCTTAGACCGAGACAAGATATTCTTTCGTGAGGAATTCTCCATTGGAAAGTGTCAAATGGAAACTTTTCTAGCGAACCAATTTTTAGGGCAACAACTAGAAGCATCAAGGATGCAATCAGGTGGTCGTATTATAGGAGAAGGTGTAGATGGTTGTGTATTTGCAGAACCTGCGTGGCCCTGTGAAGGCAGTACCGATTATGCTCATATTCCGTTAAGTCGCGACGGAAGATATGTGAGTAAGATTGTTCCAATGAGCGATACAGAAGATATCTATCTGAAGGCTGCTGCTGATCTTCTCGGACCTCTGGCGTCCACGTTTATCGCAAAGTTGGAAGGAACCTGCAAGCCCGCGAATTCAAAGAGTCCTCCTAAACTCGCTGATAAAGGAGCTTATATAGCCAGTACATCTGCGCTGAGCGCCTGGACCGAAAAAGATCAAGCGTGCCAAGGTCTAGAAAAAACACTGAAAGACGGTAAGGCGATTTCGCAAGGAACGCACAAAATCTACTATATTCAACGCTATCCCATCACGGTCGGTGAATGGATCAAGTTTCAGAAGAATACCGACTACAAATACCTCATCCGGCAAGTGATGCACGCTATACCTTCATTTCTAAGCGGTCTGCAACGCTTCTATCAGAATCCCAACGATCAACTCTTTCATATTGATTTACATATTGGCAATCTGTTTGTTCGTACTCAACTTGACAAATCACTGCAGCTCGGCGTTTCTGATTTTGGCCACTGCCTTCTGAAGAATACCTCCACTGGATGGAATGATCTACCTAAGTATTTATCTGATTACATTCAACGCTATGAATTCTATAGTGGATACAGCCAAGTTCCCTTCGAAGCCAGAATTCTGAACTACTGCTATCAGAAAAAGCTGGATACAGTGGATCCAAAGCGACTCGTAGACCAGTGGGATAATGATCGTGAAGTCTCACTCAAGAAACTGTCAACAAATGATCTTGTTATCACTCAGTCCTATTGGTATTTGAAGTATTTGAAAGAGAAACCCGTATTTTGGCAAATGATCAAAGAACTTCAAAGTCTCTGTGCAACTCTACGATTGCAGGCCGCAACTCCAACGCTTGTACTCAGTAAAAAACAGAGTTTAATTCTTGAGTTTATTCTGAGTCGTTATATGACATTTAGCCCGATCAATACCATAACGGAAGCACTCGCAGGTCTCAAGGCACCCGTGCCCTTTAGAAAAGAGATTGAACAAACCGTCATTGATACACTCGGATTTCAGCAGCGCACAGCACTTGCTGCAGATACTGGCATACGACCCTTTATTCGGTTTTTGATACGATTACTATGCGCTCCGTATATGCAGGATGTTCCTCTAGAACAGTCTCTGAAGACGGTGATGGAGGCTGATCTGTCATCTCTGTTTCTTCATTCGGTGTAGGAAGTGAATCGAGGTATGCCTTGACCTTCGGATGCACTCGGAATGCAGATGGATTCAGATCCCAGATATACAGTGAATCAAGCGACTTGACGCGCGAGAGTGCAACATAGGCCTGACCATATTCAAAGGTGTTATCACCAATATCAACTAGAGCGCAATCCAGAGTGGCACCTTGTGCCTTGTGGATTGTGACGGCATAGGCGAGTCGCAGAGGAATCTGTTCCCTTTGTAGACCCTTGATCTCATCCGATTCCCACGCGTGATAATCAATGACAAGGGTTCCTCCTGACTTGAACTTGACAATCGGCAAGCGAGAAGAGCCTTCAAGCTGCATCTTAAGATCTTTCACTTGCTTTTCTACTTCAGGAGTCTTATCAGCCTTTTCAAGTTCAGTAAGCCGCTTCTGGTCATTGTCATCGGAGAATCCTACAACAACACCACGACTTCCATTCACTAACTTGTATTCTGTATGCTTGTTTGTCAAAAGCATCACCTGTGCTCCCTTTCGTAAACGAAGCTCAGGAACATACGGACTGTTCTTGTCCATTCGTTCCACAGCCCATTGAATTTCCTGCTCTGTTGCAAAGACATTCGGTAGCTTCACACTCTTAACCTTGTAGACTACATCCTCCCCTGGGCACTTTTGTAGCTGGGCTACATTTACATCATCTACATCCGCTCTCCTCGTAAACAGAAGTGTCGGCTTGATCTCCAGCTTCTTCCACGCATTTGTTTTGCGCGACTCCAGAATCTTGATTGACTCCTCGCTCAGAGCACCCGCACGCGCCTCATTGAGAATCTGTAGAAAGACAGGATCTGACTGACGATGAACCTTGTCTAGAACTACCACATCTTTAATGTAGTTTCGCCACGACTGCGACTCAAAGACAAACTGTGCATTGGCTGCAGTAAGTTCACCTTCCTTGTAAATTGGCGGTAGCTGATACAAATCACCAACAAGGATTACTTGAAGACCTCCAAACGGCGCCTTGTTCTTCTTGATGAGTTTCGCGATGGCCTCTAGCTTATCGAGTAGATCAGGTGTCATCATCGATACCTCATCAATGATTAAGCAATCAGCATTTAACCAATTCTTACGTGCCTTGTTTGACTTCTTAATCTTCGGAACAAGCACCTCGACCGACTCTTTTCCCAGGCCAATTCCAGCCCAGGAGTGAAGTGTCTTTGCGTTAGACCCCAGAAGTAGAGCAGCACAACCTGTCATTGCAGTTAATGCAACATCTCGTCCAGATTTTTCAATTGCCTCTACAATATGCTGAATGACAAATGACTTTCCTGTTCCTCCTGCACCTGTTAGAAAGAATGAGCGTCTTTGTCCTGCATAGTCTACTGCTTTTTGTTGTTCACTATCCATTCGTTGTACCTTTCAATAAAAATGGGTTAGCAACCAATTTTTGAACCTCGATCAAGTCAAAATAACCATAACATTATTATCCTCCTGATTTCGAAGACTAGGAAGTTTGAATAGCCAAAATTCATACAAAGGATACTTCTTTTTCCATACCTGTATTTTCTCTTCAAATAAAATATAATCAGTAGGATTAATATCTTCTATAATATAAAATCCTCCCTTTTTAACTTTATGAATGCTATTCTCAAAGAAGCATACATTCGCATCAAACGTATGAAGACCATCTTCAATAATAATATCAAAGGGTTCTTCTAATTCCTTGTGATCCCATAATGTCTTAATTATGTAAGGATTTGTCTGATCACAAAAATAGGTCATAATTCTTGGCTCTTCAAATATAATTTCGTGATCAATATCTGCTCCATAGACTTTGGCATTTGGAAAATACTCAGCCCATCCCCGTAAAGATGCTCCAACAATATAAACAGGATGCATTGCACTTAATATATTCACATTATGTGTTCCTAATCCAAGTTCAAAGATACGAATCGGTTTATCACAAAGATGTTCAAATAACTGATGATATAATATTGTATAATTGTGAAGTGGATAGTTTACATCGGCATGTCCTTTATCACTTCCTTGACGACCCATTATTTCACAAAGAGGCGTTGACTTATAAGGATCAATAAAAAATGACATTCTAAACTAATAAAAAATTATTACTTTAGACTATGTCTATACAGTAGCATTTTAGACGAAGAATCGGGGCAGCTTTCCTAAAATGGTCCAAATCGGAATCTCTTCATTAGCTGGCAGATCAAGAATCTCAGCCTCCATTGAAGTAAGTTTTACGCGCAACCCCTTGGTTGATGATAGAATACGATTTTCCTTCTTTGCATTTTCCTGTATAAGTTGATGCACTTGAAAGAAGGAGCAAACGGATGCCAGCATATTCTTCTTAGCCCACTTGACAGCTCGTGTGTGGAGTTTGAAGGGCTGAATCCAAATATCTAAATCGGGATTATCAAGACGACAATTGATTCTTACAGCCCGTGTATGCATATGCTTGGATACGTGGCAAATCTGTTCAACTTTCTCTCGAATTGCAGCAATACTATCATTAATTGATCCCTCTACCTCATCAGCTTCTGTATCATCTGGCTTTGATTCCTCACTCATACTACTGTTTAGTCGCAGAAAGAAACCAATTTTTAGGGTGCTTTCAAGGTACTCGCTCGTTCCATCGCTGTGCCCATCCAGAAATTGGATGATGCAGATCAGATCGTGTCCACCAAACTGGTTTTTCCAAAGCCAGAGGTTCAATCGCAACAATCCAATGACTCGGAATAAGTAGTACTGTTCCAGGTCTCAAGATAACCTCAATATTCTGTACTTGGTTCCAGAGCGGATGATGCACTCCATTTGCCTCATTCCATCGTAGACCCAGCCACCCAGGAGGCATCTTACTCTTTTGTGCATTATGCAGTAAAATCGCTCGAGCTTCACCATCCGTAACGTGATAGACTGTCGCATATCCGTAGGCCTGACGTAGCCCTTCGTGTCCAACGTGAGCTTCTGTACGTACACTGTAGATCCAAGGCGATAGATCAAACCACTTCATAAGTAAATCAGTCTCAATCTGTGAAATTCCCAGCATATCTGACCACGTCATCTGCTGGGCCTTGTTATCAGGGACCAAAATCATAGGATCAGATTCATACTGTGCCCAAATCGGCTGTGCTGCCCAGAATCTGGTCTGACTCAGCGATTTTGCCATCCAGATTTCAGATTCACGTACATCTGAGATGACAATCGGCTTCTTTTCCTGCCACAGTGCTGCGAGCTGCAAGGGGATCTGAGATTCGGTGATCTGAGATAGACCATATTGATTCACTGTCTGCGTATAATACCAAACCACAATGCAAAAAATGATTCCTAGGATTACAAACCATTCAATCATTTTTCTTCTTACACTTGGTCTTGCTTAGATAGTAGGGTCATAGGGCGCATATTTATCTGCAGATAACTAAGCCAAAGGCTACTAAGCCAAAGGCTACTAAGCCAAAGGTCTAACAGGATAATTAATCGTAAAATTCGGATCTACATAGGCCTGCGATGCAGTACCCAGAGACGTTACTACAGCAATATTTTGAGTTCCAGGAACAATGACCGGGCGACGAACCTGCTGCTGATTCTCAAGCCGGTACTTCGGTGGATCCCGTGTTGGCGGTGAGCACCGTATCTTTTCCTGTTGCCAAATGTTCTGCCGGGGAGGCTCAACACCCTTAGCAAAGTAGCGATCCTGTTTCGTTGAGTTATTGAATAACCGAGGAGATCTCTCCCAATTCTTTTCATCCGCTTGCTGTCTGCATCCATACGGTCCAACACGTAAAAGAACCTGAGGCATCGCAAGCTCCTCAACAAAGCGACTCGGGTTCTTGGATGACTCAGGCAGTAAAATGCGAGACTGGAACATATCTCCACTAAAATCCGGCTCAAACTGCTCAGGATCGCACGTACCCAGTGGGCGATCGAGACGTCTTAGCAAACTCTCCTTGTCAATATTATTCAAGTACCGGGTAGGCGGATAGACATCACCGCCACCAGGAAACACAAGTGAATTTGGTACCTCAGGAGCTGGCACCTCAGGGGCACTCGTACGATACTCAAGACAGACCTTCGTATACGGACGGAAATCTACAGGCAGCGATACAAGTGCCGTGGGCACTGTGCGATTGTAAATTTGTGTTGCGTCCCAGTGAGAGCTGAGGCAAACCGGCGGAAAAAAAGGCTTTGTCTTTGAAGACTGAATCGGATAGCGTTCGGTAGGACTTCCAGCCTCAAACGGAGTTCCCATTGCTACTGTTGGATTTGTTGCAGAAGACATCTTCTCTCTGACCTCTTCTAGTTTTTTTACTATGGTGCTTGCGCGGGTAATGTTGAATCAGGTGTCGCAACAAGAACTGATTCCGTAATCTGAAGAACTGCGCTCCATTCACAGTCTGTATTATTAATTAATGTTCCTGTTACGTCATACCACTGAAAGCTGAGCTTGTCAAGCTTGCCAATCGGAGGATTGAAGAAGACTGGATTCTGTACAACAGTCTGAGCATAGGAGCCAAACGTATTGAGCAACAATTTGCAGTTATAGAGCTGCGATTCTGCAACAGGATCTTGTGTAGCCGAAAAGTTTTCTTGGCGACTTACATCTAACTGATTCATATTGTACTCAGGGTTCATCTTCAAATAAATGTAGTCATCCAAAATTTTGAAGAAGGATGTTGCACGCTGAATTGAATTATAAGGCGTGTCAATCTTTGCATACCCAAGATTGTATCCAAGTCCATATTGTTCAATACCCTTATTTGCAGGACTTACAAATGTAGATAAGTATAATGCAAACTGTAGAGGGTCCTGATTTCTTGATCTACTTGCAAGACTTGAAGGCAGAATGTACTGCAAATCTCCTGTGATTAAGTTCACATTGCCTTGAGCGACGATACCTGATACAGAACTTACAATGACCGTATCTGTCTGAATAGTATTATAAATATTGATATACTGTTTTAAGAAATCACCAAATTGAACCGATGAAATATTTGAGCCAGAGTATCCAGGCAGACCCGTTGCACCGAATGTTCTCGATTGGAAAATAAAAGGCACATTGAATTGATTGAGAACAAATTGGTAATCAGGATTCACTGCGCTTGTATTTTGTATTATTACGTATTCATTACTCAAATCGGCCAAGCTCAAATATCCAAAATCATATCGTCCAGGTAATGCCATTCGTAAGACACATTTAAATTGTTCTGAAGGTGAGTATGCGCGTATAGCTAAGTAATAATAAGAGTCATTTCCACTATTGTAATTTGTTGTTTTCTGTAAGTTGATATCATTAATAAAGGAGTTAAAGAAGAATCCTGAGAAAGTTTGATTCGCGTTTCTAAAATTAGAGGTCTGTTCATTTGCGTACTTACCAGCACCGCTGATATCTGCTACCATACTCGTGTAGTTATTGTAAAAGAACATTTCAGTATGAGGAAACGAAGGGTATGCATTATTTACTAAATCGCCTACTTGTGTTATAGGATTTTGACCTGCACCCTTCTTTTGTAAACTAATCTTGTGCGTAGGATAAAAGACTTGATTAATGAAATTGGTTGTGATAGTGAAGTCAAAAGGTGATGTTAAGCGAGCACCATACAATGTTGACATATTTGAAGTTCCTTGTAAATGCCAGATGTTCGTAAATTTTGAAAAGAAGAAATCAGTATAAGGTGTCAAATTGCCAGCATTATATTTTGAGAGTACATAGGATGGGCTAGCATAATTCAACTTATTCTTTAAAAACTTCTGCATATACACTTGTGTTGTACATACATTTTCAAAGGTATTGCTTGATCCAAAGCGATCCGATGCATATATGTTTCCATTGTAGTCATTGATCAGACGACCCACATTTACACTTGTTGATAATATATATGGCGATGTTGAAATAAAGTTATTGTAGAAGTTATTATTCACACCTGCACTGTTTGATCCTTGATATAAGCTGATCTGCGGATAGTAGTTTCTAGGAGATAAACTTGCATACCCAAATTGGTTAACTACAGATACAGATGTACTCGCTAAAGATCCATATGAATATTCGGCGATGGCTGTTCCAAGAATTCTTGTAGTGTTGTTGGAACGATCTAAGATGTTATAATTGTTCAATGAAATCAACGTAGAGGTCAACGGTAAGTGTGTTATCAACACTGTACTGTAATCTACAGTGTTCGAATTCTGGTAAGAATAGAAAAAGGCCTGTGATCCCTCAAAATCATTAATCATATGGATTGGAGACTGGATAAGAGATCCTGCGTTTGTTCTTATTGTAGTGTAAAATGTCTTATAGTTAAAAAGAGGCAGACGTCCATTGATTGCATTCTTAAAATCTGAAGGCTGTACTGAAATGTAGCCATTCATATTATCTGACTCAGGATTACGTACAACAAATGACTCATTATATTGACTTGCTAGAGCCCAGTTTGATCCTATGGATGCAACATCTGAAGAATTCGGTTTGAAGCTCATAATATCTTTCATCGTGTAGTATCCAGTACTCAAATTCTGCTCAATGACTAGACCATACATCGCTTGCATTGATGACGGAACATAGGGTGCACTGATACTGGCAACAAGTGATGAAGGAGGAACTAAACTTGGCCCAAGATCAAATCCCACAAAACTGGTATTTGTTAGGAATGGATTTGCCCAATATCCGAATCCAGGAAGACCACCAAAAATGCGATCGAGAGTTGGATTGGCTGGATTCACGTGTGGGTTCAGAAAATTAGTTGGATCCTGTAAGTAATCAAGTAGGCAGTAGACACGAGTTGCTTGATCGTAATTTGGTGAAGTGAAAGGAGTCACAACAAAGAACGTATTGTAAATCAATTGACTGAAATTGATGGTGTTCGTTATCGACGTAGGGCTTACCAAATTAGTTCCATTGTAAAAACTGCTTATATTATTGAATTCACTTGCAAGAATGTTAAATACAGGTGTAGGCAAGAAAGGATAGGTAGCTATAGGGAATACTGGAGTACCAATTGTAGGTTTTAACCTGGAGTTCAAAGAGCCTCCAACAAGCGACAAATACGAGCGATACCAGACATAATTGTAGTTTGCATATTGTGAAACTGTCTGAATCTGATCAGTATAAGTTCCAAATGTTAGAGATCGTACACTTGCTGCTGTATCTATTGGAGCCTGAAACAGAGATAGCTTACTTGCGTCTGTTAGGAACGTTGATGCAGTATTTATATTTGGAGGTGATACAACATATTGAGTCTCATAATTTAAGATAACAAGACCGTGAGTACCAATACCATTATTCGACCCAGGAATTCCTCCACCGCCATAAAAGTTTGTTGCATCTATAGGAGTTAGCAGACTTTGCCCAATAAAGGTTGATTGTGCTCCAATGCCAGGAGCAATCCAGTTCGAGGGTGTCACCGTTCCTCTATCTGCAACACCGTACTCAATTAACGAAATGAGCGGTGTATAGGTATAGGATACAATCACAAGACCCGAACCTCCTGCGCCACCGAATCCACCATAGTTTGTTCCTCCACCACCACCACCTGTGTTTGGTGTTCCATCTACGCCTGACGCAGGTCCTAGCACACCTGCGCCACCACCGCCAGATCCACCTAATCCACCCTTAGCTGTAGCACCACCACCACCTCCACCACCTCCATATGTATTTCCATAGTAAGTGTATCCACTACCTCCTGATCTTCCTAAACCGCTTCCAAATACCTGGTTTATGCCTGCTTGTGTTGCACCACCACCGCCTGCACCACCTGTATTTCCTGAATTTGCTCCTGTTCCTCCAGACGTTGCCAAGTTAGCAACAATAGTTCCACTTGCAGTTCCTGTTATAGCAGCTCCAGCACCAATAAAGCCAGTGCCAGCTGCAGAACCACCACCACCCGATCCTCCATTTTGTCCTGCATTTAGACTGTATGTTCCACCGCCACCTCCTCCTGGAGCTGACAGTATTGCACCAAATGTAGTTGCTGAGCCACTTCCTGCCTGTGTTGAGGTTGGAGCATATCCTCCTGCGCCACCCGCTCCAATTGTTACTGTATAAGATCCTGCAGTCAGAGTTGTTCTAGCAATCAGCAAGTTTCCAGCACCTCCACCACCACCAGACCAGCTGCCACCACCTCCACCGCCACCAATGGCAAAGATCTCAACTGTTAGACCTGTAGTTGGTAATACAGTAAAGACTCCATTTCCTGTAAAAGTGTGAAAGACTCTATTACTAGCAATGGAGATGGTTCCACCCGTTCCAAGAATACCCAGTCCAAGTGTGGGAATAAAGCCTGAGCCACCGCCACCAGCACCTCCGTAATTTCCAACAAATGTTTGAGATACTCCAGGAAATGTTGAGATTGTTCCACCTCCACCTCCTCCATAGTAGCCACCACCACCTCCACCTGCAGAAGATGAGATATAGATGATCGTAGACGGCGGTGGAACAGGATTATTATAGAACATTGTTGAGACTAATGCTGCATTTCCTGAGTTGGGTGCAGGGCGACCTCCAGTGTATAATGTTCCTGCAAGACCAAACGTGTTTGTGCTGACAATACCTGCAGCACCCGCGGCACCCCCTCCTGATACTGTTCCACCACCACCGTCTTGGTACGTGAGTGTATTCGACTGTTGTAGAATTGTATTTATGAGACCTCCTGTAAATCCTCCTAATGTTCCTGGAGTGGCTCCTATATTATAAAATGCAACTTGGTATATATAAGGCTGGTAATTCGGCGCGGCAGTTGTCTTTGTTAGTTCAACATAGAGTGAGGCAGTATTCGTATTATTGGCAATATCAAAATCATAATACATAAAATTCTTGTATTGCAGTGCTGTAGGACTTGCATTCGAGTAGAGAACAACTGTTTTAGTTGAGTCCAAATAGACTCCGATTCCATTAATCATATGCGATCCACCGCCACCAAACACATCAGAATAGACCTGCATATGATTTAGCTGAGTTGCGTTCGGTGAAAACGAAAATTGGAGTCGCAGAGTTTGAGTAGTTGTATTTACATTCCACGTGTTCACATTCCAATAGTTAATGAGACTTGGCATTGTTCCTATGATATTCGATACAACTAGACCACCAAACCCTCCACGATTTTCTAGATCAGAAACAGATACAGGGACAAACGGCGTTGCTGCATTCAGAGGATTATACTGGGGTATTACTTCAGCAAGCTCGATACTGCTTGTTGTGGTTTTTCCGAGAGTCAATGATAATGTAGAAATATTGGATAAACTAGGAACAAAGCCTACTTCATACACGTAATTGCCACTTAGCGTGGAATAGTTTAGAAACGTCAGATTGGCTACAGTGGTAAGTGGACCTACTCCATCGGTCGCAACTGTGATACTCGTTGCTAGATTTTGATTCGATAAGGGTGAATAGACCTGTAGACGATTGAGAACTGAGACCGGTGTCGAAAAATTCAAGTTAAACGGATATGAAGTTAATCCTAAGGTTTGGGCCTCACTCGGCCAGTAGTAAGTTGCAAGATTATTGTCGATCGCATTCGACAATGGGTTTGCAGGTGTCTGAGGGACAAGTGGAGACGCAGCGCCAAAGGCCTGTATCTCGTATGCATAGATCTGATATTGAGTAGTCTTTTGCATCTCAACATACACCGTTGAAAGATTGGGTACAATTATGATCGGTCCAGAGTCAACCTCAAAACCGATTTCACCTGTCTGAGTAATACTACCAAATTGATTGTACTGATAAGGAGTGTAGCCACCTGTAAGGTTATAACCCCAATTAATAGCGTCTGTACTGTAGCGTGTTGATGTTTGTTTTGCTCCAGGGTTAGAATAGCCAGCAATTTGAAACTGACCAGGTCCTTCTCCTACACACACAAAATTCGAGTTTCCATAGGCGCATCCACGATAACTTTGATTGTATGCAGCTCCACTTACAGTTCGATCAGTTGTATTGTACCAGTTAATTCCATCTGGACTGTAGTAAATACGACAAATTGTTCCGTTATTTCCATACAATCCTGCAGTCGTAAACACACCATTCGGGTAATTTGCAGTTCTTCCAAATGCAAAGCTCATACCCCAGTATTGCAGATTTCTGAAGAAATAGTTAGGGCCAGCTTGGTTAGCAGCCGTCCAGCCATTGCTGCCTGTAAAACTGTAGATAATTCCACTGTATAACGGAGGATTCTGAGGATATCCACCTGCAACATACACTCCATTTCCATAGGTGATATCATAGCCAACGAGTGCAAAAATGTTATTCCACGTAAATCCATCGGTTGAGTATTTTCCTCCAGTATCACCATATCCACACGCAAAGAAATTACCATTCAAATACTTAACGACCGATATACCTACAGTAAAGGGATTCGTGATACCTCCAAAGTTCCAGTTCAGTCCATCAGTACTACAGATAAAGCATCCCATTGTTCCTGCTTGACCACCTGCGACCCAGAGTCCTAATGCAGGGCTATAGGCAATGGATTCAATAAGTACTCCATCATACTCTGTTATTGTCACTGGATTCCAGTTAATTGCATCCGTGCTTATGAACATATACGGATTGACTACCGTTGGTGTTGTCGCTATCGATTGATATCCGAATCCTCCTGAGTAAGGCCCAATCAACATATACTTTCCATCCGCTGACATTGCAGTTGCGAATCCTTGAACACCAATATTATACACTGACCAGTTAGCTCCAAAGTTGCTTGAATACCACCAGCCAGCATTCTCTGTTCCAACTATCATATACCGACCCGTTGCTGACATTGCAGTTCCATATCCAATATTATTCACAACTGCTGATAAACGTGTAAATGAAACACCAAAATTGGTCGATAGCCAAATGCCGTTATTCGCACCAACAAGCTGATATCTGCCTGTTGATGACATCGATACACCATTACAATTAATACCGCCAGTCGACACATTTATCCAAGAGACTCCAAAGTTATTTGAGACCCATATATTATTTCCATAGTTCGAAACAAGTGTGACATACTGACCAGATCCTGAAACGGCTACTTGTGATACAGTAGGGATTCCTGATGCACTACTCCAGGTAGATCCGTAATTTCCAGAAGTGAAAGCAGTTCCATTGTTTACTACAGCCCAGATATATTGACCCGATGCTGAGATCGCAACGCTTGACCAGTATGCGAATCCAATTGCAAAAATTGTAGTAAAACTAGCGCCAAAATTCGATGAAACGTAGACATAGCCATATGAACATAAGACAATGTACTGACCTGTTGCGGACATCGCTGCACCTAACCATCCAAAAGCGCCTACATTTGAAACAATAGGATTAAACGATGCTCCAAAATCACTCGAAAAGAAGGGGGGACGACTATAGGTACACGCAATTTGGTATTTTCCTGAGGCTGACATTGCAAAGGCTTGCCATCCAGAATTGGTCAGTTTTGCATTCCAAGTGGTTCCAAAGTTAGATAAGTAGAGAGTTGATCCTGTTCCTCCAGCTAACCAGATACCATTTGCATATTTTACACCAAACCCAATGCCTTGATATCTGACATCGCCTTGAAAAAACCGATAGCCATTCGTATTTGCAGAAAACCAGTTGCTTCCATCAATACTATATTGAATTACGTTCGATGCAGCTAAGGTTGCACCTACAGAAACAAAGCCTGCATAGGTTGTCGTTGTTGTAGGAGAGATAGCTGATGTAATCGGCAGATCCAAGAAAAGCTGTTGCGTTGCTCCAAAGGTTCCAGTGTTTGAAGAACTATAATTTCCATAGGTGACGGATGTATTTGAATAGAGAACTTGTGTCTTGTACTGATTATTATAAACAACAAACCCAGTCGGTGGATGAGAAGCATCTCCCAAATTGGGTCCATAATAGCGTAGTTTAGATAAGCTTAAGACATTTGAGCTAAATTGCAGATTTATACGATAGGTCTGATTTGTCGGATTAAAATTATAAGGCTGCAGAGTCGGTGTACCTGTAGGATTCCAAGTAGTTCCAAGATTACCGTCAATCATTGCAGTCACTGCGCTGCCAGGAAAAAAGGATAAGTTATCTACATCTTGGATTGCTGAGAATGGAATCTGCAATGCGATTTGAGTAGCAATCGTGATGCCTGAAAACAAATAAGGTGTTAGGCTACCGATTGTTGGTGCAGGTAGACCGAACCCTCCAGGGCCACCCAGTGAGTATGCACCTCCAGCACCGCCACCGCCCACGATCAGAAGAGGAATTGCAGTTGCTAAGTTAGATCCTAAGAACAATCCAGAAAAGCCACCACCCTGCGGTAAGATATCATCATTCTGTGTTTTGCCATTGAACGTAGTAACATTAATGGTAGACGCAATACTTGTTCCTCCTCCTCCATAACGAGGCTGCGCATAGTTTGACAAGGGGCTGTATGCAGGAAATGTAAAGTTATCACGATTTCCTCCCTTGCCTACAACTACAGAAATTGTTGAATTAAATGTTGCACCGCCACCATAGATTGAAAACATTTGTTGAATATTAATGGTTGCCTTCACATAGGCTCCAGCACCTCCATAGGGCATATACGGTATAGCGCTCGTCATAGAGCTCGGATTTGTACCTCCACCGCCACCCCAAAGCCACACCGTGATATTAGGTGAATTTGCTTGAACTGTAAAATTCTGTGTGGTCGTTGAAGTATCTGTTCCAGGCATTTGTGTGTATGGAAATGTAGCAAAGATTGTAGATGTACGTGAATATTCATAATTCTGTATTGTACTTGGTTTGTTAATTAGATAACGAATGCAATCCATTGTACCACCCGTTGTTCTTGGAACAAGATTTGCAATTGTAGATGCGTATTTAGCACCTGTAAAGCTCAGATTTGCATTGGAGAGTGTAGAAAAATTACTTAATGAATTTACAATCCAAAGCCTTGAATTATATTCAGAAACAAATGTATTGAGTCCAACGTTGGCAGGAGTGATAGCAGTTGTCATAGATGTACTAAATGAGACTCCAAAAGTATAAAGTGCATCTGTGTTTTGAATCAGTAGACCAAAGTCGCGGAATCCAATGGATGTAGTTGTTATGGGTTGCGATTGTTCATACTGACTCTGAGTAGCCGCGTATGAATTTTTCGGCCCATAATTATTATAAGAAGTACCATAAATCGTAGAGGGTACAATGTAGGTAATCTGTTGTAGAGATCCACTCGGGTTTTTGGCTGTCTGATTGAAATAAGATGATGAACTAATAGGAAGCTGTGTTAGAGGATACGGTAAAATACTTCCAGCTAGTTGTGTAAAGGTGGTGTTATTACCCTGAGAATCAAACGGAACAAAATAATACATTGAATCATAACTCAGAAGCTGATTACTGCCCTGAGTATATCCGTTAATATTAATATTGCTTTCAGGAATAAATGTAGGGTCGAATCCAAAGGTGTAGTAGGTTCCAAGTTCAACACCAAAATTGGGCGTGTTTGCAAGTGTAGAAGGTGCATAGGTTGTCGTATTTATTTTGGTTAGAACCTCAAGTGAGTTTGCAAGTGTTAAGAATGAAGTATTCGCAATGTAAGAACCCTTAAAAATACCAATTTTCTGAATTTGCATATTTGGATCTTGAGTACTTGCAGTTGTTCCATTAATCGGATAAATAACAGACTTGAATGTAAATGAACTTACCAGGTATAAACCGTCCTGAGGTAAAAATCCAATTGCGGAAATACCTTCACCAAACTGAATATTTCCATTCTGATCAACTGTATACGGTGAATTTGAACCAAGAAGAAAATTTTGAAATGAAGATGTTATTGGCGTGCTAATATTGTCTGTAAGCTGGAAGTTATCATTTTTTTGCTTAGGAATTGAATATCCATCATACCAATGAACAATTTTGACTTCTGAATTTGAATTCTCCTTATAATCATAAGGGGCGTTTGTGATCGGTGAAAGAATTGCATTCTTTGATCCAGTAGCAAAATAACTATTACTTAAGCTATTAAAATCTGTGATTTTCTGAAATGTATATTGGGAAATAGGATCTATACGGAATTGAGTATTAGGAACAAATCCAGGAAGACCCGCATTGTATCCACGATAGTCAGTTAAATCATCTGATACGCCTGATATGTCGTATCCAATAGGTTTTAATGAAACAGAGAGAGACTTGGAATAAATTGAATTGAGTGGATCTGTTCCCTGTAAAGTAGAATTCACCGGTAAACGTGTATAATTTGAATCGTAATTGGTAACGAATGGATAATTCGTTATATTCGATGCATCAGAGGGTACGCCAAAAGGACTAAAGTTCACATAGTCTGTCTTAATCATTGTAAATGAAGTCGATGGAGCCTGACTTACAGTAGGAACATACGTTATATTTTCAAAGGAAAGTGTTTCAGATCTGAAGATCGTATAGTAGGTATTACCTGTAAATGTACTTAACCTAATTGAAAGAGTATTAGACGTATTTGACCGAACACTATTTGATGCAATATAATTGTAAGGATCTTCACTTCGTAGATTACTTGAATTGATATCAGCCATAAATGCTGCACGATCGTGGTAGACAAATGCCAGCACAGTTCCTGGAAATGAAGAAGCGAGTGATGTAAATGTTAAGTCTGTAGTATAGACACCAAGTGTTGTACTTGAATAGATTTGAGGGGCAGTAAATTGAAATTGGGCCAAGTTGCTCTGCACATTTAATAGTAGAGTAGGAGCACTTACAAATGAAGACAAATATGAATTTCCATATGTATAATTGAGTTGTAAAGATGAGTAATTTGTCTGATCCATTAAATTATTGGCTAAATTACCTGTTGTATTGTACATAAATGAATATGAAATATCAAAGTACTTTTGAGCAACATTGTTATTGCTTGGATCAAGAGCCAATGAATTTGACCCTGTGCGGTTGTAGTCTGCATATCTGTAATAATATGGCAGAGGCAACGTCTCAACCTGTAAAGTTTGACGACACGGGCTGCGAAACCGCAGAACTGTATATTTTGCAGGCTTGATAGTGATTACTGTATCAATACTGCGAGTAGATTGATCTGTATTAATAAATGAGGAAAGTCCATCAATAATAACATTTCCAAATTGGAAGTTACTTGAAGTAACGCTATAAGGAATTAAGTTCGTGCTCACGTTAATCCCTGATGGATCAATTGCACCCACTAATCTTGGCCAATATCCAGGTGAATTCGAGTAGGCTGAAATACTTGATGTTAAAGGCTGATTCCCTGAAGTTAAATATGATAGTGTATATCCAGTTCTAATATTGCTCGCATCGAACCCGTTTTGAATAAAGAGAATATTATTAGTGTTAACGAAATACTGAGCAGCATAGGTTGCAAAGTCAATTGCAAAGTATCTTACAAATTGAGATTGCATATAAGAATACATATCGTTAAATACGACCTGCGACTGATTCAATTGATTTGATAAGGCAATAAAGACGTTCGAACTATATCCATTTTGCTGAAGGGCTGACGCTAAACTTGTTGCGCTCGTTTTTGTGAAAAGATTTAGCAATGACGTATTTAGCGTCAATGTAAATAGATTGATGCGCAAATTCTGTGCATCATATGTGATTTGGTAGCGATTAACAAGACTGTAGCGAAATGTATTGTCTGTTCGGTAGAGATCAAGATAGGCTATATTATTATCAATCAATTCAAGAATAACAGGATCTCCCAGACCCTTGGCATTAAATGTAACTCGTGTATACACGTTCTGGTCAACCGGATCAAGTTGCGTAGTTGTTAAAGTTAAATTGAGGTAAGGATACGCGACCGTATCAGTAGGATCTTGAAGAACCTGGTATAGAACTGGATAGTAGTATGCAATCTTAATCTGATCAATTGTATAGCTCGTCAGACCAGCATAGCGAGTAACCCAAAATGCCTTTACAATGTAATCCTTTGTAGGATTCTGAATAAATTTCTTATTCAGTGAATCATAAAATGTATCGCCAGGCTCGTTGAAATTCACACCGAAATCACCGTTTGTTGTAAATGCAGATACAAAGCCTGTAAATCCAGTCGGATAATCATAGAAAAGAGGAGTAAAGTTGAGCCATAACGTGATCTCAGACAGTAGTTCACCAATCGTATAGGTTCCTTCACGAATTGTCACAGCCTTCGTGAGCGGTTTTTCCAAGTATGTATTTGCACTCTGACGATTCAATTCCACAACAGGAAGTACTATATTACCCTTGTTCGCCTGAAAGTAAAAGAATGAACATAGCAACTTCAGCTGCGTGATTTGAATGCTCGTCACCGTCTTATAAGGACGAGGCGGTCTTAGTGTAAAACTTGTCGGCTGAAGAAAAGATGTACGATCGCGATTTGTAGAATCAACTAAAAAGAGTGTTGTGACATCCTTCCGTGTTGTCTTAAATGTTGTTTTTCCTGTAGCAGCGAATGAACTATCCGGAAGTGTCATTGTTGGCGACGAAACATATTCATTATAAGGCAAACTGCCTCGCGCAGAAGTCATTTGCTCCCCTTGATTTGAATACTTTGCAATTTCTCGTAGTGTTGAAAAAGAAGGACCTGCAGCTCTTGCTTCTAGGACTGTAAAGTCATCAATAGACCCCGAAGATCCAGTAGATCCAGTATCATCTGAATCATCGGCGTTGTATGGATGGTAATAATTGGTGCTGCCCTGTTGCATCCTATGCTAGAGGGTGATTTGACTACAGTCCAGACTACGGGTTTAGATGTCTAAACAAAAGGATATCTAACGATTAGAAATGTCGCAAAGCCCATTCTTAGTGAATATCGTTGAACTCCAAAATATAGTAACAAATGTTCAAGGAACAAATAGCGCTTCACAGCTCGCACAACTTCAGGCAACGGTAGCAAACCTACAAGAAATGGTTATCTATGATACTAAAACTATCGCAGCTGATGTTCTTAGCAACTACACTGCATCAAATGCAATTAGTGTTGTTGCTAATCTTAACCTTTCCAATGCAGGCCTTTATTCAAATAGCAATGCAGTTTCATTAGCTACAACCGCTGCAAGTGCTTTAACTTTTCCTGGTGGATCTGGCTCCTTTTCAACCTTAACTGTATCGACGCTTATCGGATTCGGAGCGAATTTTTCGACAATGTACGTATCAAGCCTTGTTGCGCAAGCCGCCTATGTGCAAAATCTGTATCAGCCATCTGACCAACTGCTCAAGACAAAGATCGAAACCTTTTCAACTACGGCCGCAGATGTGCTCCAGTTGAAGCCGAAGCGATTCGAATGGAGAGCCAGTGGCAAATCTGATCTAGGATTTATCGCACAAGAAGTTCAAACCGTCTGGCCAGAACTTGTTTCTCAAGATTCTAGAGGCTCTCTCAATCTGGAATATTCTAAATTCATTCCCTTACTGCTTGAATCTATCCGGGAACTCAAGGCACGCGTTGAGGTTTTGGAGAATCGCTCGGTGCGATGAATCGCTCGCGGTAAACAGCCCTGCTTAAGAACAGACCCTGTCTCATAGGATAAAGTGATATGGCCACACTAGAAATTCCTGGCATTACCTCGTGTGAGAAGGGTCCTGCTGACGCCTGTCGAAGTGTATCAATGCCTTGGCAACCTATTGCAAATCGTAAGATCATTCTGCTTGCAACCTCCACCATTCACAATGATAGTCTTTTCGTTAATGGGCTATATCAAAACGTTTTTGTACTGTACAAACTCTTTGATAGCATTGGCTATGCACCTATTCTGCTTGTCAATGATAAGCCGAAGGAAATTGAGAAGGTTCCGTCGATTCTTCGGCATACGCGAATGATCACCGTGGAGGAAATCGCGCGATCTCCTATTCCCATTCACGTCTACCTCGAGATTGGTATGAGCATTGACCCGATGCTACGACGAGTCTTCAAGATGGGCGGTGCCCGTATCTGCAAACTCTATCTCGGCAACATTCTGAATATCGACATCGAGACACCCATCTTCTACCACTCAATGCACTTTGCACATCACGTTGTAGGGGAAATTGATGAGATCTGGGTTTCGCCGCATTACAAGCAGCACGACGAGTACGCAGCTGTACTCAATCACGTAGACATAAGTGAAAAGTCAATGAGAATTGCACCCTATGTCTGGGATTCATCTATCTTAACACTCGATGGTGCACGCAACCCCAAGTGGCGACCTATTGCAGCGGGTGAAATCGAGACCTTTGTTATTCTCGAGCCGAATATCAGTTTTCAGAAGACTGCACTGATTCCAATTCTGATTGCCGAACGCTATTATCGCGCAGTAAAGAAGCCGATTCGGGTCATCGTCGGCAATGGAGATCGCTACACCAATTCTCCTTTCTTTATGCAAAGTATTCTACCAACTTTGACAATGGCTGCAGATAACTGTATCACATTCAGTGGTCGCCACGACATTATCAATATAATGCGTGATTACCCATATGCAACGGCGATTCTTCACCACTACAACAATCAGTATAACTATATGACTCTCGAGTATATGGTTGCGAATTTTCCTGTTGTTCACAATGCACCAGACTGGTCAGATGCGGCGTATTACTACAAGGGCAACAATCTGTCAGAAGGTACTGCGGCTTTGCTAAGAGCGCAGGGGCAGCACGCGACGAGCCTGGAGCGCTACAAGGCAGGAGCTGAAGCATTGCGTTGGAGACATAGTGTCTACAATCCAGATGTTCAGAAGGCTTGGATAGCGATGTTAAAGTAATTGATTATGTAAAAAAACCAAATTGTGGGATTGTAAATCCGTCGATTAGGTTTTTTAATGCCTTCTACCACCTTTTTTCACAGCCTTACGTCTGTAGGTTGACGCCTTCTTCCAAGTGTTTGCTCGCAGCTTCTGGAGTTCCCTGTACGCCTGTTCAATCTTATCCATCGGGCTCTCATCAGGGCCAAACTTGAGTCCCGTGTACGGGTCATACATTTCCGGAATCAAATGCTGGGACTCTGAGATTGCCTTGAGAAGGTGCTCATTCATCACCTGCGGCATACGCCTGCGGCGAGTCTGTCCTAGATTCGAGACGACCATTTCTGCAGCAGGAGATACTGCGGGGCTATTGAACGGATTGTAGGGCTTTGGTGCTGCTGCTGCTGCCGCTGCCGCTGGGGCTGATAGCAGGTTCGGTAAAGCCAGAGACCCAGCATTTGCAGCGGCATTCATAGCAAACAGCGGTGATCCAGCCTCGTTAGCACTACTAACCTCAGCAATACCCGATAGCTTAGCACCAGGAACCATCATAGATTCAAAAGGCTTTCTAACTCTTAATGAATTGTTTACAGCCTTCGGGCGGCCACGGCGCGTGGTCGGGATACGGATCCGTAGAGGTTGATTTAGAGCTGCAGGCGGTTCGCCAACCGTTAGAGGAACAGCTGCAGCTACCGTCTTCTTCTTGTAGGTTCTGGCCTTCTTAGGAGCTGAAGCAACTACCTCAGGTAAGAGTGAAGCGGCAGGTCCAAGTGAAGCTTCAGCAGCCAGTAAATTAAGAGGGGCGTTCAGATTTGCTGCAGGGGCAGGGGCCGCTAGCGCAGGGGCCGCTAGCGCAGGCATTCCCTTCATCGCCATTAACTTTCCAAGCATCATCTTTGCCTGTTCGAAACGCGGCGACATGAACGGCTTCATTTCACCCGCAGCAATCTTCTTCTCAAAAAACTTGACCTTATCCTTCAGATCCTTCTCGTTTTTCTTGTAGTACTTCTCTACATTGTAAGAACCCGCATTGAGACGCGACTTGATATTATTCATTAAATCCTTTCTTTTTCCAGCGGCACCTTCCATTGTATACCTACTTTAGTCTTATAGTTTTGTGCGGGTCTTTAGAGCCGCCTTGTGCGGGTCTTTAGAGCCGCCTTGTGCGGGTCTTTAGAGCCGCCTTGTGCGGGTTAAACGCAATCTTCTTTCTTTGCGAAGAAGGAAGAAGAATGCGTGTAGGTATCACGACAGATCTCCGACACTCAATGTTCAGTTCTGGCCAGGCAAACGCATCGTTTGCTGTAGCAAAAATATTTGAAACCCTCGGCCACGAGGTTGTTTTCATTCACCGCCAGGAAAATGCAGACTGGTGGGATGATTTAACCGAATTCAAGGCAAATGCCCCTAAACGCTATTTCATCGATAGCTACATCTCAAAGGAAAAGCCTCTTGATTTGCTAATCGAAGTCGCATTCAATACTACACCCATTGAGCGCCCACGACTCTGTAAAACCTGTGTCTGGTACTGTCGGAAACCTCTTTTATTTTCTGATCTCGAGTTTTCAGTCTACGCTGCCAGACCCGAAGGTCGCAATCTCGAGGGTGTCTCAGCAATCTGGGTCGCCGATCTATACAATAATGAAGAGGACATCCAGTACATTAAGACACTCTATCCAACAGTACAAGTTGAGGTTGTTCCGTGGATCTGGACTCCTGATTTGGTAGAAGCTCATCGCCAGACTACACAAAGCCCTGTCTGGTCTCAAGTTCACGATATTGTTTCCAAAGATACACCTTGGACGATTCACGTCAGTGAAACCAATATGAGCAATGCATCCTCGTGCACTCTTCCTATGGTCATCACTCGCTACGCGCAACTCAAGAAGAAGCTACCTGTCTCCAAGGTGATGATTCACAACTCCGACTTTATCAAAGCAAACAAGTTCTTTAATGAAAACGTCCTGAAGCACTGCAATGTTCCAGATATCAGCTTTAATTTCATCGGTCGCCAGCGTGTTATCGACTGGGTTCACGAGCCGCATTCAGTCGTCCTCAGCCACAACCGCTTTATTCCGCTCAAGATGTTCAATATCGAAGCGGCCTGGGTCGGCATTCCCTTAATTCACAACAATGCAGCGATTCGTGATCTCGGAAACGGTCTTGATCTTTTGTACTACAATGGCAATTCAGTTCAAGGAGCACAGGCTGCATTGCATAAGGTAATGTTTGATCTATCATCTATCAAATACTGTACAAGCACAGACGGATTGATTGAACTCCGCAGAGCTATCTTGCTCAAATATCATCCTCAGAGTCAGGTATCTGGGTGGGCTGCAGCATTTACTAAACTTGCATCTGCGCCTCCACCTATCCCCGCAACCCCGTTTATTGCTAAAGCTACTCTATCTGCACCTGCAGCTGCACATTCATCTGCACCTGCAAGTACATTTACAGTACTCTTTACTGATATGTGGGATCAGTTCAATGATTCCTATAATATGTTCCTTCTTGCGCTTGATAACGCTCTAACGCTTCAAAATGTCAAGGTCCAAGGCTTTTCGATAAAGACGCTTCCTACAGGCCAAAAACCTGATTTAGTTATCTTAGGACCCTTCGGTGAAACGTGGAAAACTCTGCCTGCAGAGTGGCCAAAGGCTCACTTCACTGCTGAGAACTCGCCTCCTATAAAGGATTCCGCAGTAAAGCTGAATATCGGCTATGCGCTACCTGATCTATCTGATACATCCTATCTGAGAATGCCTCTCTGGATGTTTGAGATCGACTGGTTCGGTGCGAATATGGTCAAGATACAAAATCCTCTACCCTTGCCTATCGACAGTTGCACGCAGAGTAGTGCTGACACCTATGACTCTCGATCCAAGTTCTGTGCGTTCATCGTAACGAATCCTAAGAATCCTGTAAGAAATCAGGCGTTTATGACGTTGAACCAGTACAAGCCTGTAGACAGTGCTGGTCGTTTATTTAATAACATCGGCGACACAATCTTTGCCGGCCTAGGTGGTGGCGGCGGTGAACTCAAGAAGCACGAATTTCTTAAGAAGTACCGCTTCTGCTTAGCCTATGAGAATGAGTCTGCATCTGGCTATACGACTGAGAAGATTCTGCACGCCAAGGCTGCCGGCTGTGTACCCATCTATTGGGGTGATCCCAAGGTCGGTCGCGACTTTGATTCCAAGGGCTTTCTGAATGCAAATAACTGTAAGACTCCTGAAGATCTACTCAACTTGGTCGCTGCAGTAGAATCCGACCCTGCTGCGTGGAAGAAGATTTCAACGACGCCGGCCTTGTCCGCCTATAGCCGCGATCTCGTGAGGCGCAACTTTGCTGAGATGGTCAAACGTTTCTGTATTGTTGCAGGCCGCAGTGAATTGGTTGCCAAGTTACCACCTTTTCTTGGTGCCACGACGACAAAGGAGGCGCTCGAGTTGCAGAAGAAGAGAGAAGGAGTTGTTGAGCCGTATAAGGTTGTGCTTGCTGCACCTGTTGTTGCTTTGGCTGCGCCTGAACCTGTTGCTGCTCCTGAACCTGTTGCTGCTCCTGAACCTGTTGCTGCACCTGTTGCTGCACCTGTACCTGTGCCCGTAGCCAATAAGACTCTTGATAACCTAGTCTGCATAACAGCTGCGACCCAGCGATTCTGGCCTTCTCTTCTCCTCTGGATCAAATCTGTTCAGCGCCACCGTCTTGTAACACCAAGTCTAACTGCTCGTGTCTATGTCGGCGCTGATGTCAGTGAGAGCGCACTTCAAATGACAATGGAACAGTACAAGGATTTTGCTGAATTTATTCGGTTTCCCACCGATGCACCCACCGATTTCGCCGATTTCTGGGAACCCCAGCATTTCGCCTGGAAGATCTGGATCTACAAAACAGTTAGCAACGATCCCACACTTGCAGGTCGTCTAGTTCTGTACACGGATGCAGGAAGTGTTTCACTTCGCTGGCCTATGGCCTGGCTCAGCAAGGCCAAGGAATCTGGTGTCTGTCTACTTGAAGACAGTCGCCAGACAAATGAGCAGTGGTGCCACGCGGAGTTCTGCTCAGCACTGCAGGTATCCGAAGCTGAGAAGAAGGGTCAGCAAGTTGTCGGTGGCCTCGTTGCCTTCGTGGCCGGCCATCCCGCAGCGCGTCGTCTCTTTGATGAGAGCTACGAATGGGCCCAGCAGCGTGCCGTAATCGTCGGTGAGAAGTGGTCTGGTACGCTACCCGATGGACGGCCTTTCGGCCACCGCCACGACCAGAGTATTCTGAGTGTCATCGGCCAGCGTATTGGAACTCCTAGGCTTCCGCTTGATACAGTATACGCTGATAAGTCTGCACGTGATACCTTTCATAATGGACAGTCCATCTATGTGCACCGTGGCCAGTACCAGACACATAAGCCGATTGCTGATGGTATCGATGATTGCTACGTAATCAATCTGGATCGTCGCTCTGACCGAATCAAGAATTTTATTGCGCACCACCCTTCTCTCAAGGGTCATTTACGTAGAATACCTGCATACGATGGCAAGAAGATTAAGCTAACGCCGAGTCTAACGCGTTTGTTCAAGACCAATGATTTCTTTTGGAAGAAGGCGGTTATGGGATGCGCCCTCAGCCATATGAAGACGTGGTCAAATCTACTTAGTGAACCCCCTGAGATTCAGTCATATCTTATTCTGGAAGACGATGCACGCCTCGATCCGAATTGGCTACAAGCCTGGAAACTCGCCTATCCTGGGCTTCCTAATGACTGGGACTGCGTATACCTCGGTGGAATTTTACCGCCGAATCGCCCTGGCTTCGTCAATACTCTGGAGCGTGTTGCGCCTGGACTGGCTCGCGTTGCTCCCAATCAGCTCTTTGGTCAACCGCAGCCTACTCGCTACTTCCACTTCTGTGCCTATGCCTACGTTCTCAGCCGCAGTGGTGCTGCAAAGATTCTCGAATCTATCCTCGATCGCGACGGCTATTGGACGAGTGCAGACCATATGATCTGTAATCCTGTAGACAAGATGAATCTGTATGTTCTGGACCCGATGGTTGCCGGCGCATCTCAAGATGATGACCCAATTTACCAGAAGGCTGAGTTCAATAATTTCAGCCGCATTGACAATTTCGATAGCGATCTGTGGAATAACGATGAGCGGTTCACATCTGAAGAAGTAAAACAGCAGATGGATGTTGGAGCTCCTCTTCATATCACTGCATCCTTTACTGAACTCGATGCTGTAATGCATGGTCTTCCTCTTCCTGCTGTTATGAAGGATGATGCAGCAATAAAAGAGATTAAGGAGGAATTTGTATCTGAGCATCTGAGAGCGGCTGGGGCTGTTACCAATGCTCCTGCTCCTGCTCCTGTTCCTGTCGCTGTAGCGCAACCAGTAAAACAGGAGCGCGTACCTGGAAGTCCTCGGTTTGTCGCGCTCGACTGTGTCGGTCTGAAGAATGATACACTCTACGAGGCCAACTGGCTCCAGGATCTCTTTGACAAGGTTGTCTTTTCAATCGAGTCAGTCTCGGCAACAGATTCTCTCGAAGGTGATGATGTTATTGCAGTCGTCATCAAGAACAAGTGGGCCGAACAGATCACCTGGCTCAATAGACTTCGTTCTCGCGGCAAGCCCTTCAAGATTCTGCACCTCTCAGATGAGTTCCTCAATGACCCCATAAGCTTCTACGCCTGGCCCGAAGTCAAGACAGTCTTCCGTTTCTACGATCGCCCCGATCTCACTCCAGATCTCAGATCTAAGATTCTCATTCTCCCTCTCGGCTATCACCAGAAATTCAAGGGAGGCTGTACAAATCCTATGCAGGTGACCCCTGAGCTCCCTTTCCGGGACTTTACCTGGTCCTTCGCCGGTACAGATTGGCAAGGTCGTCGCTCATCAATGCAAGTTCTCAATGCAATTCAACCCTCCTTCAATCGATTCTTTGATGACTGGAACAGCCCAAGTCAAATGAAGACAGAAGAGTATATTTCACTCTTACTGAGCAGTAAATTCGTCCCTTGCCCCCGAGGACAGAACTTCGAGTCCTACCGCTTTTATGAGGCACTCTGCTGTGGTTGCATTCCACTCTTCCTCACGGATGAAAAGGACCCAATGTCTATGCTGTGGCTCCAGCAATTCGAAGGTATCCTACCATTTATCAATATTCAGTCCTGGGAGCACGCAGCGGCCCTAATGCAGCATCTGACCTCCAATCCTCACGTAATGGATCAGTACCGTCGGGCCATTTTCCACAATTGGGGCCAGTTCTTCCAGAAGCTGCGTGAGAAGGTGGCTACTGCTATCAAAAATTGAAGTGTAAGTGTTTATTCAAAGCACTAACACTATCAAGCATATTCAAAAATGACTATCTTTAAGAATATTGAGGACCTGCGTCCCTATATTCCGCCCGATAACGGCCTGGATCTGACCAAAACCAATCGCCACATCGCTATTCTCTGCAAGGGCAATCGTGTTCTCGCAAGCGCAATGAACCAATTCGGCTCGCGTTCTTTCGGATCCGGATATACATATAATACCATTCACGCCGAAGTCAACGTCATTAAGAAGTTGGGTAATATCAAACTTCTTAATGGTGCAACAATGTATGTGTTTCGAACTGGAAAGGGCTGCAATGAAGACAGTATCTGCCATTCGCGGCCGTGTCCAATCTGCCAAAAATTCCTGGAGAAATGTATCGATGAGTATGGTCTTAGGCGTGTCTTCTATTCCGTTAATCCTGATGGCTCCTGTCCTACGCCTTCTCGAGTCCACTAGCTTTCGGGAACTCTTGACAAGTAAAAGGTATAAGGATTGAAATAGATATTGAATTTTTTCAAGATCTTTGGAAATACCATATAACACGCATCAAACACTAGGAGAGCTCCACCAAATCCAATAAACACCTCATCCCACGTATCAAAGTTAGACGACCCATTAATGTAAAAAAAGAATATTAAAAATAATCCAAGAATTGTTTTAAACAAAAAGTCAGAGATCAAATAAGCCAGATGATTTTCATCTTCCACTCTTGCTAAAATAAGAATAATTTGAACAATCATTGATATTTTGAGAAGTAAAAGTACAACAATATAGGCTTTCATTTACTACTAAAACACCTGAAAAAACGCCAGATGCTTTTTGGGCTAGGATTCGTGCTAGCGCTAGTAGAAGGAATTATTGTTTGTTGATGCAACATTGACCACTCATCAATTGTATACCGATCACCCATACACGTATTGCAGCGACCGCAGATTGCCATCAGATTTGGCAATGCTGTCTCACCGCCTTTCGATTCAGGAATATTATGGCCGCACTGGAAATCAAAGACTGTTATCTTATTTTTACACCAGCTGACTTTACACTTTCCTTCAAAGACGTGTCCCATATCGCGAATCCAAAGTTGTTCTTTGACAGCTTTAGGAATATTCTGCTTTCGCTTTTTTGATTTATCATCAGCTGGTATAGGAATAGATCTGAAGATTGCTCGTACACTTGATCGTCTAGGATCTACAGCTAGTTGAGGCTGCATCCTATCTAAACTATCTTAGCTTTCAATCTCTAGATGGGAATCCCACTTCTTGCCGTTGAACTAAAAGGCGGTCTAGGTAATCAACTCTTTCAGATTGCTGCAGGTTATGCATACGCCAAGCGATTTGCAATGGAACTCTGTTTTCCTCGTATCTGGAATTGCCGTCACGATCGTCAGCCAATCTGGGATACATACTTTAAAGACTCTCAGCACAAATTTTCACTGTTAGAAAAGAGCAGCTTTGAAAACGTGCGGTGGCATACGATATCTGAAGAAGGGTTTGCTTACAAGGAAATTCCAGCGCCACCTCGAGGCCTGCCTTTCTACAAGCTAAACGGCTACTTTCAGAGCTCGCGATTTTTTCAGGCAGTACAGGAAGAGATTCGCGATCTGATGCACATTCCTCTCTGGCTCGCTGTCGAAGCAAATACACAGCTAGAGAAAGTCAAAGTTGATCCTGATGAAGATTGGATTGGCGCTCACGTTCGTCGCGGAGACTATATCTATGTATCTGAGTATCACGTGACAACAACGAAGGAATATTTCGAAGGTGCACGCTCGCATATTCAGAAAAAGACTGGATATTCAAGAGTGTGTTGGATCACAGAAGATCCTCAGTGGGTTTCTCAGACATTAGCAAAAGAAGGAGATGAAATTATCTCAGGAGATCCACTATCCGATTTTGCGACACTAGCAAAATTCAAGCATCTCATTCTCTCAAATTCGTCCTTCAGTTGGTGGGCAGCGTGGCTAAATCCTCTGCAACACAAGAGTCGCATTATTTGTGCACCCAACAAGTGGTTTGGCCCTAAAGGCCCTCAGGACTTTGCAACGATTTTCGAACCCGACTGGACTTTGATTGATACGACTTCAGGAAAGGTCGTAGAACACGTAGATAACCAAGTATAGGCATCCAAAGCAGGACACTGAAAGTCCTTTTCTGTTATCACCATATAGATCCAATCTTTCGGATTTCGTACTGCCGACATCATCTGAGACCAGCGTTCTCGAGTCAACTGTAGAGATTCCTTGAAAAACTGTAAATGCTCGGGTGTCAAGGACTGCCGAACTTCATCGCACCACAGTAAAAAGACTAAGATCATAAAGAGATCACGCCCTGTTTTCGGACACGAATCGAGCGGTGATAAGATAGTCCCTCCTGACTGAATCCAAGGACGAGTTCCAGGACCAAGACACGCAAATCCGAAGTCGACCAGAACAGCCGTTGGCGACGCAGCGACTGTAATCTGTAGATCCCCTAGAGAGACACTATGAGGTCTAATAATTTCCTGTCTAACCAGGATATTATCAGGCTTGAGATCTCGATGATTGAATCCAATATCAGATTCTAGAACACAGCAGCACATCGCAATCTGTGCTAGAATCTTTAGAATTGCAATACCATTTTCTGTCTTCGGATGCTTCCACGTCGGCAAAGTGCTCAGATGGGTCATCAGAATTGGTGCAGAATAGATCGGTTCCATTGTGAACCAGTAAGATCCATTGTACGTAAAAAGATCATAGACTTTGGGGCAATGTAGACTAAGATGATACTTTTGTAATGAAGTATAACAGAGCCACTGTATAACTGCTTCTTGCATTCCTTGAGTTTGTGCAGCCGGTTTTTTGACAAGAACATCTATTGAGTCTTCAGACCCACTTTTACGCTTGGCCCAATTCAGTTTTCCAAAAGTTCCGTCTGCTAATGTATCTTCAATAGTGAGGCGGCAGCGCATCGTGCCGGTATGTGTTTTTATCTTGCCATCAATGGAAAGATATGAACACTTTTTAGACTGTAAATTGGCAAGAGTACACAAAGTACCCTGCCAATCTAGACCTATTTCACTCGCATCATACATCGTATGGAACCGAGTGTCTACCGTAGCATCTCAAATTCATTTTCACTCAGAAGAGCTTGATGTTTCCTCTGTTGCAGGCTCTTCACTTACCGGTTCTTCTGTTGCAGGTTCTTCTATGGGGGTCGGCTTGTTTGCGGACTTGTTTGCGGACTTATTTTGCCGCACTTCAGTTCCAGGTTCATTTCCAGTCGGATAGAGAACGAGCGGATAGAAATACGCATAATTCATCAGTACACTCTCAGGATACTTTTTCATTGCGTTTTCCTTATGGCCATCGAGGAACCGCGACAGAAGACGTAAGTGAGCCGGCAGATTCTCATCACTCATAATGGCTGTTAGGTACTTGTCTTGATACAAAGTGCTACCGAGAAAATCAGCATCGACTTCCCACTGTGCCAATGCAACCATTAACGGGTTAACCAGGATTGTTAGCTCATACGCTGTAAAGGGCTTACCTGATTTGTTTGCCTCATAGACCTTGCGATCCAGTACATCCAGATTTGACACCTTCAGATCCTTGACATCATCAGGCTTGACATCAGGCTCTTCTAAGCAACAGAGGGCAATGCACGCACGAGCGTGATACTCTCTATTTGCCTCGACTTCGTGAAAGAAATCAACTACATTCGGAAATTCCTTAGCCTTGGTCGCCTCCATCAGATCACGGTATCTGAACAGATTCAGTTGCTTAAATACTTCGAGGGGAGACAATGTCTTCAGTAAATCTGCAGTAGGGCTCTTAAGAGAGAACTTGCCAGGGGCCTCAGTATCTTCAACCACTGTCAGATCAGATCCCTTATTTTGCTGAGCGATCGGCTTGAACTTGGCTAACTCCATCTTGCACATCTTCCAGACGTTGTTATAGCGGTCAAAGTTGTCAAACGGAATCGTCAGCTCAGCTGTTGATGTAGCAACAGGAGCTGCAGTTGCAGGAGCTGTATTTGCAGCAGGAGCAGGAGCTGTATTCGCAGCAGGAGCAGGAGCTGTATTTGCAGCAGGAGCAGGAGCCGTATTTGCAGCAGATGCAAGAGCTGTATTTGCAGCAGGAGCAGGAGCCGTATTTGCAGCAGGAGTATTCGGCTTTGTAGCAGCAGCATTCGGCTTTGTAGCAGCAGCATTCGGCTTTGCAGCATTCACCGACTTTGTATTCCTTGTCGTATTTGCATTGCCATTTGAATTCTTCTTGCGCGTAGTATTTTTCGAAGGACCTGTATTGATATTGACTACAACTGCATTCTTTACAGCTTCCTCAGCAGACTTAATCTTCTCTTCAACCGCAGCCTTTCCAGCATCAATCTTATCCTTCACTGCCTGCTTCGCAGCATCCTTCGCAGAATCCACACTATTCTGAACTGCCTGCTTCGCATCATCCTTAACATCTTGTAGTGCCTGCTTAGCCTCCTTCTTTGCATCTTCAGCTAACTCCTTTGCGGCCTTCTTTGCCTCTTCTTTTGCCGCCTCTGCGGCTTTTTTTGCGGCTGCTTTAGCTGCTGCGAACATCGCTCTATCTAAATAGGATTGAGACGAAAGAATTCCTTTCTTTCTACGCCTGCAGATCCATCAATCCAATGTGCAGCAATCTCGTGAGGATGCTCGTCATTAAAGCCAGTAGAAAAGAGTTCGATCCAACCCGGAGGTGCTTCCCACGTCCACTGCATCATCTTTAGATCCCAGAACCCCCGTTTACAGTATCTCAAATCGGGTGTCACATCATTTACAAAAATAGACAATGGCATATACCGATCCTTCCACACTACAAATTCATCAATCAAGCGATCCGGATTCAAGCGTCTACGCTCAATCCATCTTGTTGGTACGAGCGTGCGCTCAAGCAAAGAAGCCTGCCGAAAGCTCCAGTGCTTCATATACCAGCGAAACCACCTCTCAGGATACTGCTTCTGCGATAAGTGCACAACCTCGTGCGCCATCGTCTTTGGATTCGGATTCCACAAATCAAAGATAGGCAACGCAATTCCGTGTGTTCCTCGTGTATGCGGTAATCCAGCATCCGACTGACCTTCCAAGTAGACAAGCTGTAAAGGACCCTGTATAGGAACCGGCGATACAATTAAAAAACTAGACGGCTGTGTTTCAGGTGCAGGAATGTAAGGATACAGTCGTGCTTTTTTATTGATAGGCGACCGTGAAACAAGATCTCTGTAGTGATCAATCGACTCCCACTCAGCAAGTGTTGCAAGTCGTTCTTCTTTTGGAACAATAACAACCTTAGTCCCGTACATCTACTGATCTAGTGTTGCTTTGCCTTTCTTCTTTTCCCGTTTTACAGCCGCAACGAGCATTCGGTCCTCAAACAGCGAATCTGCCCTCGGCTGCGCCTTCTGTGCCTTCAGCGCTGCAGCGACCGATGCCTTCGTCTTCGCTCTGCTAACGATACTCTGAGCAATCGGAACGGCCTGAGATTCACTCTGCTTAATTCCCCACATCGTGAGCAAAGTATTCTTTCCCTTCTCCTTGGCCTGCTTGAACAAGTACTCGCGTGCATACTTCTCACGCTCAACCGTCTGAATCTCCGGATCGGCAGACCACCCCTGCAGAGGCGGCTTTGCTCCCGGCAACTGATCCACGAGAATACTGAATAGCTGGCCAATCGGACTCTCCAGCTGGTGCTCAAGATAATACTGCGGATCTGGCTTGAGGCCATTTGCCTTCATAAAGCTCAATGTCTCCACTCGCTCACCCTGATTGCCTGAGAATCCAGCCGGTGGTTTGAAGTAAATGAAAGAGAGTCGATCACCCGAAGCCGGTGCGTTTCCCGGGTCCCTTTCCTTGATGCGATCTGCCAGAATCTTATGGGCCGGTGGAGTCGCCGACTTGTACTCCGACCTCAGACTCCTTGTCAATAGAAGTTGACTGAGACTTACCTTGTTATCCATCAAGTCATTTGCATACTTCTTGACGAAGGATGCAGCCGCCGCAACATCGCGATCCATCAGCAAGTGCTTGACTGCTCCACCATACACCGTCTTCAGGATAGGCGCATAGTCTCGCCGCTTCATCGCAATGCCCATCGACTTTTGCACGAAATCTGTCGAGTTCTCCTCATACATATTTCCAACATATCGCTTCTTCGTAAAGATGATGAACGGATAAAACACCTTGTCAAACTCAAAGTCGTGCGGTGGCTTCAGAGCCTTTGTGATAAAGTGTCCTGCCTCTTCTGTTATACTAATCGTGGCATCAATCGCCTCCTTTCCTTCCAGGCGCTCACCTGTCTTTGTATCTCTCGGATTGAACTCAACGAAGAGCGAATCCGTATCTCCGTAAATGACCTGTGCTGAGCACCGAGGATCCTTCGCCTGCGGCCCGTAAAAGTGCTCGATCGCCGCCTTTGCAAAGAGAATCTGCTTCCGGCCATATGCCGTCACTGAAGCTGCCAAGTGTTGCAGACGAACCTTGAAGACTCCCGAACCCAACTGACCATACAGTGAATTGGCTGTAAGTTTATAGGCTAGCTGCTCTGCATCCAGCAAAGCCTTTCGAAAGGGATCGGCCTCCTTCTTGATCTCCGCCCTCTTGGCCGCTCGAGCCGCCAGCAAGTTTCGGACAATCTGAGGCAACGCAGCTTTCCGATCTCCCGGATACTGGGCATACCGGCAAACTCGAATTCCCGTCTTAATCTTCTGAGGCGCCTTCCGGGTATCCGCCGGATCAGCCTTCCAAATGTCAAACGAAATGTCAATCCAGCTATAGCCCAACTTGTTTCCAAGAGCCTCGTACTTTACCAGATTCTCCTTGAGTGGCGGCCAAACGACATCGCCTCCACTTCCATCCAGACCGTAATCCCGAACCCAGAGAAGACTGTCGTACGAAATGTTCTCCGACTCGATCGTCGAAGGATACAGAGAAGCGAAATCACAAACGCCAATCGGGCTCTTTGTGTAAAACCCTGGAACCGGATCCAGAACAATCGCACCTTCATACGATCCCTCCTCTTCAACCACTTCGCCATCCGGTCCCAGCTTCGGGCCAATCTGAGGAGGTGCGTTAAACGGCGGGCTCGAAAGAGTCAGAATCGTCAACTTCTGCCGATCGCAAAACTTGAAGATCAGAGATTCAATCTTGACTCCCTGACCACGAGTAAAGATCATCGTAATGGGAACTGTACAGACATTCGCCATCGACATCGCATTGTTGAAGACTTCCAGCTTATTGTACAAGTCCATCGTCAGGTCGCAATCCTGAATGCAGTAGGCGGCGATGGTCGCCCGATCAGCCGAAGATCCCCGGTGAAGCCGGAAGATATCTGCCGGGCTAACATCATCCTTTACGATAACCCACTTGACTGCGAGAGCCGTGTCCAACTCCTGGTCAGCCTCGGTCGGCTGAACTTTCAGAATGCCGGAGCCAACTTCCAGAATTTGGAGTTTGTCCGTGAGTTCGTCGCCTGTTTCATCCAGAAGAACTACCGCTCGACCCACCTTGGCATTTCCTGTTGCCGATGTCTGAATGGTCCAGGTGCTGTCTTCATTGTGCACAATCTTCTTCAGCTTTCCAGACATAAAGTACTTGGTCACCTCATCCAGCTTGTACGAAGGAAGCTGATAGCCACGCTTGACCACGTGATACAGATCCACCTGCAGACGTCCCTGCAAAGACAGAGTGTGAAGGAAGTTATCTCCAAGTGCAGAGCTGCTCAAACGCTTTTCTGTTAGCTTGACGTTGCCACCGTGGCCACAGAGACGACTGAGCAACTGGAGATTCGGATCTTCCGTGATGCCAAGCACTTCCGAGCGCTCCCAGATGTAGCGTTCATCAAAACCAAAGATGTTGTATCCGACCCAGATGTCCGGATTAATATCAACGAGCCACGCAAACCATCCTTGCAGCATTGCCTTCTCGGTCTTGTACCACTTGACATCGGCTGTCGGAATTGGATCGCACTTGTCCAGAACAAAGATGGTTTTTGTAATCTCTCCGGCTAGCCCTTTGAGAACACAGCCAATCTGAATTATGGGGTCTCCCTTCTCGCCTTTGGCTGCCGGCTTCGCTACCGGAAAGTCGCCAGACTGGCTGTAGCACTCAATATCCCAGAAAAGTGCCTTGAAGGGTGCGGAGGGCTTGGGAGGTGCAACAGTCGGTTCAACCGATGTCCACTCGCACGTCAAAACCCGAATGTCCGAGGTTTCATCGGGTTCATCCTCATTGGGATCCACCGTGATCCAGCCGCACGACTGAATGTTTCGGAGATGGAAGAAACGGAGAAGGGGATCGAGACCCGATTCATAGACGGGGAGAGGTTTGGACGATCGGCTGAGAGAGAACTTCGGTTCCTGGTGATCGTTCAAAAGTAGATTCTTCAAATCCCGGAATTCTTTGATGCTGGCTACTGAAAGTTTGAAGAAGGTGAATTCTTCATCGGCTGTGAATCCGTACAACTCCTTTCTCTTCTCGCGTTCAATGGTCAGAGATGCCGGAACCTTACTCTTCCAGGTTTCGGCAGTCTTGAGTTGATCCTTGAACTGATTTGCATTCAGAGAGTCGGGGACCTTGACATACAAGTAAGGCTGGAACCCCGTGACGTCGCAGCGAAGAGACTCTCCATCGGCGGTCATTCCAAAGAGATGAATTACCATCTCATTGGCCTTGGTTTCTGTAGACGTGCTAGGATGCCCGTCATCCGACTGAGCATCTTCAATAGCATCGTATTCATACTCAATTTCAATTTCGTCGGCTGTCTCTCGCGTGATCGTTTTCCTTTGATCGCGTGATAGTGCATCAAGAATATGAAATGTTACTGACATTGTGTGGTACCTTCTAGTGTACTGGATTTGCTACCAATTTTTGGGGCTACTTATTAACGCCTTTTGTGGGTGGATGTACGGAGCCTGAGCATTGCACGTAATGATCGAGTTTGGTTTTTGATTGCGTCAAGAAGTCTAGAGCCTGTGCTTCTGCTGCCACCTAGAAGCACAGGTCTGCCGCGATTCTGCGACGCAACGAGGTCAGCGCCGATATCAGGAGGAGCCATCTTACGAGTCGACGCCGCAATGGACGGAGTGTAGCCCTTGTTGTTGAAAGGTGAGCGGCCCAGGGTCTCCTCTGCCTCTGCCTCTTCCTCGATGTTGATATCAAGTGAGTCAGATGGTGTCTGGCTCTGGCGTTTTACGCTTTCAATCGGCTGAATGCTGTAGGCGGGTTGATTAAGGGTTCCTTCCTTGTTCATCGACGCTTCAAGATTCATCTCTTCCTGGACTGCCTCGGAAACCTCATTTTCAGCTTCAGGATCGGGTGTAGCTGCTGTTGCAGGGAGCAAAGGTGTCGGAGAGTTTACCAGAGCCGTCAACGACTCCTTGTCCTCGTCTAGCGTCGGCTTTCTCGGCATCGCGGGTGTTGATACGCCATTCTCGTCAACAAAGGTTGCAGCCTTCTTGTCCTTGCCGACCAGGAGGAGTGTCGGGTAGAACTTTCGTTCCACGTTTGCAAGACTTGTATTTGCAATCATATCCTCACGAATGGCTGCACGATTCATCGTCGCATTCTTGAGCTGAGTAAGAGGACTCCAGACTTCATCACGGAACCGGTGGCACGCTCCACACCAGTCGGCGTAGATGAAAACGAGAGTCAAAGGACCTCTTCCGAGCAGCTGCTCAAAATTCGCAATCATATTCTTCGAGCGGACATCAATCACCTTCTTGCCCTTTTTAACTTTTCTCGTTAGACGTCTCTTTAGTTGTTGTCTCTTCGTTGCTCTTTTACGAGGAGCCATCTACTTGTCGGGCAGAGAAAGAATTGTCCTCTTACGTTAGTATGAAGGTTCCTTCGTGGTTCAAGTTTGATACAAAAATAGCAGGAATTGGAGCCCTAGTTATCATTTTGGTTGTGATCCTAATCAGCTTTCTTCCGCAAGTCCAGCCTCAGAATACTGCATTAAAAGCCAGACAGTTGAGCAAGGAATATAAGCAGGGGTTTACTGGCTCGTGTGATAAAAACGTTGTACTCGATACTTCAAAGAATGGAATGTTTCCGTATTCAACTTCGCCGATCGACAGCCTAGATCAGTATGAGGTCGATGTCGTCTTTCAGAATGAGGGCGACCGAGAACTGAAAAAGCAGCAGATCAACCGACTCTCCAGACAGTTTCCGCTTGACTGGAGTTTCTACCCCCCGAACTCCAGCAAGTTCCAGTCAGAACAGGCCAAGTACATTGAGGGCTTTTCTACGCAGTCATCTGCAGAGGATCTGAATGCTCCGTACAAGGAGATCGGCGACGGCAATTTAGTTCCTCCCGACACGCTTGAAATGGAAAAAGAGGAGCAGAAGATTTTGGCGACGTATGCGCCCCAGAAAACGGCTGATTTGACGAAGTATGACTTGGATGATGCTCAGGGTCTCGTTGCAAAGATCTACCAGAAGAAGGGTATGATTCCTACAGTCGTATCAAAGGGCCAGAATGTCTTTGAGGTCGTAAGTACACGCAATGTCAATGAAAAAATAGAATATGAAGATGATCTTCCTGACGCTCCCGCCTCCTCTGATCCTATTGCTGGTGTTGGAGAGGCGACGATTGAAGTTCCTGCAGTTGCAACCCAGACAGCCGCAGGTCTTGATCCCTTCTATGAGCCTACGACCCAGACCCGATCGAATCGCAGCGATTATCAACGCTGGACACCTGGCCTAGAGCGGATGTTTGCGCCGACCTATCCTACAAAGGACTGGATCAAGGGCGACTCATACAATGGAAATACGGCCTATGACTCAGCGGTCAGTCAGCAATCCACTACATCTCCTGCGATGCCGGCGAGTGGGTGGTCAGGATTCCCTGGTGCTTCGTCAACGGCAGTTCCTCATTCATCTGGATCTCTGGGCCCGTCGACGGCAGAGACATCCGCACAGGGTGCAGCGGCGTATTCTTCAATGGTTGGAGGCCATTGATACAGTAAAAAATTCAAAAACAATCAGAAAAAAAAATTATTCTTTTTCTGATGGTTAGAGTAAATGGCAAGTGCTGTTCCACTACTAGATGAAAAATGCGGTATTCGTAATAAAGGAAATGGATGCTACCAAAATTCATCCATTCAATTCTTGTGGTCTTTACCGCCGTTTCGAACAATGATACAATCAATTAATCCTGACACTTTAGTCAGTAAACCAAGATATAAGCATAAAGATATAGAAACACCAGAGCCTACATCAACTAAACAGCAAAAGGATGATATTATAAAAAGAAACGAAGAAAAAACAGAAATATTATTAACTAAATCAAACGAGGCCTGGAAGAAAAAATACGGTGTGGATGCATTTAAGTTTGAAGGAACGAATAAAATTACTATTTGCCTAGTGGATAACTTTCCTTCTACTGTAGCTACTTTTACTGAAGCAACTAGTATAATAACTGCAAATAATGGAATTGTTATAGAAGAAACAGATATCAGTATTGATAAAAAAATTATACGTGCTTTAAAAACAGTATTTACTAAATTATCTAGTACAGGATCTGGTATTATAGATATAAGTTCAGAGTATGATTCATTATTACAAGCAGATCCATTACTTGTACCTGGAGCACAAGAAGATGCTTCACAATTTATCCTTGGTATTTTACTGAAATTAGAAACATACTATTTTACACCCGAAATCAAAGTTTTTTTTGATTCAATTAAACTTCCAGTCTATGAGGCCTATGATTGTACAAATGCTCAAAAAATAGTAATTCCAGAACGATACAAAACAAATGATGATGTTGATCCTTCAAAATGCGCTCTACAATCAAGCCTACAATTACCTATTGTATCAACTGAAAAGACAGTGAATTCTCAATTACAAAAATACTTTGAACCTGAAAAACCAGATCCTACTAATAATAAAGTTGAACTATGTGGCGATGGACAACAAAATGCTAGTGGTGAATTCAATAAAGGAGAGTATACGCTTAAATTCACTTATATTGCGCCACCACAGTCCTTACAATTTTGTATAATTTTATTAAAACGATTTAAAACTATAATAATTAATTCACGAGGTGACTATTCTACTTATTTAAATAAACAATTAGGACTTAAAGAAGACGATGAAGAAGTAAATAATTGGGCAATTCATCAAGGAAATTCGTATAGTTATAAGGTGCAAGATTTAATTGAACCCAGTTCTGAAATTAGTTTACCAGTTGATGGAACTCCTATTTATCTTAAACTAAAGTGCTGCATAAGTCATGGTGGTCAGCTTGGAGGCGGTCATTATACATATGATCAATTTGATGATAAAGGAAATCCTATTCGAAATATAAGTGATTCAACTGTACGCAATTATACTCCAGTAGAGTACGAATCGAATAAGGACAGGATACGAAATCAAGGATATATCTACTTGTATGAACGTGTAGATCCTACTGCAATTGTTCCTGCTGCTCCTGCTGCTCCTGCTGCTCCTGCTGCTCCTGCTGCTCCTGCTGCTCCTGCTGCTCCTGCTGCTCCTGCTGCTCCTGCTGCTCCTGCTGCTCCTGCTGCTGCTTCTGCTCCTGCTGCTCCTCCTGCTCCTGCTGCTCCTAATCTTTCTTCGTTACTATTAACACGTACGGGGATACAGGCTCAATTTCCAGAATTAATTAATGAAGTTGATCTTCAGGAAGTAAATTTAAACAGTAGTGGACATTTTAGAACAAATTTAGATAAGCTACCTGATTCTATTCAACAGAAATTATCAAACGCAAGAGTCCTGCTCGCGGGTGAAAGTCATAATATTAAAAAGGAAGACTATACGAAAGTATATTTAACAAGCGACATTCACGCCGATCTTCGGAAATTCATACAGCTTTTGATTAGTGCAGGAATGATTGAATATACTGATAAGACTATTAAGGATACTGTTATGACAGTTGATCTAATTCCTAACGCATATTTAACTGATTTTAAATGGATTGCTTCTCCCAAAACATTACTTGTGATTATCGGTGATTTAGTGGATGGAAAGCGAGAAGGTTTTGGAACAGTAAAAGATGGAATAGGTAATATCGAATTACTTTTGCATATTTTCCTGTATAATTTACGTATAAAGGCTCGTAATAATAACTCTGAAGTTCGGTTTACAATTGGTAATCACGATATGTCTAGTGTTTTAAATAATGATGATGATGATGCTATTTTTTATCGTTATGTTCATAACAATGCAAAAACATATTTTGAAACACCAAGTAAGGATGATTCAGATTTTGAAAATAGAAGACAGTGTTTACTACCTTTTTATGAATGTTGTCCTTACTTTTTTTTAACAATTGATCAAGAAGTTATCTGTGTTCACGGTGGATTACGTGGATCTAATGATATATCATTAAATTATCAATCTATTCTTAATGATTTACAACTTAAAATACAGAATTCAAAAAAATTGGTAGAATCAATAAATAGTGAAGTACCAGAAAAATATAGAACTTCGCTTAAAAAATATCTTATTGACCGTTTAGATTTAGTAATTGATGATAATTTAACTCCTTATGCAGCAAAACAAACAGCAATAAGTGAAAAAATAAATTATGAAAAACCTAACTTTAAATTAACTTATGATTTTATTGATTTTGGTACATCATCCATAGCTAGTGACAAAGCAACAGCAAGTCCATTATGGACTCGCTTTTATGCTGAAGGTAAGCCAGAAGAGGTATGCGATGTTAATAAACTTGGTGCTTTTGATAAACAAATATACAAGTTTGTAGCGGTTGGTCATTGTCCAACTACTATGGGTGCTGCTCCACACCAAGCAGAAATCCGTAAGGGATCTAGTTATACGAGTCACAATTGTGATAACGGAGGATGTGTATTAATTGGATGTGAAACTCCTACTGGCCCTGGGCTTGCCTTTGTTGATATTGGTATGAGTCAGGCCTTTGGTAATAATGGCCGTGTAGATAATACTCATCGTGCAGAATTCCTTCTACTCGAAAATATTCCTGTTAAAACAACTAAGAATCGGTTCTACAACCGAGTTTCAAGAAAACAAGTAGGTGGTGGAGGTACAGAAACAATTACAATGTGGGAGGAGGCTAATCCTGCACAAATAAACCCACCTCATAGTAATATACCCGGTATGAGTTCAAGAGCTGCTAGACAAGCTACGCTTGCTTCTGCTGAAGTGGAGGCTAAGCGTCGCGCTAATGATGCTGCCAGGGTTGTTGCTACTGCCACTGCTTCTGCTGCTGAGCCCCCTGCTGCGGCTGCTTCTACTCCTGCCCCTGCTGCCCCTGCTGCTCCTGCTTCTGAGGCTGCTCCTCCTGCCCCTGCTGCTCCTGCTCCTGAGGCTGCTCCTCCTGCTTCTCCTGCTGCTGCTGCTGGTGCTGCTGGTGCTGCTCCTTCTGCTGAGCCCCCTGCTGCTGCTCCTGCTGCTGGTGCTGCTCCTGCTGCTTCTGGTGCTGCTTCTACTCCTGCTCCTGCTCCTTCTGCTGCTGCTCCTGCTCCTCCTGCTGAGGCTGCTGCTGATGCTGCTGCTGATGCTGCTGCGGCTGCTGCTGAGGCTCCTGCTGCCGCTGAAGCTGCTTCTTCTAGTTCTGCTGCTGCTACTGCTTCTTCTACTTCTGCTGCTCCTTCTGCTGCTGCGGCTGCTGCGGCTGCTGCGGCTGCTCCTGAGCCCCTTGCTGCTGCTCCTTCTGCTGCTGCGGCTGCTCCTTCTGCTGCTGCTGCTCCTTCTGCTGCTGCTGCTGCTCCTTCTTCTACTTCTGCGGCTGCTTCTACTTCTAGTGGAGCGCCCCTAAGACCTTTAGTACCCGCTCCTCCTGCTCCTCCTGCTACTCCTCCTCCTGCTGCTGCTCCTGTTCCTGCTGCGGCTGCTGCTGCTCCTGCTCCTGCTCCTGCTGGTCCTCCTCCTGCTTCTACTCCTGTTCCTGCTCCTCCTCCTCCCCCTCCTCCCCCCCCTCCTCCTACTCCCCCTCCTCCTACTCCTTCTACCCCTGCTGGCGCAAAAAGCACAAAAAGCACAAAAAAGAAGCGTGTCCTAGCGAAATTAGATGAAATGAAAGTACTCATCGAAACAATGAAAGCTGGACCAACACAAGCAGGCGGATCTCGTAAGGCTAAGAGAACACGCAGAAAGAATAAGAAGCATAAGTAGATGCCAACCGAGGCCAATTCAAACATAAAGAACTGGAAAAAGTACACGGTTGAATCAACCAACCTTGCTACGCCTGCATTTCAGGGAAAAGGGGAGTGGCACGCTGGTAATCACTATTACGGATGCGACAATCCAACCACTGAGTACACAATTGAAGATAAACCGACTAATCTTCAGCAAGCTAAGTGCCAGCTATTGTATATTAAGGATACTTTAAATTCATTGGGCCAAGCACCTGTGTCCGGCCCGGCTGCTTCTGGTGCGACTGCAGCTTCTAAGAAATTACCTCCTGTTAAGGCTGCTTCTAAAGTTGCTAGTAAACTAACTGGATATGATGCAGCTGCAGCAGCTTCTGTTGCAGCTGCAGCCGCGAGTGCAGGAGATGCTGCGACAGCTTCGGGCGCAAATAAGCAAGCTGCATCTGAAGCGGCTGTAAGTGCGGCTATTAAAGCAGCAGCAAGTTCTGTTGGATCGTCTGAAGCACCAGCTGCAATAAGTGCAGCAGCAGCAGCCGCAAGAACTTTACCAACACTAGGACCAATGCTGCGAAAAAGTATTATACGACTATTTATCAATGACAATAATAAATTAGAATCAAGTAGACAAAAGTCAAAAAAAGATCTTATAGAACAAATAAATGAAGATCTTAAATTAAAAGGGGGAGATGAAATGACAGATAATGAATATGATGAGATAGCTGCGGCTGCTGCAGCTAATCCCGCCCCTGCTGCTCCTGCTGCTCCTGCACCTCCTGCTCCTCCTGCTGCTGCTGCGGCTGGTGCTAATAATGCTGCTGCGGCTGCTGCTGCGGCTGCTGCTGCTGCGGCTCCAGCTGCTGCGGCTCCAGCTGCTGCGGCTGGTGCTAATAATGCTGCTGCGGCTGCTGCTGCTGCTCCTCAGGCTGGTGCTACTGCTGCGGCTGCTACTGCTGCGGCTGCTGCTGCGGCTCCTGCTGCTGCTCCTGAGGCTGCTGCTGCCCCTGAGGCTGCTGCTGCCCCTGCGCCTGCTTCTGTTGCTGCTGCTCCTGCACCTCCTGCGCCTGCTCCTGCTGCTGCTGCTAATGCTAATGCTGCAAATCAACCAGGTAAATGGTCAATAGCTATGCCTATAACTGACTGGCTAAATAAACCAGAAGTGAAAGAGTATTTAGAAAAAAAAGGTTTAACATCATTAACAAATGAAGATTTTTACTTTCAAAAAGGTGAAGAATATATATATGTTAGAAAAGAACATAAAGATATTGATTTAAATAACATTCTTGAAGAAGCAAAAGATACTCTTAAAACCAATGAAGGAAAGAAATGGACGCCTGTAATTAGTGAGCATTGGTCAAGGCCACACAATGAAGACGATCCATTCTTAACTATTATTTTTACAAAAGATGGAAAGTCACAAGAGCAGCATCCTGAACGGCCTAAATCTATACAAACTGGTTCTAACCCTTATTTACAATATCATTTTGCCAATGAAAATGGTAATAAAAAAGGATTTAATTACTGCAGTAATCCTACAGGTGGAGATTGTTTACATGAATCAAGTATAACAAGCGGTGGTCGTCGCAAGCAAAAGCGTTTTACTCATAAAAAGCGCGTTAATAAGACTCACAAGAAAAATAACAGAAAGGCCAAGACTTCCAAATACAGAAAGATCAGAAAGATCTCAACGAGACGCAGATAGACCTAAACCACAAACAAAAAGAAAAGCAGATGAATACGATCGTAATCGACAGCACAAACTGCCGATCTGATCTCTGTGATCTTTGTGCTAAATGGGGAACTGACAAGTCTCCCTACTGTATTGGCGGACACCGACACCCTTATACAGCCCCCTACTCTCTCTTCTTAGAGCCGCTACGCAACAAGCCCATCAAGTTCGCCGAATTTGGTGTATATCGCGGCGCATCGCTCATCGCCTGGCGTTTCTTCTTTTCACGAGCCCGACTCTTCGGATTCGACTGGGATCAGCCAAATCTCGAGCACATCAAGACGCTCAATCTGCCTGGTGTATTCCTCGACTACTGCGACGCCAGCAAGCCCGATACCCTGGAAGCCTGCTTCCTGAAGCACATTCAGGATGGTGAACTCTTTGATGTTATCATCGACGACGCAAGCCACGACCCTGCTGATCAGTGCCTAATGATTCGGACTGGCTTGAGCAAGCTCAAGCAGGGAGGTCTTCTCATCATCGAGGACATCTTCCGCGATCGTACGGAGCAGCCGTTTCTTGACGCCCTCGAGGAAATGAAGTCGCTCATCTCCTTCAAGACCTTTATTATGTGCGAGCACGCAGACCGCTTCTCGCCAGGTTGGAACAATGACAAGATGCTTGTGATCGTCCGCGGCTGAAGGGTCTAAGAGGAAAGAAGTAAGACCAACTACGAAAATGAACAGCTACACGAACATCGTAGATAACAGAGAACAGGACTTTCCTGCTCTGCTACCTACCTGGAAAGTACAGACTCTACCTGTCGGCGACTTCTGGATTGGAATTAGCGGCGAACTCGTTGCACCTGGTGCTATCATCATTGAACGCAAGACCATCTTCGATCTAGAGGCATCTATGAAGGACGGCCGCTACAGAGAACAGCGGACGAGACTCCAAGCCTTCGCCGAGGAGCACAAGGCGCACATCGCCTATATCATTGAGGGAAATCTGGATAACGCAAAGTCCTTCACAAAAACCGTCCTTTGGAAGTGGTTTCTACGACTGCCTTTTGTGCACCGCATTCCCATTCTGCAGACACGCAACAAGCAAGAAACGGCTGATCTTTTACAAGTCCTCGCCTCAATGTGGCTTAGCGACTACACTGAATTCCGCGACGGCAAAAAGACCGACTACATAACCACAATTAAGCACACTCATACGAAAGGCGAGCAACGCGATGACCCGGTTGTCTTTGCATCAACTGTACTGAGTAGCTGCAAGGGCATTTCACCGGCGACTGCAAAGGTAATCCTGGAAGGGTGTGGTGGGTCGTTAGAAGGTGTTATGGCTGCTTCTGTAGAAAAAATTGCAGCGATTCCGAATGGAAAAACGAAAGTGGGCCAAGCCAAGGCCAAGAAGTTGTTTGAGTTGTTGCATTACAAGACGAGTGGTGTCAACCAGTCCAGTCCTTCGTTACCGACAGAGGAAGAACCTGAGATGACTCAATCCTGAAGATCGTAGACGGCTCAGCACGATATACATCCCCGAAATCAATAAACATAATCGTATCATCATCCTGAATGTAGGCCTCGACGTTCTTCAGAAAGAGGCCGTACCCGGCGAGCGACTTGAGAAAGATTCGCGCACGCCAGAGGTACTCCTTCTGGAGATTTGGAGTAAGAGAGGCCCACACATCCTCATCATACAAGGGCTTCGACGTGTCGATACGCTGCATTCGGTAGAGTCCACTGTTGACGTAAAAGGACGGGACCGCAACCCCGAGATCTGACATCTTATTGTCAAGATGGCTGTAGATCTCGTAGTGGAAATTTGGTTCATCATAATTCGGCTTCTTGTAGATCTTGTAGACGTAGTTGGAATCATTGCCGTCTACAATGATCTTTGCTGTCGAACCGTCTGCGATGACAGTGCCCTTAGACAAAGTATCCATTGCTGTAGGGTCTAGCACGTAGTTGCGCGGTTCAATTTTATCAAGCACTAGTAGTTAGGATGGCATACGAATATTTAGCAGAATTTGATACAATGCCGATTGCGAATTCAGCAGGGCCAGCAACAAGAAATGTTGATACTGAAGGATTAACTAAATCTGAGTTTTCGCAGCTAATGTACAGAGAAATAAAACAGATTATTAAAAGAATTAAAGATTCACTCATTATAAGCAATCTTAATCATAATTTAATCCATTTTTTCTGTACTGTACACACAATCTACAATGATCTGTTGCAAATCAGAAAGAAATTAGGAGATCAGGCATTTTTTGAATCAAACGAAGTACTCTTTCTTGTCTACTACATAACGGTTGTAAGACTAATTGACGCTATCAATAAATCAGACTTATCTGAGAAAGTAAAGCTGGATGAGACTAAACTTGCTATAGGTAAAACAATTACAGATATCTATAGTAATGAATTATTTTTTAAGGATGATATCAAGAAGGATATAAAAAAGACTGCGATTGTCGACGACCTCTTGAAAAAATTTGATAAGAAACTACTTGATAATAGGGGTCTTGTTAAGTTCGAGTATGAGTTTGAGGGGAAAAAGCAAATAGATGAAAATGCATTTAATGGCTTCAAGGAAATTATGAATCCTGAAAAGAAGGATGAGGCTGCTGCTCCTGCTGCTGCTCCTGCTGCTGCTCCTGCTGCTGCTCCTGCTGCTCCTGCTGCTCCTGCTGCTCCTGCTCCTGTAGCCTATACGTATGAAGAGCCTAGTAAAACAGCTAAAGATTTTACGGAACGTGTTGATACAATTGTAAATGATATAAATAAAGCAACAGATGCAAATAGAATAACTACTATGGAAACGAAAGTTAATGACGCGATTAGTCTAGAAGAAACTAAATATAACAATGCAAAGTTAAGATATGATAAAAAATATGAGGAACTAACTAGATTTATAGAGCAAACTAATGATATGACTCAAGAAATAAAAGATCACTTATCAAACACCTGCAATATAGATAAAACCCCAGTATTTAATTTTGGAATAAAATATGATGAAAGTGCTACATATTGGAAAAAAGAATATATGTTTAAATTTAATACTATAATATTAAACAGTATAAATAAGTTTATTGATAAATGTATCGAGCTATATCCTGATGTTATTAATTTAACATTTACAATATTGGGTAGGCTCCACATACCAGATGTATTGACATACTTAGCAGCAGCACATGCTGCTAAAGATATTGCTGATTATATTTCCATAGCATATGAAAATAATAATAAAAATGACATACTCTTATTAGAAGAATATTGTAAAAATAAAAAAATAGATCCTAAAGATAAATATAATGTCAATTATGATAAGTTGAAAGGTGTATATGGTAAATATAAAAATCATGCAGGTTCTAAAATAGCTGAATCTATAAATGATAGTATTAAAGATTTTAAGTTAGAGCAAAATATCTATAAAGCTACCAATAAAAAAATAGAAAGCTATAATACTGTTATTGAAAAATGGTTAGTTAATCATAATGATCCTATAATAAATAAAATAGAAAAATGGTGGTTAGTTCTTCCTCCTAGCAAACCAAGTGGATTTAGTTTTTTTTCGCGTGCTGCTGCTCCTAGTGCTGCTGCTCCTAGTGCTGCTGCTCCTAGTGCTGCTGCTCCTAGTGCTGCTGCTCCTGCGCCTGCTCCTGCGCCTGCTCCTGCCCCTCAGCAAAGCGTTATTACAGTTAATCCTGATGCAGAAAAAACTTGGAAACAAAAATCAAAAAAAGATATCGATACTGAGTTAGGTAGAATAAAGAAAACTATAGAAAAAACTGCAGATATGACTACGTTAAAAAGTACTTTAGACAAATATAATAATAAATCAAAGGCTGAAGTAAATGCAGCAGAAGTAGCAGCACTTGCTAGAATAAAAAAATATGTTTATGATTGGAATTCGCCTGCACCTCGAACAAGACCAGATAAAGAAAAAATAGTGTGGAAAGATAATAGAATAGTTATTAATACAGCTGTGTCTGAAATAATTCAAAATAATTTAAAAGCTGCTAATGAAATTCTTGATTTTATTAATTTTCACAAAGGAAAATTTACTGGATTTAATTCATTTGCTGTTGGCGGTAGCCGAAAGAAGACACGATCCAGTAGAAAATCATCAACAAAAAAAACCCGCAAGCACAGAAACTAAGTCTTTTTTATCTAAAGCACTGCAGCGCACATACAGTAGATGACGGCGTTATTCAATCCTTATGCATTTGCGCTGCGAAGACTCACAATTGAAGATGATGAAGACAGCTGGTGGCGTGGATTCATTGCTGGATCTGTCTTTGGATGGTCATTTGGTATGATCATTGGTTGCGTGATTGGAATCGTAAAGACTTATTGATTCATAGTAGAAATGTCAAACGATGCCAAACAGTGCCCCTGGTGCCAACGATGGTGTCTCAAAGATGCCGCCTGTGATTACGTATTTGCCTGTGGTCTAGAAACAACCGGCAAATTCGTTTTGGGTGCGGGGTGTGGTCGCACATGGTGCTGGCAATGCGGCAAGAAATACTGCTGTCCTTACTATGATCCTACAACCGGTCAACGTCTACCGACAGCCAAGGACCATCACGACCCGTTCTGCTGTAAAAAAGAGGAGGGATTCAAGGAAGAGGACTACTGTTCCGGTGGGCACAGCTCGCATTGTGGTCGCAGATGGTAAGCGCAGCTACTAAGACGAAGTCGGTAAGCAGCTACTAAGACGAAGTCTGTAGATTATATATGATATGAGTAAAGAAAAATGTCCTTACCTACCTATGTCGCACCCCACATAACACAAGTGTTCCAACAGTATACAACATATAACCTCCGTTCTATCGCCCTCGGCTGCGGCCTCGCATACGCCTGGCCAAATGGATTCTGGCATCATACGCCCCTTGTCATACTGAATCCGCTTGCCTACGGTAGCTATCAGCTCTTCGTAAGCAAAAATGAGGTTATTAAATATTGTAAGGAACTAAGACCAGCGGGACCACCAAATCTGCTGTAGCACATCGACATCTCGGTCTGCCGTGTGAGCTGCCGGCGGTGGCGGCTTCTGAAATGTATCAGTATAGAGCTCATCAAGGCCAATGAACTTGTACGGATCACTCGGATGAAATCCCTTTCCAGGTTTCTTAAGTTCAGCCTTCGCCTTCTGCATTGTGCAGAGCTCAGCGCCGTATGACCAGAAGGTTGTCGGATCAAGATTCATACGCCACTTGAATGCATTGAATACCACATTCCTGTCAAATTCCATATTATGGGCTATGACAAGGTTGCACCCTTCAAGCGATTTTTTGAACATCGTCATAACGACGGTCAGATCAGATCCAGTCTTATTCGCCATCTGCTCTGTTATGCCGTGGAACTTGATGCTCTCGTCAGGGATTACCCAGTCAGTCGGCTTGATGATATAGGTCTGCTTCTCTACGAGTTCCTTGTCATCGTAGACTGACCACGAGATGGACACCAGATCGGGCCAGTTGTCAGGCTTGCTTAGAGCACTGACGGTTCGCATCTTGGGCAGGCCAGTGGTTTCCGTGTCAAAGAAGAGAACTCGGCTCATTACTATGATAGCAAAAATAATAGAAGTGGTTTCATTTTTACGTGCTAATTGCGGCATTCAGTCTAATGATTTCATCATTGCCTTTGCCATCTGTAGTTCATCATCCTGATGCTTGATTACCTCTCGCAGCATTTGCTTTGCAATCGACAACTTTAGTGAAGCCTGATCTACAGCCTCCATCGCCTCCTTTAGCGAAGGCAGCTTTTTGCTGACTTCTACAAGGATAGCTGTCTCAATTGTATTCTTAGGAGCCTCAACTGTTTCATCTGTATTCTTAGGAGCCTCAGATGTATAAGACATATACCAAGGCTCAATCAAACTATGAAGTCTCTGAAGTAGACTCTTAGTTGCCTTTCCTCCAATGTTAGCAAAGACTGTTGCTTCATTGAAAGTTGCAGCACACGTCATTAAGCAGCAAACGAACAGAGCTAACTTCTTCTTCTTCAGATTGCTCCACGAGTTAATAAATGTCAGGGAAGGATTCTTGTTTATCGTCCACGTAATAAACTCGTCCGCATCCTTTTCATACTCCTTAGCTAACTGAATAAAGCTCTCCTGCGCAGCCTTTCGCTGCTGTTTTACATCACGCTTTGCTCTTGCAACTACCGGATCTGTAGTCTTATTCTTCTTCAACTCTGATCGCTTCTTTGAAAGCTCGCGAAACTGCTTGATCGCTTCTGTGTATTTAGTCTCAAGATTCAAATTAAGAGATCGCTCAATCTGCGCCTCAATTGCCGCAATGTCGAAAGAATCATCTGAATCTGATTCAGGGTCAATCTGCTGCATTTTGCTGTGCACCTGCAAACCAGGTAAGTAAGGTCAATTTTTGCAAACGGTTGGTCTAAATCTGGACCCGGTATCTAGAAAGATGAAGGCGTCAAGCTCGTCAAATTCTTTGACAACCTTAACGATTGATATAGATCCAGAATGTATAGTTTGCTTGGAATCTGGGCTGAATGCACAAGGTGAAAGTGTTATGAATCCGCTAACGCTTCATCTTTGTGGATGTCGTTTTACAGTACATCCCAAGTGCTGGACAGAGTGGGTTCGAGCACGTAATCTGTGTCCAATCTGCCGCCGGCCTATTATGGTAATTCGGGTTCCTCAAACCACTGAAGTAGTTGAAGTTGAAGAAGATAACTTTATTCAAAAAAGAATCTTTATTGTTTTTACTCTGTTTATTATTATTGCTATTGTACTTGTCATAGTCTTTATTGTTGCAAAATGAGCGTTGGTCTAAACATTAAAAAATATCTATTTTAGATGTTTTTTGATATTGGTGCTAATGTAGGTCTTTGGGCAGAAGCAAATATTCACGCGACTGATAAAATTATTGCGGTTGAAGCTTCACCCATTACATTTATGAAATTAGTAAACAATGTAAAAAATAGTAATATAGTCTGCATTAATTTTGCAGCGTGTAATAATGACGGTAAGGATATTACATTCTATCAAGGTGATGCTGACACATTATCAACAGTCAATGAAGACTGGTTTTTGGACCCTGAATCCAGATTTCATAATCACCCCCATTTTCCGATAATTTGTAAGACTATTACACTTGATGCACTTATTGCTGAATTTGGCATTCCGGATCTTATCAAAATTGACGTTGAAGCAGGAGAATATGAATGTATTAGCTCATTAACTCAAAAAGTGAATCTTCTTTGTTTTGAATGGGCTTCAGAAGTTAATGCCATAACATTTAAATGTCTTGATTATTTGTTAACAATCGGATTTACAGAGTTTTATTTACAAAATGGCGATGCTTATACTTTTAGACCCAAATCAGAAGACTTTTATAGTATAGATACTGTTAAACTACATTTAATGAATAGTGTCATAAGACTTGATATGGGAATGGTATGGTGCAGATAATCTTGGTCTTTTGCCAAGTTAGAATTTTACTAATTCTAATCTTGGTAGCAGGCCAAGTTAGAATTTCCATAAGTCGTCCAAAACATTCGATGTCGGTTTCGCCTCCGAAAACGTCACCGAGTTTTTCTGCCGCTGTCCCTGATTCGCATACGGACTCGGCCTCTCCAGCACTTCTATGAAGGCCGTTGGCGGCGTGTAATCTGTCGCACGCAATGCAGGCCCTGACGTCTGCAGTGCAGTCTTCATCGTCACCTGAGATGCGCCTTTCCGTTTCTCCGGCCCCGCCATTTTCGGAATCATCGCCTGCACTACCGGATTCTTCTCCTGCAAATACTGGCGTTCGTGATGAGCCCACGAGATCCACAGCAAATTCGGATAGGTATACCGAACATCGTAGCCCTGGCTTCGCAGCTGAAAGACTATATAGACCACACAATCCTGTAGGTCAATATGAGGCAGACCGAGTACAAACGGCGGAATCGTATAGTAAATAAAGGTCGGTTCACTCGGCTGAGTTGCCGAGAATGCAATCTTGTGCAGGACCTGTTCAAGAATATGATTGTACGCCTTCAGCCGGGCCTGGTCTTTTTTTGTTCGTGCATCAAATAAACTTGCCGCAGGCAATTGTGGCGTTGACTCAGCCATCCTAACGATGCGCTATCATTTCCTCTTTCTAAATAATCCCTAACAGCAAAGAATTTGCTGCGATGAAGATATTACTAACAGGCTGTACGGGATTCGTCGGGCGATTTGTTTTACGTCATATGCTTGAACGTCTCGACTTAGAAGAAGACACTGTTGTTTGCTTGCTGCGAGCTAAGAAAGGCCATTCTGTTCACGATCGCTGGGCCTCCGAGATTGTTGCCGACTCACTCTTTTCGGGGTTTGCTGAAGCGCTGGCAAAAGTCCAGATTCAAGAAGGTGATCTGGATCATCTAGCTGGAATACAATGGCCAGCCGATTCTAGACCCGATCTGATTGTGCACTGCGCAGCCAATGTAAAAACTCTCGATACCTACGCAAATCTGTATGCAGACAATGTACTCGGTGTCAAGAATATCTGCGAGGCTGCGATTCAGTGGTCCTGTTCGAAACTCGTTCTGATTTCGACCTGCTATGTGCATCCTAAAACGACCGTTGGCAAGGCGACTCTTCTACCTGCGGACTTGCCTCAATCACTCTTTACAACCGACTACACGTATACGAAATACCTCGGTGAGCACGTCGCCGCTGAATACCAGGATAAACTCCAGATTTCACTGGTACGTCTGAGTTGCGTCGGTGCACCCTGCGGATGGCTTGATGCTCATCCCACACCGGGCGCGATGGCACATCTTGGAATTCTGTCCCTGATTTTGAGAGGACGACTCCTCTACGTTAGATTACCGTCTACGATGTATCTATCGACGATTCCTGTAGATCTTGTTGCGAGATGCATTGTAGATACAGTTGTTTCACAGCAGACATCAGATTTACAGGCTCTTCAGATTCAGCAAGTGTGTGCCAAGTCTGAGGATTCTACGTGGAATATGTCAATGCCGCGCCTACTTCAGACTCTAAAGCGCCTTGCACCCAAGCTACCCATTCAGATCGTAGATTGCAGCGAGGCTGAATTTGTTGGAAAACTTCGTAGCTTCGTAGGGTGGTCAGCCTGGACACCGTGGGGCTACAAAGTCTTGAGATTTCATCAAGAAGTCAATAACTTTATAACGCAATTTGCAGATGGCCAGCGCTTTGAGAGTACCGTTCCTGATGCCTACTTTCCTGTGCTGCAGAATAAGGATGCAGCCTATGAGCAGACGTGTTTCTACGTGGCGCGCGGCAATCATCAACATATGATTGAGAAGGGTGTACCGAAAGCGATTCTGGACAAGTTCTGGACGAATCTACCGAGCCACGATATCATCGGTCGCATTGGATTTCGAGAGCCGATTGAGTTCGAGTCAAGAGAACAGGCTATTTCCCGTATCTATGATTGTTTTGCGTCATACAGACCATTCTTTGGTGTAGTCGAGAATCCGTCTGTACTCAAGTACCAGGACAATACGAGGCTGGCGGTTCGCTTTGCATCTGAATCTGACACTGTACAACTCGGCTGTAATCCCTGGACAAAGGCCTCGTGCCACATTGAGATCGAAGGCTCTGGATCCACAGTAAAAGCCATTCGAATGCTGGGGCACCACGGAATTGGTGATGGAACTGCGCTGATCGGTGTTCTACCGCGGATTAATTCGCTGCACTTGGCAAATCCGAGCCATACCTTCCCTGAGCCTTCGATTACGCCAAGTAGTTTGACGTGGCTCCAGGAATTTGCGTGTTTTATGTACTATATCGCGGCCTTTATCATTCTCTTCTTTCGTCCTGCCGACCGAGAAGCCGATAATAAGAAGCAGCGGGTGGTATCTCGAACCATTGCAACCACGTCAAAACACATTGAAAAACACGCGGGAAAAACCTTTACGATGTCGCTTCTTGAGAAGACATATCCAGTGTTTCGTGCAGCGTGTAATAAAGAAACAATCATTTACTGTATTCCTGCTGTCGTCCAGAATCCTAAGGAACGCGGCCTGAATTTACCGCAAAATGTGTTTGTTCCGTTGATTCTGCCGTTTACGTCGAACAGTGATGAGAATGCCATTGCTGCGCTCTGTATGAAGTCGAAGGCTGTCAAGATGCTGAATTGGCTGTTTGTCTACGGAATCACCGCAACAGATCTGTATGGAATTCGTGATCGATTTCACGAGCGCATCGATGTGGTCTTTTCGTCGTTGCTGGCATCTGAGACGAACCTAGAGTCTGTCGAGTCATTTCATTATTTTGCGCCGACACCGGATGAAGTACCGTTCACGGTGTCGGCAATGACAATAGGGCGAGAGACCCACTTATCTGTGGGATCATCAATGAAAGAGTATTCTGCTTCTTCACTTTTGGATCAGATTTTAGTTTAGGTATTTTATGCTTCAAATTCTTCTAAATTTACTCTAGTTTGAGATAATGTTCCAACTTGTGAAAGTCCTTGTGCTTGTGAAACTGCTTGTTGTGAACCATTAGAAAGATATCCTGCTGGATTAGATTTGTAAGGAGCTGGAGCAGGTTTAGCAGCAGCTGGAGCAGGTTTAGCAGCAGCTGGAGCAGGTTTAGCAGCAGCTGGAGCAGGTTTAGCAGAATATATTCCAAATCCAGTCGGTTTTGAACCCTCGGAACCAGAACCAGAACCTGAACCAGATCCATTAGGAGAAAATACTAGTTTTTTTCCAATCGATTTTTTAACACTCACATTTTTAGGACGTCTACCAGCTCTACCAACACTACCACGTTCAACAGTAGAAGGAGGTGAAAAAAGACCTTGGGCAGGACGAGGGGAACGAGGTGGAGATGCAGAAGATGAAGATGATGATGAGGATGATGAGGATGATGATGAGGATGAAGAAGCAGCAGCACCACTAGCAGCAGCAGCACCACTAGCAGCAGCAGCACCAGCAGCACCAGCAAAAACAGCAGTATTAAAATAAGGATTTGGACCTACTAAACTTCTATATTCACTAGGTTTTAAAACAGTAAATAAATCCTTTTTGCCATTAAACTTTCTAATCTCATTAAGGTATTTCTCTACAATAAGTACATCATTTATTAAATTATAATAATTCATAATAAAATTCTTAATTATACTATCATCATAGCAAACAATACCACATATATTCACAATATTATAATATACAGTATATATACTATCTACAAAATCATTTTTATCACTTTGTGATGGATCTCCAACTACATTCGCATCTACAATATTACTTATAATACTTAGTAGCGTATCAGTAGGATTTATTTCTTGATCGTATTCTAATTGTGAATTATACCATTTAGTTTCTAGTATTTCTCCTTTGTTTCCATTCTTGTATATAAAATCCATTATTTTTGGTCCTCTTCCACCTCCCCTTTTTGCTCGTTTGGCAGGAGCTTCAGTTTCAACTTCAGCTTCAACTTCAGCTTCAGCTTGAGCTTGAGCTTCAACTTCAGCTTCAACAGCACCATTTTTAGCATTTTCACCGAACCCGCTAGTTATAACAATATCCTCATTAGCAGCAACAGCAGAACCAGCATCACCAGCAGCAATAGCAGCAATAGTAGGAGCAGCAGCTGCGGAAGATGATGAAGATGATGAAGATGATGAAGATGATGAAGATGATGAGGATGAGGGGGCAGTAGCAGCCGCAGCAGCTGCAGCAGCCGCACGTTGCTCTGCAGCAGCAGCCGCAGCCGCACGTTGCTCTGCTGCTACACGTCTTGTAATATTTCTTCTTCTAGCAGCGGCAGAACTTATTTTTGGTGCACCAAACACGGGCCTTCCAGCAATTCCTAAAGTTATATCTTTTATTCCACTAGATTGCAATTTTTGTAAATGTCCTAGTAATAGATATTTTGTAGATACTGTTTGAATTATACGGTTTTCATCTTGTGATTCTTCATCTTCTGCAGCTGCTGCTTCCCCTGCTCCAGCGCCTGCTCCTAGTCTCCCTGGCAGCATTGATAATTTGCTTGCTCTCTCTGAAGCTGCTTTAGAAGATGATAAATCATTATTTCTTGCACGCTTTCTTGTACCATTAGGACCATTTTGCACAATAGGATAACGAGGAGTATTATGAGGTATTTTAGGAGGAGGTACAGGGGAATTAGGTAAACCTCTATCAATTTGTAATGGTGCAACATACGGGACAAGAATGAATGGATTTCCCATTGTACGAATCATTATAGTATTATTGTTATCAGTAAAACGCAAGATAAAATCTAGTACCTTAAAACGATTATAAGTTACTTCAAATTGTTTTATAGATATATTAAAATTAACTAAATGGTCTACTATCGGTATAGATTGTGATGATATATCACGTAATCTATTTGCTTCTGTAATAAATTCTCTACTATATGCTATAGTAGGATCATCTGGAGGAATAAAAGACAATGACGAAGATGATGATGAGGATGATGATGAGGATGAGGATGAGGATGAGGATGAGGATGAGGATGAAGCACCAGCAGCAGCAGGACCTATATTTTCACGTTCATTCATAGCAGAACCAGAGCCAGCAGCAAGTCTGCCAGCAGCAGCAGCTTTCGATCTAGCCACAATAGATTGATCAATTGCTATATTATATGCATATCGTAAAACATCATTTATCCGATCAATATATAGAATTACATCACTAAAGAAAATATAGGTATTTATTGTTAGTGGTTGGCCTAGAAAGCGTTTATTTTCATTATTTAACCATTTCCATAATCTACGTTTTATATGATAATTTGACTGTATAATATCATTAAGTGTACGAAGTTTAGCTTCTCTAGCATTATCAATAGGATCATTACTAAAAATATAAGCAACACCTTCAGCAGTATCTTGACCTACTATTTTAGTAGTACCATTTGTATAGTGTATTTCATGCTTATCAGACCATACTCTTTGTAAGTTATTAATACCAAACATATTAAATCCTGCTCCTAACATATTATCAGAGGTGAGGCCAATCATATTTGTATGAGGAAGATCAGTAGCTTCTTTTGTAGCTATATTACGTTCAATAATAGCATTAGTTATGGCATCATCAACCATCTGAGCAGCATTAAGTTCAAGTTCTAGAAAATATCCGTGCTTATTGAATTGTGCTCCTAAAAAAGAAAAAAAGCCATCTCCTAAACATTCTTTTACGCAAATATAAGCAAGACCTTTTGCTTTAGCATCTGATAGAAAAGGATCTCTTGTACTCTTGTTTTCATTGAAAAAAAGATTTTTAGCAGGATTGCCACTTCTCTGTGTTATCTCAGGATCAAAAAATATGCTTGCATCTTCATAATTCTTATTATCGCTAGTTTGTATGCCAAATTCACTTAATGATCTTGATTTATAATAATTATCAATATGTACACCATATTTATATACTTTCTTGAAGAATATATCAAAAAGTACAATACAAGAATGATCTTCTGTTATAATAAGTCTAACATTAGTAAAAATGCCAGGATTTATAAAACGTTCAAATACTGCATCTTCAATAATTAAAGGTATACCAACCGTAGGAAATGTTGGATTTCCTGGAGGTACTCTATTTCTAGGAGCAGGATCTGTCCAATTAGAAGCGGGGCCATAATCTCTCAAATTTGGATTAACTGCTAAAAATGTTTCGCCTGAATCATACATATATTCACTTATGTTAGGTGGCAATTGATGTTTTCCTCCAGCATAATCAGAGCCATCTGGTTTTTTTAAGTAATTAATTGGTATTTTAAGAACACTTGAAGTTATATTCATTTCATTTCTAATTTTATCTTCAATACTATCAAGTCCAGTTTGTAAACCTCTACAAGGTTCTTTTCCATCAGTCCCGAATAAAAGATTCATGATTGATAAAAAAAAAGGATTACTATCACTTTCAGAGTGTATAAGTGTTAGTGTAGAACGTAAAAAATCTTTGCATACATCCCATCGATTATAATCTGTTTTTAGATTACGACCAAAGCGGTCTGTATTAGGAATAGTAGCGTTTTTAAGATTAGGTTTCCAATTTTGAATTAAAATATTATGCGCGGCAACAGCCTGAGGGATGTTAGGGAGGGTATGTTGATTATTTTTTCTAGGTTGTTGAGATAAACCTGGAACTCTCCTTGCAGCACCTGCTCCAGCACCTGCTCCAGCACCTGCTCCAGCACCTGCTCCAGCAGCTGCACTTGCTTTTTTACCTGAACCTGTACCTGGCTTAGGAGGCATCTATTACTTCCCCATATAAAATCAATCTCCTCTTCTTTCCCTAATGATCCCACCGAGGCACATAGTACTCAGTGGCGGAGGTGTCAAAGTAATCTCTCTTGTAGGTGCGTTAGAGCACCTAGAAGAAAAAGGACATCTGCGATCTGTAAAAGAATACTGCGGAGTCAGCGCTGGTGCATTTCTTGCGTTTATGATGGCCCTGCAGATCCATATCAAAACCATTCGAACCCTCATTCTCGAGCTCGATTTCGGCGTTATTCGTAATCTGACGCCTGAAGGCTTGATCGGTTTCCCCGAAACCTTCGGCCTCGATGACGGCACGAATCTCGTCAAATTCCTAGAGTCGATTCTGCGTATTGCCGTCAAGGTAGATCCGTTTCTGACATTTGCAGATCTACAGAAGCGTTCACCCGTCAGATTTCGTTGCTGGGCTGCAGATCTGATTGCCGAAAAAGCTCGGGAATTTTCTTTCGATGCAACACCGACTGTACGTATTGTAGATGCTCTGCGAGCGTCAATGTCGCTGCCGTTCTATTACTGCCCCGTTCCAGATCCCATAACAGGAAATCTGCTGACCGACGGAGGCATTCACGGAAATCTGCCTGTAGCTCTACTGAGCGAATCTGAACGGCAGACTATGCTCGCTCTCGGCTTCGGATCTGATTCAGAGGTCGACAAGACGGACGGATTCGCCGATGTGCTCGTCTATATGAATAAGGTATTACTGTGCCTCATTCAAGGACGGAATAAAGAAGTGTATGAGAACTGGTCTCACAAGATTTGCCGAATTTCAATCGATCACTATCCTTCGTGGAATTTCGAGCTGAGCCGGGACGATCGCTTGATGCTGCTTGTGCTCGGTAAAAGCACGATTGAAAAGTGGCTTACGAATTCCTACAGTGTTAAGCAGAAGGGTGCTGTGCTTAGGAGATATTCTGCTTGATGAAGCTCTTGTAGGCGGGGACGCTGCGCTCGCCCGTGTACTCAATCTGGTTGCCATCAGCCGTTGACAGATAGAAGCTCGGGAATCCCTGGATACCGAGGGAGTTGACCTCATCCTGGGCCTCGCCCTGCTCCAGCATACGGATCTTGACGGGCTTTCCATTGGTCAGCACCTGGCCAGCGGCGACGAACTTCTGGAAGTCAGGCTTGATTCTCTCGCAGTGCGGGCAGCCGTTCATATAGTACATTGTGAACGTCGGGCCTTCCGTGTCGCTGAAGCCGTCCATCGACGAGAGGCCACCGCCTGTGTAGAGGATGGCGATATAAGCGAGAATTGCAACTACAATTCCAACAACAAGTGTAAGTGCAACGGTTGTCATCTTCTGTTAGTGCTCTACAAAAATGAATTCAAGCAAGTCTAAACGTGGTTTACAAACTAAAGACAGAATGTGGGCAGCTGGATTTAGAAATGGTCGCCTGTATAGTGTTGCGGCAAGACCGCTTGATCCTCGTTGGTCTTCCACCGATAAGCGGAGACTATTGGGTGTTGTCGCGACGGGTCTGTGTTTAGGGTGGTCTGAAGATCGGGCGTTCGAAGCTGGAGAAGCGTATGTGTTTTTACAGAAACACAAAGGCATTTCGTGGTCAAAGAATTCAAGGATTGTTGCAGATTTGGATACGATTATGAGTCGCGTGTCAGATTCGCAGAATCCAACAGGCGACTCTATGAGTCGCGTGGGAAAAGCATCAAACCCAGAAGAACTACAAAGAATAGAGTCGAATGAAGAAACAGACCAGACGGAGTAGGGCAGCCGCCATTTGCCACTGTCAAGAACGATCCAAAGAGCATCTGCGTCATTTTGTATGTTTCAGGATTCGCAAGTAGAAAAAAGACTAGAGCAGAATAAAAGGAGTATTTTGCCTTCAGACCAATGGGCAAATAGTCATCATACTTGCCGGATGCCATCTACTGTACTGAAGCCATTTTGTTTTGTAGGAGTTGTTGTAAAATGTCAGCGCGGATCATAATAGGGACCCACTCTGGCTTAACTCTCGGCAAAGCTGTCTGATACATCGGAGCAACGCGCTGAGACACGGCGTTACCGTTCATCTCATTCTCGTACTCGTCGTTGTTGATGTAGTCCTCAATTTCCTCAGGCGACACCATACCGAGAGAATCGCGCGCCTCCTCGAGCGCTTCAGGGTCGGCTTCGTTGTTGATGTAGTTCTGGAAGGGTGTTGCGAGAGAGGAGATGGGTGCGGGCTCAGGAGGGGGGAGAAGTGTCTTGTAGGTCGGATCGAGATTATTGTACGCATCGTTGGCTTTATTCCAGGCTTCTTGCTCCTCGAGGATGTCAGGGAGTTCTTCGGGGCCGCGAATCGGTGTGGGGGTGTAGGCGCCGCCTCTCCTAGCTTGACGCTGCAAAGGTGGGTTATCAATTTCATCCTTAACACTTTTAATAAGCATTTGTGCAGTACCTTTTTGAGCTGGCGTTGCACCCTCGTGTAAAAATGCCCATATGAAATATAAATATGCATCAACTCTCTTTTTTTGTATTGGTGATAACTTCTCATATGTAAACCTCTTATTTTTGGCAAAATCAGCAATTGTTGAAAGTTCAGAATGCTCGCTCATAGCTATTGTTAAAATATCATCATCTGATATATTTGCTTTCTGTAAGAAATCTCTAAAAAAATCTACGTTTTTCAATGATTTTATTTTTAGTTTTTGGCTTGGTTGTACTGTACCTCGCGAAGATATACCTTCTAATTCTGCAATAAGTTTACTTTCTTTTATTTGACTATCTTTATTATCTACAGGCGTTATTTCTGTAGCTTCAGATCCGGATTGTTGCGGGGGCATCGGTGCAGGTGCAGGTTGAGATGCAGGTGCTGCCGCAGATGGTGCAGGTGCAGGTTGAGGTGCAGGTGCAGATGCAGGTGCAGGTTGAGGTAAAGGAACTGCTGCTGTTCTAGGTTGACGACGTAAAAGAGGTGCAGGTGCTGCCGCAGATGGTGCACGTGCTGCCGCAGATGGTTGTACACGTGGAGCTGAAGAAACTGCCGCAGGTTGATGACGTAAAAAAGATGCAGCCGATGCTGCGTCTTGATCACTACTCGCAGCTCCTGTTGGTTTCTGATAAGAATCTGCAACTTTTTTTGCTAATAATCTTTCTCTCAAAGGGTTAGCTGAACTAAATCTATCCTTTCCTCTAAATTGATTGTTATATAGATAACGTGCCAACTCAGCATCATCGACCGATATACTATCTGTAGTATGATCAGGAACCTTTTGTAGTTCAGTTGTCATACGGGTCGCAAGTTCTGCATCATCATCTATAGTAGAGCCGTTTACTGTCTTAAAAAGACCAAGAAGTAATTTATTTCTTGCTAGTTTTGCTTCACCTGACTTTTTATCTGTATAAATTTGACGAATACGTGATACGTCTTCTTCAGTAATATCATCTTCACTTGTATGCTTACCTGGTCCTTTTCGCAATTCAGCTGTCATAAGTTCTGCAACAATCTTATTATCTTGATTCTCATCCCCTTTTACTTTATTGAAAAGTCTAAGCAATAATTCGTCTTCAGATGGAGAAGTAAATCTAGAATTGAATGCAGCTCTACTGGTAGACTGTTTAGTATATAACTCGCGCGCCTTTGCAACATCACCTTCTTTAAATTTATTTTCAATTGTACTTAGATCAACACCTTGACTTTCAGCAATTTGCTTTTTATACTCTTCATTCATTAACTCTAGTATTGCACTATCATCTTTATCTTTAGTTTGATCTTCTATTAAATTATAGTAATATACTAATCTTTCTTCATCTCTAGTCATTTGCTCAACTAAATCATTTACAGTTGTTTTACCCTCACATAATTTAGGTAAAAGAGCAATTAACTCGCCAATTGCTAGTTCAAATTGGTCTACATCCTTTTGATCACTCATATTATCTTTAACCTTATAATTATCTCCCTTCATAGAATCCTGGTACGACTGTAATTTGTCTTTGAACTCATCAGGTAATACTGCAGAATTTGCTAATTGATCTAATATAGACTTTAATTTAGCACTCACATCTTTGTAAATTTCATTTTTAAATGAAAAAAATTGTTCTTTGCTAGGTGTTGGACCTGATAGCCTGGCAACTTGATCTCTTAAATCCTGTATTGTCGCCTTGTCTTCTTCAGATGAACCTGTAGCTTGCCTTCTTAAACATTCATCAAGTTCTCTTTGAAGACTTTCATTTATTGTAGTAAGTTGGTCAACTTGAGATCTTAAGCTCTCCAGTTCAGCTGCAGCTGCACTTGCACCTGCACCAAGCCCCGCAATTCCCTCACTTACACCTTCAGATTCAGGCCCTTCATCATCATTTTCGTTATCCTCTTTTTCAAATGCAATAGGACGCCTCTTTTCAGCTGCTTCGAGTTGTCGCAGCGCTTCCTCAAGTCTCTGCTGAATACCAGCCTTTTCAGCCAGAATTGCACTGACTTCAGGTGTAGCTGCAGAGGGATTTGCTTCGAGATAATCAATCTTTTCTAAAGCAGCTGTCAAGTGATCAGCCATAGCTTTATTTAGTGTATCCTCATCAGGATCTCCATTCATAATACCTATCGCCTCACCGACTCTTTCAAGCAGAGCAGCTCGTGTTGTACCTGTTGATAAATCAGCCGCAGTGAGTTTAGCAATTGCTTCATCTAAGCGCTTTCTTAACTCTTCATTTAATTTATCTTCATCAGGCTCTTCATTCATTATATCCGTTGCTTCCTTTACCATTTGCTCTAGTGATACTAAGTGTGCAGTCTTTACTGCAGTCTCTCCTGACTTTAATACAATTCCGCCTGCAGCACCTGTACCACCAGGACCAGTACCAGCACTGCCAGGACCAGTACCAGCACCAGCAGCACCTGTACCAGCACCAGCAGCACCTGTACCAGCACCAGCAGCACCTGTACCAGCAGATAGCGTCTTCAGTTTTGCTTCAAGTGCGTCAAGTGCAGCATCAAATGCATATTCATTTGCAAACATTGTAGTATACAATTGCTTTGCTGGATCAGAAAGTGTAGCAATGTACTCCATAAGACCTTCACGCAAAGGATCACGTATAGCCTTTGAATCTGCAGTAGTGGGTATTGCCGATGTAGATAATGTCAGAATCGCTGTTTTCCTTGCAGCTTGTAGAGCCGCAAACTTTGTAGAAATATCAGTTATGATTTTGATTATGGCCTGCATTTTAGCATCAACATTGGATTGTATTTTTGTTAAGGCGTCCTTAATCTTAGGACCAGCCTCTTCAGGTTTTCCAGCTAGATAGGCATTATTTGCTTCCTGAAAGTCGGTTATAATTAAGGCTTTTGTTGGATCATCAAATCCGAATGTATTAATGATCTCTTGAAGTTGACCAATTAGATCATAGGTTGCAGCACCAGCAGCACCAGAAGCAGCACCTGCAGCACCAGAAGCAGCACCAGGAACAGCACCAGGAACAGCACCAGGAACAGCACCAGGAACAGCACCAGCGCCAGCACCAGCACCAGCACCAGTACCAGGTAAATTACCGTAAATGTCAGGAAATAGAATCGGCAGTAAATGATAGAGTTCTATAACAGCCGCAGCCATTCCGTGAACACCATCCTTTCCTACATCCTTGAATGTATCAGGCTTTGCACCCACCTTCAGACCATCCAAGAGAGCCTTAATTTCTTCTGTTGTGGTTCCGTACTTTGCAAAGATAGCACTGATATCCAAAGGCCCAGGATCTTGTGCATTCTTATACATAAGCGCAAACAGTTTTGGTAGGACTTCATAGTAAACAGCGCTCGCATTCACTGAAGTTGTTGTTTGTACGGAGCCATCTGCAGAACCAACTGAAACATCAAGAGGTGTATCCTGAACCTTGATGCACGTCTTTTGATCAATGGGTTCAGCTAATTTAGTTAGATAGAGCTGGACAAAATCCTTTTGTTTTGTCATTGCATTCTTTAGATCTGTGTTTGCTGCACCGAGATTTGAAAGGGCTGCATTCAAAAAATCTAGATAGCTAGTAAATCCAGTTGTTAGCGTTGAAATCTCAGTTGTACCACACGGTACACGGAATTCATTAGCTGAAGGGTTTGAAATAGGATTCTGTAAAATTCCAGGAACTTTCCAGTACTTTGCAACTGTGTTCTTTACTTTCGCATCCTTTCCAAATCGCAATTCATACTGATCCAGAAGTAAAACGAGTGTTGCTCCTAGAATTGCAGTAGGTGCTTGCGCACTCAGAACAAATGTTTCAGATCCAATCTTGACAAAGAGGTCAGGGCCAGAGCTTGGGCTCACAGTAGGATTCGGTGTTGATGCACCTGCTGCACCTGCTGCACCTACAGACCCTGTGGATCCTGTGGATCCTGAAGGAGATGAAGTGCCTGCAGAAGTAGGTGTTGTAGCACCAGCAGCAGGAGTAGCAGCAGGCCCAGAAGCGACTGCAGCAACTGCAGCAGGAGGCGCAGATGGTTGAACCGGCGTTGAAGGCGGTGGCGGTCCAAATGGATTAACATCAACAAGCTCTTTCAAATACTTTGCAGCTTCGGGTTGCCCTTGTTTCTGTGCTTGTTCTAAGTAATACTTAGCTCGATCCTTATCAATTTCACCAGGTCCATTTAGATAAAAAAGCCCTAATTGCAATTGCGCATCAGCAATGCCCTGAACTGCTGACTTTTTATATAATTCTCTCTCGACCTTTTCCCAGTGATTTGTTCTAGCTAAAATATCATTTAATAAGTCTCGTCCTTCATCTCCCTTTAAAATAATACCATTTGCTTTTAATTCATTCTGTACCTGAGAAAATGAAAGCTTTTGTATACGTGTTAATTCGTCACCTAGTATTAACATATCTAAATCAACTCCTGCAGTGGCAACTTTTGTAACTTGATCATCAAAAGCGTTTTTTGCAGCATCTGCAACTGGTTTTAAACGACTTTTTTCTAATGCTGCGGATACTGCTGATGATGCATTTTGAAATTCAGAATTTGCTTTTTCATAGGCCTTATATAATGAATTTTTTTTATCTACAAGTACTTTTATTTCATCTAATTTCTTCTGTTGTGCTTGTGTTATAACTAAATCCATTAGTAAATTTACATTGAATTTATCAGTTCGCGTATAGTTGCGCAGCCAATCAGCAAGAATATACTGAGCAACAGGATCACCTTTACGTGCATCATTCGCTGCAAGTGAAGAATCAACAGTTAAACGAAGATTTTCTTCAGAATTTGAGTTTCCACGAATATAAGTTGTAATAATTGAATTTAATCTTTGAATCTTATTTTTAATCTCATTTCTCTGTATCTCATTGGAGGGGGGAGTTGCCTTTAATTTAGTTTTTTCAACTTTCAATTCATTATCTAGTTCATCAATTCGTTTCTTTACATCTGGACGTTTAAACCAGTTCTTTTCATCTTCTGTTTTTTCGGCCGGTTTGTAATTCTTATCATTTGCTAATCCTTGTAGTGTATCTAGCGCTTCAAATATTTCAAGAAGCTTACCTTCATCTAAAAGTTGCTTTCTTGACTTTAATGTGGTTCCATCAGAAAACAAAATAGCAAATCTCTGATCTGGACTTTTTTCAGTTCCACCTTTTACTGGAAGTCCTTTCATTTCACGAATTCTCCTTTCCTGTTCTTCATAAGTTGGTCCGTCTATTACCTTAGTTTCCTTAGCTGTTTCAACCGACTTATTGTGCGCTCCTCCTAACTCTTGAAGCTTAGTTTGAAGTTCATCTAGTACAGTTTGTTCTAGTTTTTGTAAATCATCAGCTGATACATTTAATGTTACAAAACTAGGCTTTACTTCAGTTCCTTTTGTATACTTTACACTCTTTTCTTGTGCAAACTTAGTAAATTCACCTTCCTTATCTGCAGGAACAAGAACAGAAACAAGGATTTGCACTGAATCTTGCTTTTTTGATTCTGCCTGACGCTTTGCAACTTTTTCAGGGGAATTGACCGTTTTTTGAGGAGTAGACTCTGCAACTGCTCGCTGCACCTGAGGTGATTGTGATACAGCTAACTTTACTTGTTTGTAAAATGCGCTATCCTTACTTAATTTTTTAGGTAAAGCTTTCTTAATAGCCTCTCTTGCTTCATCCTTTATCGGAATAAAAATATTATCTTTATTCCAACCAGCAGTTATAGTAATTAAGTCATCATTAGATATATTTTTTTTCATCTTTTTAAATAAATCCTTTTGATCCCTTGATAATACTTTTCCTGATTTTAATGTTAATTCTTGCAATTCTGTATCGCCTTTACCGTACACATCACCTTCATCATAATTATCTTGTAATGCTTTTATAAAAACCTTGATATTTCTTATATCATCATCATCAGTCGTTTCAGGAGTTGTATCAATTGTATAAAAATCTACATTTAAAAGTATTCTATTCCAATTATCTTGAATTGTTGCTGCAGGCGACAATTCTGTTGACGCTGCTGAAGCCATCCTATCTAAAACCGCCTGACAATTATTCTATAGATGGCTGACGCTGCTGTAAAGATTTTTAACCCCTGGAATCTGAAAAACAAAGACATCACGACGCAAGATGTTGAAAGCATTATGCGCCGGTATGGTTGCCCCGATTTCAAGGTCAAGAAGCTCCACTATTTTGCACAGAGTTGTGTACACAAGTCCTACGTGGACCGACCTGAAGTCTGGGCTGAACAAGAAGGCGGAGAGCATATGGTGATGGCCGAGAAGCCCGAAGGTTGTCTCGCGCTCAAGAAGGCCGACAATGAAGAACTCGAATTCGCCGGCGACTCCGTTCTATCAGCGATTGTCGGGAAGTACCTCAAGATGCGATACCCTGGACAAGGTGAAGGATTTCTAACAAGTCTTCGTACTCAGATCGTCAATAACAACAACCTCGGCGAGCTCGCAAAGAAAATGGGTTTTGCCCCCTATCTCATTCTCAGCCGACACGTCGAAGATGTGTGCGATGGCCGCCAAAACCTGCGAATTCTCGGAAGCTTGCTTGAAGCCTGGATTGACGCCATTATGGAGCACGAAGGCAACGAAGGTGCAGCCTACGATATGGCTCGTCGCTTCGTCACTGCCATTATGGAGAAGCACGTGAATTTTGCCAAGATGATCGCTGAAGACAAGAACTACAAGGATCAGCTTCTTCGGTACTTCCAGGCCCAGTTTCATACACCCCCTCGCTACTCCGAAGTCAACGTGGAAGGTCCTCCTCACGACCGCACGTTCACGATGGGTGTTCTTGATCCGCAAGGCAAGGTGGTTGCTACCAGCACCGCACGCAACAAGAAAGTCGCCGAGCAGGAAGCGAGCCGTCTTGCACTCGAGATCTATATGAAACAGGGAACAAGTTCAACAAGTCGCTAGATAACTGAGCGCTACGTAGCTCTAAGAAAACATCGCAGAACAGTTAGAATGTCGTCCTCGGGCATAGTACCGAAGTTCAAGCCCTTTACAAAAACAAAGGTGTCCCTCGCTCTGGAAGCGACGCCTCAGCCTCTTGAAATCAAGACTGACATTGCAACCTTTCATCCTCGCAAGTTTCGCGATGCTGAAGGCGCTTCAGCAGATGAAGGGCGTGGCGAAGTGGACGGTGAGCCTGTGCAGGCCGAGCCTGAGATGTTCAAGAAACGGCAGCGTGAAGCCGAGCCTAGAGCACCGAAAGCTAAACCGGATGCTGCTGATTTAGCTGCACGAGCGGCAGCTAGAGCAGATGCCGGGAAAGCCTTTCCTGGACTTCTACAACGTGCAAGACAAGGCCGAGGAGTCCCCGGAGCGCCTGTACAGCCTCGTGTCTACAGTCGCCTCAATGTCCTCTCTCGCGATGTACAAGCGGCTCAAGTCGGTCGTCTACCCCAAGCTCTGCAAGCGCTCAGTAAGACACTCCTCGACACTGAAACTGCGAATCCCTACATCATCGAACCCGCCCCAGATACTTTCTTCCCCATTTCTCGTCGCGGCTTCGGTTCCTTCCTCATCAACCAGTACGGACCTATCTTTCCGAAGGGCAACCAGAAACTCCTCGACGTTGCCAAGTGCGCAGCCAAGGGCGAGGAAGGCAAGAAAGAAGTCAAGATTTACCACTACCAAGCCTTTATTCGTGAATATCTGCGATTCGAGACACCGTATCGGGGTCTTCTTGTCTACCACGGTCTCGGCAGCGGTAAAACGTGCTCAGCCATTGCGGCGGCCGAGGCGCTCTTCGGAACGCGTGGAAGCCGTGTCATCGTAATGACTCCTTTCAGTTTGCGCGACAACTTTATCAGCGAAATCAGCTTCTGTGGTTTCAAGCACTTCCGTCTCCAGAATCACTGGGTCGCTCTGTCATTAAATGCCGGCGGTGAATTCGATCCCGAAATGGTCAAGATCTTCGCCAAGAACGTCTACGGAATTCCCGATTCCTACTTTGTCAAGCGCGGTAAGGGACGCGACCAACTAACGCGCATCTGGGTTCCCGATTTTGACAAGGAATCTGAGCCGAACTTTGACAGCCTGTCAGCCCAGGAGAAGGACGAGATTACCACGCAGATCAAGGCGACTATTGAGAATCGTATAACCTTTATCAACTACAACGGCATAACAGCAACTGAGCTGAAGCGTATGGTCTGCTCAACTCCTGAGATCTTTGACAATGCCGTCATTGTCGTCGACGAGATTCACAATCTGACGCGTCTGATGCAGGGATCTTTAGAATACTACTTTGTCAACAAGGGTGGTCGGCGTACAGCACCCGTCGAGAAGCTCACAGTCGATCGGCAAGCACTCCCTCTCTGCGGCCAAGCCAAGAAGTACCAGCGCGGCTATCTCTTTTACCGTCTCTTTATGGACGCCAAGAACACGAAAGTCATCGGTCTATCCGGTACACCTCTCATCAACTTTCCTGAAGAGCTCGGTATTCTGATGAATATTCTGCACGGGCCGATTCACACCTTTGAAATGACTGTAAAGGTTGAGCCGATGCGTGATGTCCGTACACTCATTGAAAAAGCTGTTGCTCTCAATGAAGATCTCGACACCGTGTTTTTCCAGGTGTCCGAGGGAAGTCTGACGGCGACACTCACTCGTCTGCCTGAGGAATTCAGTAAAGTCTTTGGGGACGATTCTGAGCTGCTGGGTATTCGTCGTCGTGAGCCCGGCAAGATTGCGCCTACGCTAGCCCAAGTCTATGCGAATCTTGAGACCGCTCTGAAGGCCGATCGTATCGTGATCAAAACCAAGCCGGTATTCAAGGCCCAGGAGCTTCTGCCTGCGTGGGACAGCACCTTCCGCGGTGCCTTTCTTCAGGAAGACGGTATAACATTAAAGAATGACATTGTTCTGAAGAAACGTATTCGTGGCCTTGTGTCGTATTACAGAGGTATTCAGGGCAATGTGATGCCTCGAGTCACGAAGGATGAGATCGTCAGTATTCCTCTGACCGGCTATGCATTGAAGCTGTACAACAAGTACCGCAACCAGGAGATTCAGATTGAGATGAGCAAGCCTGCAGCTACCGGGCCTACAGCAGGAGATGCAATCTGGGCTGAGATTGCTGAGATTGCTACAGCAAAGACATCCAGCAACTACCGTATGAGCAGTCGTCAGGCCTGCAATTTTGTCTTTCCGGATGGAATTAGCCGTCCTCGCCCCAGAAATCTGGATGAACTCGATGCGGAGACTGGCAAGGATCGTGATCTGATTGTGGATAATGACATTGAAGATCAGGCGGCGGGTCGTAATGAATCTGCTGAAGAGGCTGCTGCGGAGGCGGAGGATAATCAGGTTGCGGCTGAAGTTGCGGCTGAGGAGGGTGCTAGCGCTAGCGCAGCAGCAGTTCCAGGAACTCGAGAAGCCGCTGAAGCGTATCGGCGTGCGATCAGACAATCCAAGGATGCCCTTCGTAAGATCGGCCCCACTCACCTACAGCTCGATGGCCCAGCAGACAAGAATCTAGCTCGCTACAGCCCGAAGTTTGCAGCAATGCTTCAGCGAATTCGGGACCTCCCCGGTAGCAGTCTTGTCTACTCGCAGTTCCTTGAGATGGAGGGTATTGGCATTTTCGGAATCTGTATGGAAGCCAACGGCTTTGTTCCAATTGAGATCAACCAGGGCGCCGATGGCAAACTCCAGTTCTCGCAACGCACAGCTACTTCTTTGGCAAAAGGTCCAGAAGCCAATGAAATGCGCTATATCGAATTCACCGGAACAGGATCAAAGGAACAGCGTGCCGCGGCCGTCAATGTCTTCAACGCCCGCTTCGACAAACTGTCTCCTTCAATGCAAAAGGTACTCAGCGATGCCAAGTGGAAGAACAACTACAAGGGTGAACTGTGCCGCGTCTTCTGCATCACCTCAGCCGGTGCTGAGGGTCTATCCCTCAAATGCGTCCGGGGAGTTCACATTATGGAGCCGTACTGGAACACTGTAAGAACTCAGCAGGTGAAGGGTCGTGCAGTGCGTATCTGCTCGCATATGGAGCTGCCGCAAGATCAGCAGACTGTTGAGATTTTCACGTACTGTACGGTGATTCCTGAGGAGGCAATGAAGGCTCAGGCAGTCGACAAGACACTCGAGCGCAGCGACTCGTACAATGCTGCAGCGGCTGCGGCACTCGGTGTTCCTATTCCGCGTGAGGCCGTGGAAGGTGTTGCAGTTCCTGAAGGAATGTTCGAGGCAGTTGAGGCTGTTCCTGGACTACCCGGTGCTCCTGCAGGCGCTGCTGCAGCTGTCGACGGCCCGATTAAGTTTTACAGCAAGTTGGCAAATGAGTACCGTGGCTTTAGCAACTTTGCGCCGTCGCCGATGGTGATTCAAGGCAAGCGGTATGCAACAGTGGAGCATTACTTTCAGTCAATGAAGTTCGTTAGTCCGATGTGGCAGGAGGCGGTTCGTGTCGCACCAACGCCTGCTCGGGCAAAACAACTCGGTGCATCAAAGGAGTACGAGGTTCGTGATGACTGGCCAAAAATCAGGGAGCGAGTAATGCTTGATGCTCTGCGTGCCAAATTTAAGCAGAATGCGGGGCTTTTACAACAGCTGAAGGATACTGGATCTCGTCCTTTGATTGAGGCTGGACCTGATGCGTTTTGGGGAGAAGGGCGGCTGAAGAATGGTAAGAATCGCCTTGGAAAGCTGTTGATGCAGGTTCGCGAGGAGATGAAGGATGTGGTTGCTGCTCCTGTTGCTCCTGTAGCTGCAGAGGCTGTGGCTGCTGCGCCACTAAGCGAGGAAGCTGCCTTTGCAGGTGAGAATGGACCTGAGGAAGATGTTGCTGGAGCTGCTGTAGAGCCTCTTGCAGCTGGAGATGAAGGTGAAGAGGCTGCACAAGCTGATGAAGATGCTGAGGCAGTTGCTGAGCAAGAAGCTGAAGCCACAGCTGACGCCAGCCAAAAAGGCGGCGCTAAAGATGATGAACGTACAATCATCTTAACCAGCGACCAGCGTGTTCTCCTCATTAGTTTGCGCAAAGAGCGCGTAATAACATCTCTGCAGACGCTAATGAAGTCAGTTGCAGTTGATTGCGAGCTCAACTATGTAGACAATAATGATGGCTCTTTCCGATGCTTGAATCTTGGTGATTCCATCGGCGACTTTGCGTATCATCCTGATCTGCAGAAGGACATTGCGGAGACTGAGGCGAAGTTTAAGAGGCCTGCACCTGCTCCTGCAGCAGCTGCTCCTGTTCAAGCAGCTGCTCCTGTAAAAGCACAAGCTGCTGCTCCTCTTAAAGTAAATGCTGTTGCCGAGCAAGCCGTTCTTCCTGAGCCTGAAGGCCCCGCTGTAGCCCAAATTGTCCAGCTGCCTCCAGCACCCGTTGCAGCTGCACCTACAGATGAAGCAGCAGTAGAAGCAGCTGCAGCACTTGTCAAGCCCAAGCCTAAGCGTATTAATTACCGTAAGACTGAGTACTTTTACCAAATCAGAAAAGATGGAACTGGCAAACCACTCGGCTATCTCCTTTTCAATACAACCGACACTGAATTAACACGACCTGTAGGGTATGTGGAGGCGAATCCTGCAACAGGACTTCCTAAGGGTCCTGTTGTTGAGCCTCCTACCGAGTAGGCGTTCCAAAAGAGTAGTAAAAAATTGATCCTCTAATTACCTCTAGTCTCAGTATAATGACCTTCGTGTCCCTCTTTCTTGCACTTGCTGGTGTTTTCCTAACACCTGCAAATGCATCGTATCGTAATTGCGGATCTTCATCTGATCTCGCCAAGAATCTCGTTATTTCGATCGTACCCGATGCGCCCAAGGCCGGCGAGTCCGTCACCACAACCTTCGACTACGATCTGGAATCTGAAATCACCAGCGGCAAGGCGAGCTACGCATTTAGTTTCAATGGTATTCCCTTCAGCCCTACAGTCAATGATCTCTGTACTGAAATGAACGGAGGATGCTGCCCCGACCCGTGCCCTCTTTTGGTTGGACATCACTCAGATAAGAGCATCGCAGACTTTCCCAGTGTCAGCGGCAAAATCATAACGACAATCAAGTGGACAGATCAGAATGCCAATCAGATTCTCTGCGTCGAGTGGACTGTAAAGGCTTAGATTAATTCTATCTCAAATTAGATGGATTTACCTGATCAACATTTTTTAGACAGATTAAGCGCACAATGCCAACGATTAATTGAGCATTATGATAATTTGCCAGATGGAAACGCTGAAAAAGATGAAGGATACTCTAGTTTTAACTTTACAATAAGTATTCGTTATAATCAATTTATTTACAGATCATCCTTTGAGGTTACTTACGATGGAACATTAAATATTCAGAATGGTTGTCTCCAAGTATCATTCGGTAATGAAGGATATGTATCACACGTAGATGCTAATTCTCCAGCAAAGGGATGCATTGTAAGAGCAGGGCATCCCTATCTAGAACGTGGAACGAAAGATGTAGTAACTGTCTTATTAACCAAATTTGCACTGAATATGCCTAACAAGGATGGTGAAGATATTTATCTTCAAGATGCCGCTAAAATACCAGGAACAAATACATACTTATCTCCTTTTAATTTAGTTCGAGGAGGTGATGCAACCTATGTAAAATATGGATATATGAGTACTGGATCGTACGATCAACTAAAAGAGATAATTAGTAATTTTACATTTATGGATCTTAATGATGATTTACAGGACGCAGTACAACAACGATTAGGTCGAATGCCAGCTGAAGATGAATTACTAACTGAGGTGATGAGTGAAATCTTTTTACAAAATGATCAAGGTCTATCAGACCAAGTTTTAGAATATATTTGCGATGAAAATGATATACACCTTGGAGAAGGTGAAAGTGAAGGTGATCTATTCTACTTTATATTTGATGAGAATGAAGGATTTGCAAATGGTTGGGAACATCTTGTTGAGATAATGAATTATGAAGATGATTGGCCTGAGGATGATGAAAATGGTAATGGAAATGGCAATGGCAATGGAATGAACTATGAAGGAGGACGTCGTAAGTCCAGAAAGCAAAAATCAAAAGCCAAGACTAAGAAATCAAGATCTATACGTAGACTTATACGTAGACTCACACGCAGAAAGTCCAAGAAATCAAGACGGCAGTAAAGTAGCCATTCGGTGCTTACACGTTCCCTGTTCAACCAGATGCGGTTCAACCCACAACGCTTTTCCTCCAATGGATCCCAATTGGTAATTCAATTCCCAATCGAGACACTCTCTAAATGGAAACGCCCTCGGCCGCATTTTTTCCAGAAACGATACACGAAATAGCATAGAATCTGTACATCTGAATGGAAAGATATGCGGAGGCTTTTCTACACTTGTTTTCTGATAGATCGATGTATACTCATTGGTGTGGCTGCCTACACCATCGCTCAAACTAACGTAGTCCCACTCCGTTTTCTCTAGAAGGCTCCACATTTCACCGAAACGCTTCATAAAATCGTCGCGCAAAAACACATCTGATTCAAAGAAAACAACATACTGAAATCCTCGTTTTAATGCGTGATCCACCGCCGACCAGAAGTTAAAAATCAGTGAGATCTCGCCAAGTGTCAAAGACCTTCCTTTCCAGGAAAGAAAAGGACATTCACGATGGCAGAATGGATCATACAAATCAAAGACATTATTGCTGAGTGTATCGCCCCAAGTGGGAGCGACCTGAAAATACTTTTCTTGTGGCAAGCCACGTTCATCCAAGTGTTTAACTAATCTCTCCCATCTTAATGGTTCCTTTTCAGGATGGCAGAGAAGGTAGACTGCATCAATTTGTTCCATTACTATTGATGATATTTATTTATTTAGACCTCAGATATCTAAGCTTCGTATTGCAACTCCTCGAATGCTAGACACCTCGATTGTGCCAGGCCACTTCTGTGTTCCCTTTCCTTCAACTACTGCCCAAGCAAGAAGATCTCCTCGTTTCTTATCAGGTATAACAAGATCAACATATTCACGATTTCCTGTACCAATGCAAATTAATGTAGCGATCCCTGATTCCCTTGAAATCGTTCGGCCACACGCAATAAGACCACGGAATTTTACAGATCGTTTACCATCCAGACGTAATTGAGGATCTATCTCAAGACGACACGTTGGCAAGAAATTTTCTGTTCTCCAATAGCCAAACTCTTTGAATTCTTCTATTGCAGAGGGTTGTTTGAGTAGTGTTTGTTCAAATGTTTCTATAGGAACCAATGCGGCAACTGGTTTGCCTTGCGATACACGTTGCGATACGCGATAAGGGGGTGGCTCACGGCTTAGTAAAAGCCCTGAGCAACGAGCCTCTCGGTAATGGACCCACTTTCTATACTCTGAATTACAATGATTGAGAGCTGAACACCAGAATTCGTGTGGCTTATGCACCTTCCAGAATCCAAGAGCCCACACCAACTGTGCATAGGAGACTGCGTGGCTCTTACAGAAACTGTAGTAGATAAGTTGTGATAAATCATCAATGACCTGATCAATATCTTTACGAGCAAACCCTTTTTCAATCATCTGTCTACGGAAATCAAGTCGGGCTCGCGGATTTCCTTTTGCAAATGCCTTACGCCAACGATCTGCTTCTGCTGAATCACATCCCAGCAAACAACGGATTTTATGAATTGCATCATCATCATAGACAATCGGTTGTGTTAATGGAGTATGGTCTGTATCAAGTTTACGCCATTTTTCTAGGAATTCTTGCTTTCGCCCTTCAGCTGCCGCAGCCGGTCGAATAAGAGCCAAAGCTATTGCAAGATCACCAACTCCTTTTGGTTGCATATTCATAAAGAGTTTTCGCATTCCTCGACTTTCTCCAAGAGTAATACCAATATTTAATCCTCTAGCAAAGAGTCGTTCTGTTTTAAAATCTCGATCTGGATATGAAATGAGAGGTAGTTCAGGACAAATATCTGCTAATTGAGCTAGGCCTCGGTTGCTCAGCAAATCAATCTTAATATGCCCCTGATTTTCAGTGTCATCTTTATTTAGATTGATCTGAAAGAGAGGAACGCCATTCGATTCGATTTCTTTCAATCGCAATTCCTCAGGCACTTCCCCCTGATCCTCAAAGATTACAATTCCTCCACAATGTTTACTGTAATTCTTGAGTGTTCCTTGACGACCTTCTTTTATTTCCTTGTATTCTTTGAGTTCGGCAGTTGTTAGGAATTTTTCTGGAATCGCACCTTTTCGGTTGACTGCTTGAGGAATCGGCTTATTGTGTTTAGTAAGAACATCTTTGATTGACTGTCGCACATTTACTTTATCGGTCCACATACAATAGTTTGAGACACGACCCACTTGATTTGGATACTTTTTTGCAATCAGACCGTAAATTTCCTCGCGGCGATTATAAGGAACATCGATATCAATATCAGGCATATCTTTCCGTAAATGATTCATAAATCGGGCTAATTCAATACAATTCAGAATTGGATCTACGTGAGTAATGCCTAGCAAATAGGTGACAAGTGAAGATCCAGCAGATCCACGAATAATATGAGGTGGAGCAGGCGGTCCCAGTGATTGAATAATTTCTAATACAGTACGTACTTGAAGAAAGACTGGAGCAAAGGCATTTTTATCAATTAATTCATATTCTTCTTCAAGTTGTTTAGTGTAGCGTGGATCATCAGGAATAGGTCGAACAAACAGTGGCTCAAGGAGTTGCTTTGCGGTTGTCATCGTTAAATCACGTTTTTGCTTTGTAATCGGTTGCTTGGCAGATTTCATTTCAAAGAAGTCATCTAGGCGTAATTGAACATATTTCATATCTGAAAATTGGTTCTTGTCAAGAATCAATTTTTAGAGATTGTTTTACAGATTATTCTAATCCTAGAAATGTACGCCCAATCTTACTGGTTGCAAACATACCGCATCCGGAAGCAATCTGTGCATAAAAAATAGGTGTTCGCTTTGTGCAACACAACAAATATCCAGATAATACAATAAAAAGAATTGAAAAAAACCAGAAGAATTGCGTAAACGTATCCATTCTCTACTCTCTCTACAAAAAATTTACGCATACTCTACATTCACGCATACCACGTACTCATCCAATCCTGCTTGGCCTCTCTCTTGATGGCCGCCGCATCCATCTTGTAGTCAAAGAAGTGTGTCCAGTAGACACGCATTCCACCATATCCAATTAGCTGTCTTGAGCTACCGCTGTCATTCGGATCCTCAATGAGCGTCTTGTCAACAACACCAGACGGCCACTGCATCTTCATAACGGGGCTTTCCTCGAGCTTACCACCATCCTCACGCAAATCCGACAAGGCTCCAGCACCCACCTGCATTCCAGTCAGTGAAAAGATATCCGAATCGTCATCGCGCAGCATACGCAGCGTAATCAAATACTTCACACCCGTCGTCAATGTAGGACCATCTACCTTCGCAGAAAAGCCGCGAGTCTTGCTCAAGTAATCGAGACGGAGTTTCGCAGTCTTGTAGTCGCCAGTTCCAACAAGTTCGAGGAGAATGTACTGATCTCTGAGCTGATTGTAAAAGTATGTGAAGTTAGGAGTACTGGCAGCATTATTCGGAACTGTGTCAAACTGCACGAGCATCGTCATTGTCATAAATGAGTACATCTTCATTCCATAATTGGATCCGATACCAGTATTCGTCACAAACTGCAGATATGACTTAGCAAACGGAAAATCATCCGTTGGAGCTGCAGGAGCCTGAACCATATTCGGCCGGTTTCCAACAAAATTCCACTGCAACTTGTTGCCACTCAGACGCTTATCGCAGAAGCTAATTAGTGCACCATACTGAGAGAAATTAGGATAGACCTCCAGGTTAATCATAGGTGCAAACGGTTCCTGTGTTAGATAGCACATTGAGGGAGGAATCTGACCCCATCCAGCCCACCAATTGTTCCACCAGTAATTCACGCAATTCGCCTGGTACTCAAGTAAGTAGTACAGACCACCACCTCCGTTGAACCAGTATCCGTGCACAATATTAGGACCCGCAGTGGATAGACCCCAGCATGTCCACCAGTTCCACATCGTTGTTGGCGGAAAGTAGCCCAAGTACGACAAATCATTTCCACTTGCCGCCCACTTCCACGTCCACAAGCCTGTCATCGGCGAATTCAGCTTTGTCGCATAGCCGTCATCGCCTGTCACCCGAATACGAATGCTCATATCAGACGGTGGCAACAGGTTTGTTATGTAATTGAAGGAGATCAAGTCCGTGCGATTACCCGTACCCTGTGTTCCCTTCAGCTCGGCATTCTGGTTGATCGTAGGGATACCAGGACGAATACGACGTCCAAGAAGTACCGTCGGTGTATTTACATCCCACTGGTGAGTAAACCAGAAGACCTCAACACCCGCCATCTTAGGCATCAGCGGCTTAGACTTATCCTCCAAAGAGGTTCCCAAGAAATTGTACATTGCCTGTTGCTGTGTGCCGCGATCTGTAGATGAGCAATTGCTGCTGAGCGTATTGATCTTCCCCTTGACTGCAGTCCAGTTTGCCAAAGAATTCCATTCTTTCGTTATATTGACCGGCTGGGGGTACAGAAATCCAGCCTTTTGCCCTCCAGCCTTCAAAAAGACTTTTTGCAAGCATTCAAGAGTAAATGGAGGAGTTGAAGAATCTGAAATCTCAGCACAGAAATCATACTTGTCTACCTCACCTGATTGAAAGCAGAGATCGCGGGCTGAAGCACGGAGACCGGTGACTTGACTTGAGCTTGCCTGATCATTCACCCTCTTGAATTCAGACAATGCGTCGCCGACTGTTGTCTTACCTGTCTTCAGAGAAGTCTCATCGAGTGGTACTGTAGCACGTGCCTGGTAGATCGAGTAAGCCTTTGCCTGCATCAATGAATCCAAATAGTTTGAATCGGATCCCTGTCTTAGAGCCTGAATCATCGTTCCAGAATTCTGACATCCAGCCTGTGTCGCCTTCTGAATGAGACAGTCGCGCTTCAATGCACCGTTAGGCAATGCTGCGCATACATCTGTCTGAACATAACCAGGAGTTCCAGGAAGAGAGGAACTGCCGGAAGGAAGAGGAGGGCACGACGCAGCTGCCGTGATGATGCCTGTCACCTCGCACGTTAAATTAGGATCATAAGGATATGCAACTTTTCCATTCTCGATAGGCACTGCCTTTCCTGAACTTTTGCAAAATCCACAGCGGCCCTGGTACATCGGCGATGCCAAATCGCCGCAAGTCTGGACTTGCCTACACAAATGTGCGTGAACCTTCTGTTTTGCCTCCTTCAAATCCCACATCCACTGACCGTTTATGGGGCGCTTATAAGGAGCACTTGATGTTCCATAAGCTCCAGCACCTTGTTGCGGATTCTGAACATTGTAGATCCATCCACAGCGACCAGGGCTAGCAGGGTCCTGAGAATTTACTAAACTAGTAAGATGCTGAAACTTATCACCAGACCCTGCGCCTTCACACGCTGCCTGTCGTTGATCAAGTAAAGTACTTGATAATGCTGTTTGCGCCTGACTATTATTAATAAGAGGCGATGTTCCAGTAGCTCCAAGCCTATTCGTTGTCGTCAAACTACCAATCTGTAAATTGGGATCTGCGACCAGTAGAGGATTGGGAAGTGTATTTGAAAAATAGGTATTCAGAGCCTGCGCCCTCTCGCCAACAGATCCCGTAAAAGGTTCTTTTATAGTATTATTTGCATTTCTAGGCATACTAGTCTCCTGTTTGTTAGTCAGAAAAACTAAAACATCAATCTTCTTTGATACTTTGGTTTTTTACTTAGACTTCTAGTTGTTTAGATGGAATTTCCAGCCGGAGCCCCTGGAGCACTGTAGCTTGTTTGATCGAAATTTCTGATATAATAGGGAGTATTATTATCCAGCGCCAATTTTCTAGAGCCGTCTTCAATTGAATCACCCACAGGCTTAATTCCGTAGCACCATACACCTGCTTTCCTATTCGGAGGAGTATATGTCATAATACCTGTACCTCCATTACCACATCCACCATCTATCGTCGCTGAGATTGGATAGACTGCATTGGAATTATCCTTAACCCATCCACTCGCGCATACATCAGCACCTTGGGTTTGCGCCATATTTAGCTGAGCCTGTGTTGCATTTGTTGCACCCACTGCCCTACAGACATCTTCAGCTTCAGACTTTTCGTGCGAATATCCATTACCTCGGGCAATCCAGAAAACCTCATTCTTCTTCGTAGTACCGCACGACTTACACTCTGCAGGAGCACCAGCCCTTCTAAAATCAAGAGGTAGCACGAGACCTGTTGAATTAATTGTCTGATTAGAAACTACTCTTCCACCAGCATCAATGAGTGAAACAACTGCACCTTTAATGCGTTCTGTGCAGCAATCTGTGCGCTGGAATACAACTACGCGAACAATATCATAGTTTGCACCCAGATCTACACTCCACGTGCCACCGCTTGTCTGACCAGGACCGATATGCCAGTTCTGATTCCACGGGCGCGGCCTTAGTGTGCCATCAAGAGGTGTCTGAGGATCACCACCGGGCCAGGTTGACTGAACGGATGCCTGCTTGCCCTGAGCGACATTGACACCATTCGAGTCCATCACTGCGACCTGAGAAAAGTGGAGGTACTGACCAGGGGTTTGTAAGATTCTAACTGTGCGTGCAGTAACACCACAGCTTGCCGAACATACACCTGGAACAGCAGCACCTGAAGGCACTGGCCGATTCGCCAGATTTTTACCATAACACTTGAGCACTGCATCATTTCTTGAAGGATCCGATAGTGGCTGGCTGGCAAGCGCGTGAATCTGGTCCATCATATTCTTGACATTGTTGACACCCCCCTGCCTTCTCCAGTAGTCAACAGCAGCTTGATTTGTACTTCCATCTTCTTTTACTGGTGATAGAGTACCACTTGATGTACAGAATTGTACTTTATTGTCGGGGAATAAGCTGCTAAACATACTATTTGATCTGTAGGTAGGTCCAAGAGGATTACCGTTGCCTTGATTTCTCCAGAGATAGGCCAAGCAGTCGCCACTGAGAGGTCCCGAATCCTTATTTGCAGTATCACAAGGGCTCGTGATTTTACGTCCAGTACAGAATTCACTAGCTGCAGACCAATCTGCAATGCTGAGTTTTAAACCTGTGCTCGACATTCCTGTTGCACTGCGAATTGCATTCTCGTAAATATGCTCGGCAATTTGAGCTAAGGAACGATTTTGTCCATCAATACCCGTAAGTAATGCTAAATTGGAAGATTGTGAAATCGGGAACCCTTTTCCAGAATCCAAGCAGCCATTTGAATAGAAACTGTTTTGTAAGCACTCTTGATTATACTTACCAGGACCAGATCCCTTCTTGTAGCAAGGATCACTTGCTAAAAATTCAGCACTCGACTGCTTCGTGACAAACGGGCCTGTAGAGCACATATCACCTGCGTGCGAGTTCGTGTCAACGAAAGTAAAGGGTGTAGGAATAATCAGATTCATATTTTCCTGACCAAATCCAGGACTCATATTATTGCAGGCAACCTCATTGATCGTAGCAGGTCCCGTTAGACGCGGCTTTCTGCCTGTATATCCATCGGTCTGTACAATTCTCTGTAGATCGACTCTGAAATAGCCATTCGACGTGACGCCCTCAAGATATCCAGCAATGTAGCATCCATTAGGATCATTTGGGCTTACATTGAGAGTGACACGTGTCGCCTCAGGACCCTTCAGCTGAAGCTTCTGCGGCGAAGAGCTCAAGTAAACGCCTGCACCATTCGTATATCCAGACTCATACCACGTCAAGTTTCCACTTCCAGTCACGTAAATGGCAGGAGGGTTAACATTAACGCTTCCTTCTACAGGAAAGTAGCTCTGATCAGCATAGCACTGTGAGCATCCCGTAATGTCATAACTAGCTGAATTTTGGCAGCTCATTATATTTTGAATACGTCTCACTTCAGCCGCATTTCCTGCCATCCTCTGTGCCGGACAGCTTCCAATTGTCGGCTTGTAGTCAGGCAAGAAATCTCCCCGTTGATGCTTCTGTGCATATTCTTTATCTCTGGCAAGTAAGACTAGACCTCCCTTTGTAGGATTTCCTGCACTATTCTTACCAATGTCTACACAGATACCGCAATTAGCCGCAAATTTAGGATCATTAAATGCATTTGCGTCAACTGTTTTGACAGCCTCGCATAACTTGATCATTACAGGTAATCCATTAGGATCCTGATCCTGAGGATAAGGATTATCCCTTACAATTGTTGTTCCACCTGATACAGTGGGTGTTATCGTAGAGGTTCCCATTAGAACCGCTGTATTCGCAGGCAGCGATCCTGAAGTATTGCTTGTAGATAAGGCGATAGCTACTGGATTGAACTCTGATCTCTGACGTTCAACAAAAGCATTATGGATAGCTGTATTTGCTGCTGCATCAAAGCCTTCAGATGTTCTGTTTCCAAGAATATACAACCCTATTAACGAAATGGCTAACACAGTTATAAATAGTAAGATCTCGCGATTACCAGACCGCATTCTGAAAGATATTTAGAGATTATCAGGACGAACTAAACTTGTCGAATCATAATCTCTTGTTATGACGCGGAAGAGAAGTTGTGTTTGGTGGCTGAGGTTAAGTAGTCTGCCGGGTAAGAAATTTTGCGTGACAATCGATGATCCAAGCGCTGTATTGTTCGGCTGTCCACCAAACGGTAGGAGATTAATTGCTCCTGTTGTAGGATCTCTGAATTGATTTCGTATAATGATAAATCGAGCGTATCCAAGCTGATTCGCTCCATCGTTAATCTGCTGCTGCGGTTTTGGAGCTGCTGATACATATCGCAAACTACACACACTAACAACAATATGACCTGCTGCCCGCTCTAAATAATTCAAAAAATCAGTTTGAGCTATGGTAGGGTTTGTCAATGATAGATTGCGCATTACAATGCGATCACCTTGCGCAATCATAAAACGACTGAAGCAAGTTCTAGAATCGATCCAAATAAACTCACCTGATGTATCTAAGTAATAACTATTTGAAACAGATGTGTAGGCTGTTGAAATATAAGTTGAAGAAGAATTACTAAAGAAGATACCACTTATGTCAAGTGTATCAGGTATCTCAGATAATAATGTTCCATCAGGGCGCTGCATACGAATACTGAGCTTTGTCAGAGTTGCGAGCGGCGTAGGTGTGTAGACGCGCTGGCACTTCATATGCTTAGGAATCATCGAGACAAATCCGCGATTACCTGAGATTGCAGGATCATAATCAATCGTTCCACCGGTCACACTTCCCGCATTTGCATCTGAAATCCAGTTAGCGTCGTATTGTAAAAGACCAAATGCCTTATCAATGTAAGAATTTGTTCCATAGTTGTTATTATCCAACTCTTCAATATTCAGAGCAACAAATGGTAATGAAAAGACTGTAGAAAAGAGCGAGGTATTGTTGTCGCCCTGAGTTGCCGAGTTTTTCAGAACAACCACATCGAGACCCTCGATCGGCATCACGGCCTTCACGAACTCAATGCGTGTGATATTGCGGAAACGCGCAGTGCCCTTCGGCGCAACACTGACTCCATTGGTCGGATTTCCAGAATACAGATTCACGTGAAAATTGTAGCGATTTTCTTCCGTATCGAACTCCCACTTACGATCCGCACTATAAATTGACAAGTTATACTCGGTTTCCTTATAGCTCTGAATATCCTGCTGCTTGATCAAGATATCCTGAGGCAACGGTCCTCTAGCTGCAGCCGGATTAGTGCCGGAACGTGCAATCGTAGGGTTTCCATCACCGCGACCAGGCAGCTCACGAGGCAACTCCGATCCACGTACAATAAGATCTAGCGGTTGATCAAAAAGCTGTCTGGGATCAGGTCTCTGCTGCTGCTGGTTATCCTGAGCGTAAATGGGCTGATTTACGTTAGCATTGCGCTTGGCCAACTGCTGATCCATCTGACTTGCCATTTCCTGATTTCTCTTCTTCTTCGCCTCCTCGAATGCCGTCAAAGCACTAACGGAATTGTCTTCCTCAAGAGGAATGCGCTGCACGTAATCAGGGATTGCAGGTCGGGGCGCTTCACCACCACGCTGACGATCAATCATTAATTGATCGAAGCGCTGCGAAGTCTCTGTAAAGCTCGTCTCCGTTACAGAATTCAGTGAAGTCTGCCGTTGGAGATAAGACTGAAAGTCAGACGCGGTCGCCGTCAATACCTCCTTATTCAGAACCTGTACTGGCTGCTGAGAATTCGCCTGAAAGACTTCACTCATATAGTGCTCCAATCCTCTTTCAAGGCGAACGGTCTCTTTCTCATTTAATTGAGCACCCATTCGCTGTTGAAAGTTCTTTGATAGCAAAGTCATTAACATTGTTTCGTTTTGATCCGAAAAAAAGAGCTTTCGATTCTGGCTTGTTTTAGCATCCATTGCTCACTCTACAAGATAGTTCAAAATGTAGTCTATAGGCATAAACCGCATTTGTCGCTGATCCCCGTTGCATTTATTCATCATTTGAAAAGATCCATTTTCTAAATCCAAGCATATCTTTATCTGTCGGCCGGCGCCGAATAAACTGCTTGAAAGTATCTCCTTCAAGCATCCGAATCAAAAAGTAAATACAATACATTCCACATTCCGAATCACTATACTGTAGACGCCTTTCACTGTAAAAAAGCTTCATTAACGGATCCTGCAAAGTAAGCGATCTCAAGAAACGAGCAATTTGAGGCGGCGGCTTCATTCCATACGAGTCAATGTAATACGATTTGTGTCCCGGAATATCTGTATAACTCGCAATCCAGTGTGATCCACCCTTATCGTGAGGATCTAGATTATAAACAAATCCCAGACTGGTCTTTCCCTGTGCCTTCAAGTTATCGAGTCTCAAATTGCAGACTTCTTCCTGTACACATTGCATCTTGTCTCTGACATTAGGGTCGGGGGCTGCAAAATCAATCGGATTTGTTCCAAAGAACTTAAAGTGCGGATAGGCCTCTTCATATTGCTTCATCACATCAGCAATATTCAGACTGTCTAGCCACATATCAGGATCACCTTTCCATTCCTCAGGCATCTTAGGACGGAAATAGTTTCGCAGAATTTCTTGCTTTTGAACTCCGTGAATCGGCGCCTTTTCAACCCAGCAACGCTCAGTTCTACACCGAGTCCTATTGCGTATCCAACGTTTCAAGTTCTTTTTTGTAAGATGATTTGGCGCTTTCAGAGCTCTTGCGATTAGACTGAGTTCAGCTGCAGGTAAGCAAGAACCATTTGCCGTTTTATACTTAGGATGACAGTACTGAGGCCCGGGCTTTGGTACTATAGCGTGTGTATGTTTTCTTCTTGTTTGCTGACCCTGGGTCATCTATTCTAGACTAGAGAATTTGAGATGCTACGTTAGAATGTCAGCAGACACGTGCAGCCCTATTTTATTTATGCAATCAAATACAACACGCTTTTGGTCTATTATCTTTCCCGCACTCTGTCTCATCCTCGGCGGTGAAACCTTTTTTGTATTTATGTCAATTCCGGATGTTCTAGGAAGCGCAAAGACTATGGTAGGAAAGTTGCCCGCAATTCCTAAAAACGTAGCATAGGATAGTAATGGACGCCGCAAAGCCTACATCATCAAATACAGTTCTAGTATCTGTTTTGGGTGGTCTTGAACTTGGATTAATTGCAACCGTCGTTTATTTATTTTCCCAGCTCGTCGGATCCAAGGACACTGCCAATAATCTATCAATGAAAGTTCTGCCGATAACAGGAACTCTCGGTGCAATTGTTCTTCTACATACCATTCTTTGGTACACTTATTTCAACTACAATCCCCTATCGATGAATTTATATCTACTCTTTTCAACCTCAATGAACACGATTATCTCCTTGTTCGCCTTGTCGATTGCTCTAACTATACAGAATAACTAGACAAAGTCATCATCGTCTTTAGAGACCTTGTAAATCTGTAATATATGATGCTGAATTCTTGATTTTCCTGTCCAGATGTTATCCTCTACCATCTGGAGAGACAAGCCCTGAAGTTTTACTGTTATGCGAATCAAATCTCCCGGCTTTATGGACGTGTCAGAAAAAGGTACTGCAACACCTTCATTAAAAAAGCTCAACGAGTCAGCTTGCGTAGACAAGTATAGACAAAGGCGCTTATTCTTTAGAAGTGGCTGCAAAGGAATTGCGACCTCCGTTGCCTTCTTGCATCCCTCTGTCCATTGGGCCCCGTGCTTCAGTAGACTATGCTGAACCAGAGTCTGAAACTGCTCAATCTTTGACAAGAATGAAAGTTTCCGCGACTCCTCAAGTATAATCTGATTACGCATTATATCCATTTCCACGATTTTCAGAGGTTGCAGAGACAAAATGACAGAATGAAAATGAATCTGACCCTCCTCATACGCAAACGGTATGGTTCTGCGAAAGGGGCCTAGACGAGGATTGCCCCAGCGAACGTGATTTGGATCGAATTTAGTTAAGGGAATACCGAATTCCATACTACGTATTCTAGGTGTGGCCGCTTAGGTCTTGACTAAACGGATATCTAAATCCGTCTAGGTCTAAAATGAATAGTTGTTTGATGGGTGTTGTCTGGAGATGTCAAGATTATAAGAAATCAAAAGAAGCCGTCCATAAACGTCTTGAGCGTATTGCCTTTCAGCGTGGACTACCTCTAACGATCTCCAGAAAACAGTGGCGGCTCGATCGCAAGGTATCGGATGAACAGGCTCAATCTGAAGAGTTGCAAAAGGATGGTCTACCTTATGAGACCTCGCTTCTCCATAACGGATTTTCGATTGCTCGTATGTCTCTGCAAGATCGGCACTACATCAGATCAATCGTAGATTCTCTCGGCGAAAACGCTCACGTACTTCGTGGTGATCGCATTCTAGTACTCTATGAAGCTGACTTGCTATCTACAGAATCTGTACTTCTGATTCAGCGAATTCTTGAGATGCGCAGTGAATCCGGCAATATCACAGTATGGTTTACAGTTCGTGAATCAGTTCCTTATAAACTCCGAGATTGGTTCCTTGATATTCCTATTCCGGTTCAATATCCCGTCTTTCACATCTGGGCCCCTGTACTCTGGGATTGGATTCAGATGACTCGTGCTCTACCTCAAAAAGAGCTGCGGCATATCGAATCTCTTCGAGCAACACTCTATTCTTTGCTACAGAGAAATCTGCGATGGTTTGATATTCATCAAGTATTTCTTGAATTAACAATGCAGCATACAGATGAGCTAGGACCTGAATTAACACGAGAGATTCTGAATTGTCTCGCAAAATCAAATAATACAGGTGCAGGACACACCTTGACATCCTATCGCATTCCTATTTCGTGGGAGGCGCTCTTTGTTTCGCTCTATGATGTCCTAGTAGGAACAAAAATAGCAGGGTAATGTAAGAAGGATGTATTCACATCTGGTTGAACCTTTTTTAACAATGGCAGAAAGCGTATCAACTCTTCCCGAGCTTCGTTGGATCGATGATTCCGTATCAACAACTGATATACAGTTGCTCGAATCAGAAGCAAATCCTTCATCACCATCCAACATTGACACTGCAAATTTCCGTCAGGAGATGATTGACGCGTGGAAGCAGAAGCGCGATGGCGTTTCAGTCTTTTCACGCGAACTTCCTGGATATACGCGCGTGGTTGCAATCGGAACTCGAGAGTCATTCAAGAATACAGACTGGGCTCTCTGGGCTCGGTGTTTTCAGGCGATTGGACAGCCTATCGGATATGTCTTGTATTATATGAATACTACACCTCGACTATATCCTCCTGTCGGCCAGCTTGTAGAAGCTAAGAATATTAACGGAGGTTATTCCTATATCTGTAGCCAAACGAAGATTATCATCTACAGATTTGAGGAATCAGCCCGCGTTCTACTCCACGAATTGCTGCATACTGCCTGCTTCGACAAGGATCTACCTGTTGAAGATCTGGAGGCATCTACAGAAGCCTGGACTGAACTTCTGATTGTTGCACTCTTGAGCAAAGGCTCTCATCGACGCTTTATGACACTGTGGAATAAGCAAACGAAGTGGATCGAAGTTCAAGTCGATACACTTAAGAGAGAATACGGTGTCAAGGATCGACGCGACTATTCCTGGCGGTACATAACAGGAAAATATGAACTTTTGATAGCAAAAGGATTTATCAAACCTGCCAAAAGCGTGTCAATGGCAAATGTAGAACGGTCGCTACGATTTGTATCGCCTGAACTGCTATGATACTGTAAAAATTGAGCTATAGAACTATGAATAAATCAACATAAAAAAGAATGGGCATTCGCGGCGTATGGACACTCTTTCGTACTTTATTTCGACGTCTTGATTCGCAAAATCCAGATGAAACGCCCTTGCGTATTGGAATCGATATGTTTAGTTTAGTCTACACACATCGATCTCAGCTACCTGAATTTATCAACCTGCTGCTTTCTTGGAGTGCAAAAGGTCATACTATTATTTGTGTCTGGGATGGAACTGCACCCGATGAAAAGAAGGAGATTATTGGGCAGCGGCGTCTAACACGGAATTCGGCTCTCGAAACAAAGAAGGAGCTCGAGACCTATCTGGAGACATATGGCCCTGAATTAACTGAACAAGATATTCGTCATCTGAAGAAGGCCATTGAATCACTGGAGTGGCAAGGGTGGCATCTTAGTGCTGCGCATAAGGCAGAAATCAAGCAACAGCTTGGCCCGTCCATCTCTCATATTCTTGCAAAAGGTGAAGCCGATGATATTCTAATCAATCTAGAACATACTAAGCAAATTGATGTTGTTCTGACGCTTGATTCAGACTTATTTGCGATGGGGTGCCCTAGGCTCTGGAGACTCTTGTCCATTCGGCGGCAGTGGGTGGTTGAAGAGATTTGCATTGAGGCAATCTGTGCCAACTGGGGTATTAGTCTGAGTACATTGCAGGATGCGTGTTTCTTGGCTGGATGGGATCGGTGTCATCTGAAGAATTTGGTGCCGATGTCTTTCGAGTCAGCAATTCATCGGATGAAACAGTATGGATCTGTTCATCATATTCTGGATAAGTTTTGTGGTGAGTTGATGGTTGAAGAGGAGAGTTTTAGCCGTCTGAAGATTCTAAAGGAGGATTCGAAGGCGCGATGGATTGAGCGACGGTGTAGTAAGATTTAGTTTATGCTGTAGCTTCGCTCAACCAAGGATATGCCTGTCTACATTCTTTCGACACTGTACTAATTCCAATGACAGAGTACATTGCTCCAATAACCCGATCAGATTGAGCATCTGCACTCGAGATAATCCGTTCAATCAGATTTAGATTCATCCTCCTCAGACTATTCAACTCTGTCTTGAATGACATCTTATGCGGCGGCATCTTGAATAAGCGAGACAATGGCTCATTATGTTTCGGTACAATTCTATCCTTTAGAGTGTAAGGTAGATCTGGGTTCATATTCCAAAGAGAATACAGATTTGTATAGAGGCGCTGGTGATCAGATACATTCAGATCTGAGAACCACTGAGTTGCAATGCGATAACCCAACATATCTAAGCGCAAGCAGACATCGAGCACTCTCAGATTCCAGCTCTGCTCAGCGCTCAGACCGCTAATTTCTTCAAAGTGTAGAGGCTTTTTTAACCTTCGTAGAAGAGCCACGCGTAAATGAAATTGCTCCAGACCTTCCTGGCTTACTAATTCTTTTGTATACGGATTTTCGAGTTTTCCATAGTGTTCATATTGATTGACAAGACTCCGTATATCAAATCCCCAATATCGGTCTGTTCCTTTGTCCTGAAGAACAATGAAATAGTCCCTGGGGACAGAAGAGAGAGGTTCAAAAGTCGCAAGTTCCCTATCATTTTTGCAGAGATCTCGAGCAAAGAAGAGAAGAGATCTCTGTTTACGTAATTTGCTGCCCTGGTAGCAACGCCACCACTTCTGAATCCTTTTAATCGCAATATCCATAGAACGCGTCACAAGCTGATTAGGCTTGGCAACAACAAACCGACGCGGTTTTTTCCAATGGCGGCAACAGAATTCATCTTTTGTTGCAGGATACGGGCAGCGTACTTGAGGGAACTTGCGACTCTTGACGTTAGCGCATTGCGCTTTGACTACACTTGGCATAGTGGCTCTCCTTCTGCTCCCTGGGCGGAAAGGTTCTTTAGGACGCCAAATGGCAACTAAGTCAAATTGATTCTCTAAGCCATCATTTTGCGACGACACTTCAAAAAAAAAAGTAGAGTGGTGCAAAAAAGGCCTCGAGGTACTAAAGCCTTTGAACCAAAATTGAATGTTCATGCTTGCTAAATGTGCGTATTCTTGCTATGAGTAATACCACGGCCCCCGGTATAATGTCTGCTCCTGCCCCCACCAAGTCTGTTTCCAAGAAGGTAACGAAGACTGTTGAAGCCGTTGTTGCCCCTGTTGTCGCTGCACCTGCACCGGTCGCTGCCAAGGCCACCAAGGCCAAGGCCGCCGCCCCTGCTGCCTCAACCCCTGCGGCGTCTCCTGCCCCTGCTAAGGCGGCCAAGACGGCCGCTGCGCCTGCCCCTGTCGCTGCTGCTCCGGTTGCCGCCCCTGCGGCCGGTGTCGCCGCGGCGGTCGATGGTGAGGCTGCCCCGGTTGTCTCCGTTCAGGATGACGTCAAGGCGATGCTTGTCCAGGCCAACACTGTCCGCGAGACGGTCGGTGCGCTCGTCGCTGAGCTCAAGCGCCTCGAGAAGCGTGTTGCCCGTCTCCAGAAGGAGGCTGACAAGCGCCGCCGTCGCTCAAAGAAGGTGCCTGTTGAGGGCGAGGAGGTCAAGCCGCGCAAGCCTTCCATCTTCGAGCTCCCTACCCCGCTCTCCGATGACCTCTGCGGCTTCCTCGGTGTGTCCAAGGGCTCCAAGGAGAGCCGCTCCAACGTCACGAAGGCCATCACGACCTACGTCAAGGAGCACAACCTCAAGAACAAGCACAACATCACGCCTGATGCCAAGCTCAAGGCGCTCCTCGGCGTGAAGGATGGTGAGACGCTCACCTACTTCAACCTCCAGCGCTACCTCAACCGTCACTACCTCAAGGCGCCGGTTGCGACTGCGTAAATTGCCTACGCTGTAAAAAACTAAAAACAAAAAGAAAAAAAGATCAATGCTTAAAACAAAACACAATAACTAAGAATAGCAAAAAACTAAAAAAACAAATTTTTTGTCCCGCCTGCAATAATAGTTGCAGACGGGTCGAATAGATCGCGAAGCTTGCTATAAGAGCCGCCTTGGATGATAATCCCAGACGGGTCGAATAGATCGCGAAGCTTGCTATAAGAGCCGCCTGCAACGATAGTTGCAGACGGGTCGAATAGCTCAGTTGGTTAGAGCGTGTGGCTGTTATATAACCTAGCTGTTATAGCAATTACCGCAAGGTCGTCGGTTCAACCCCGACTTTGACCGTATCTCTTTTTTATTCTTTCTCTGAAAGATTTAAAAAGCGCTACTTACGATGTCTCATATGTCTTGACTTGCGACGAATTGACTTACGTCTTTGTGTTCTACGACCACGTCCACTACGTCTACGACCTCCACGAATTACTTGCCCTTTAGCAAAATCAGAACGCTTGATCACTAGCTGTTCGTACAACGCTTCTAAATTGTCATCACCCACCTTATATACATCAGCTTCTGATGTAATACCTGCATCAGCCATTGCCTCTGCAAACTGTTCCTCCATATCAATAAGACTTTGCGGTTTGCTCATCTCTACTTTAGACTATAGATTACCCACTCGGATAAGGAAGTGTATTATTTGCGCAGCTGTCTGTACACCTATCCTTATTAGGAAAGAAGTGCGCATTCGGATCAGCGACCTTGCAGACGAGTGAAGGAGCCGGCGTCAAATTATTATATCCTGTAAGAATTGTGTTAACCGTCGAGCAATTCAGCAACGTGATGCCAGGGCTACCCGTCGTATAATCTTGAGAATTGCACGCATATCCTCCAGCAACCCGGAGTACTTGTTGTCCTTGCGTAACATTAGGCGCATTTGCATAACCTCTCGTCGGCTGGCTGTAGTAAGGATACAATCCATTATCTGACGGAACTGAATTACTATCATATGTAAACGTACCGAGTACAACCGGACTTGTGACAGCAGAACTACCCGCATACGCAGCCTTCAACTCTCTCTGGTAGGTTAATAAAGACGCATCAACTGTCTTATTTCTTCCAAGATATACAGTCGCAGCCTCTTGCTTTAACCGAATATACTGGTACTGATCCATTCTATCTGGTCTATTGAAATTGGGTTTGCCAAAGCCAAACCTAAAAGGCCGCGTCAAAAATTGAATGGCCCGCACCCCCCAAAAAAAAGTATAAACAAAATGAGTGTTCTTCCTGCCCAGTTTGACGCTTCTCTGCTTTCGTTTGGTGAGGTTAAGTCTCTCCAGAGTGGTGCTAAGTCCGTTGATGTGAAGTACGATGGTCGTCCTCTGATGATGCAGGTCGGCAGCCTCGATCTTCCCTACGGTCTCAATGAGGATGACAAGTTCGGCCCTGTCAAGTACAGTGTCAACGTGTCTCTTCGCGACTACGACTCGATCCCGAAGGTCAAGGCGATCTTCACGGCTCTCGAGTCAATGGATACTCGTGTGATGGGTGAGTGCGTAGAGAAGAACTGGCTCCGCAAGCCCGGTATGACTACGCAGATCCTCAAGCAGATGAAGCTGTACAAGCCGTCTGTCAAGTTCAGTGAGGACGAGAACGGAAACCGCAAGCCGTATCCTCCCACGGTAAAGGTCAACCTCCGCAAGAGCAAGGATGGCCAGTTCGAGACTGCCTTCTATGACACTGACAAGAAGCAGATCAACACGAAGGATATCCCACTCAAGGATATCATCCCGCGCAAGACTCAGGCAACGCTCCTGATCGAGTGCACGGGTGTGTGGATCAGCAGTGTCGGTTGCGGTCTCTCCTGGAAGGCCAAGCAGATGCGCATTGACAGCACGCCTGATCTGGGTCGTGGCTATGGCTTCATCGATGAGGATGGATCTGGTGCACCTGTTCAGCGTTCTGCGGCTCCTGCGGCTCGCTCTAACACTGCTGCACCTGTGTCCAAGTCATCTGGATTCGCCGCGGCGTTTGAGGATGACGAGGAGGAGCTCGATGAGTCAGAGGTACTTTCAAGCCAGGCTCCGCCTCCGCAGGCTCAGTCTGTTGTAGCTCCGCCTGCTGAGGACAATGCTGCAGTTCAGCTCCCCAAGAAGACGATTGTCAAGAAGAAGATCGTAAGTAAGGCGTAAATAAGTTGTTATGTTCTGACACATAAAGCGAAAGCAACAAAAGAAAAGAAAATAAAAGAGTCGGCCCAGTCAAAGCAACTTATCAAAGGATTCGCACAGCAAACAATTGAATTTTATCTCAATTGAATCCTGCACATATCTTACTAGAAACAGGTTTGTCCGAGCGTGTTTAGACGCAGACAAACAAACCCTACAGGTTTGTCCGAGTGGTTAAGGAGGCAGGCTTAAGATCTGCTGGAGCAATCCGCGTGGGTTCGAACCCCACAGCCTGTACTAGAGTTGATCATCTCTTCAAAATGATCATTCATCCGATATAGTCTAGCGGTTAGGATAGGGCTCTTTCACAGCCTTGACCCGGGTTCGACTCCCGGTATCGGAATCGAGTTTAGTACTTCTTTGCAAAAAGTACTTGGTGATCAACACGATCAAAGGATCCACACAGCAATAACGTGCTTGTTATAAGTAATTATTTGGATCCTGATACATAACACCTATAATTCAGTGGTAGAATGCAGCACTTCCAATGCTGATACGCGGGTCCGATTCCCGCTAGGTGTACTCATAGTTTGGTTCTTCTATTAAAAAAAGAACCTGGTGGAGGAGTTTCTACTATTATTACCGGTTTAGCTCAGTCGGTAGAGCGTGGGCCTTTTAAGCCCAATGTCGCGGGTTCGAGCCCCGCAATCGGTATCACCCAATCTTTTTTTACAAAAACTACCACCTAAAATTGAATGCTTTTTGTACAGTAGGTATTCGTGCCTGCTCCTGTAGCGCAGTGGATAACGCGTCCGCCTTCTAAAATTAGAAGTCAGAAATCAGCGGAAGATCGTGGGTTCAATCCCCACCAGGAGCTTCAGAGTTGGCAACCTCTTTAAAAATGCCCCAGAGTCAATCAGCATAAATGTCCGAGCGGTTAAGGAGACGGTCTCAAGATCCGTTGGTTTATTCCTCGCAGGTTCAAATCCTGCTTTATGCAACAAATCGCCTAACGGCAAACTTGCCTTCTTAGCTCAGTGGTAGAGCACCCGCTTTGTAAGCGGTAGGTCTTGGGTTCAATCCCCAAAGGAGGCATCCCTCTTCGGAGGACTTGGTCCTATAGTCTAGTGGTCAGGACAGGAGGCTTTGAACCTCTTAACCCAGGTTCGATCCCTGGTAGGACCTACACGACTGCATAGCAGTCAAAAACATTTTTTGTTATTATAAAATCTTACAGTATAAGATTCTACTATGACAAGCAAGCCTTGATAAAGAGAAGACCTATAATAACACCAAAACTAATACACCAACACGTCTGTTTTTCAAGCTCAGATTGCTCAAAGATTTCAAGGTATTTCATTGACTTGAATACCTTAGAATTATCCTCGGGTTCGCTAGAACTAGAGATCATTTGCTGTGTAAATTAAATTTACCACACAAATAATCAATTTTTTTATAGGCCATTGCCGCATCCGCACGAGCTCAGCCCATTAAAGCTGTAAGGGTTCCCTGAAGCATCCGCGTTGCACTTGCACTCTCCCTGTTGACGTTCGATAACAACCTCAAGACTCTGTCCCTGGCGACCAGGCTGCTCCTCTAGAACAGATCTACCAATGTTCACTAAGGCATTGTTTGCGGACTTCCACGCAAAAAGCACCTTCTGTCTGTTCTTCCGCGCGATCGTAGATGCATCATTGTTTGTTAGAGTCATTCTATACACAATCAAGAAAATTCAATTGCCAGGATAATTATATAAACACGCCTGACTCGGTAATGATCTACCTGCAAGATTTGCCTCGATCGGAAGCGGTGCACACGGTACTGCCGGCTGGTATCTCTGGAATTGCTGAAAACGTGCAGTAGCCTCTGGCAGTGTTGCACAGTTATTCACTAATTTATTATAAGTATAGACCGATTGCGTTGTCGCAACCTTTGGATACAGCGCAAACTGGGCCGGTGTCGGGATGATTGAACAGATTTGCGATTCTAAATACGTAGATGAGAGTTGTGCAGGTTGCGCGGGTTGCCCGGAAGTTGCCTTGCAGCATAAATTCGCCTGGGCTCGTGCAGCCTGGGAGGGTATACCGCAGTAGATTGTATTAGTAATAAGAGCATCTGTTCGACCAGATGATTGATTTGCACCTAATGATGCCATCTATCTAAGGTTATCGCTGAAGATTCATTTTAATAAAATGAATCCTAACGATAAGAAGGAATGCATGCTGTCCTCATCACACTCGCAGCCACAATCGCACTCTCATTTCTTGGCATACTCCTTTCGTGGTTATCCAAAGAAATAAAGAGTAAAAGCAAAGAAGGATTTACTGGAACACCAATACAAGAAAAATATAGAACTCTGAGATTAACGATTGCAAAACAGACTGCATCCTACTGCAAACTATCGAACGAAATGCAAGGTCGACTCAAAACAATTCTACAACAAACCAACAACCTATCTTCAGATGACGCAGATAAACAAGTAAAATCGACTCTCAAAACGGCTCTCAAAGGCAAAGAAGTTCTCCCCTGTTCGATCTATGACTTGCCCGAGTACAGATCTGATGCTGATAAAGAAGCTGCTGTTAATGCACTTCTAGAGATTCCGGATGATATTGCCAGCCGTATTTCTCTAGAAGTCAAACTATATACAGATACACTAAATACCCTGCAGGGAGCTATTGACGGAGGAATGAATCCACCCACAACAGCACCAAGTGCCGAAGATATGAAAAAGATTGAAGGATTTGAAGGAAAAACGTGTTCCACAAATGCTCTAAAAGTCAAGAAAGAGATGAAGCAAAAGAAAGAAAAAGAGGCGCTCGAGGCAGAAGCGGCTACGTGCTCAGATCCAAGCATAGAGGCTGAGGTTAGCCGTGTGTCAGCACTCTTCGAAAATCCTGAATTCAAGGCTATGATCGCATCTACAAACGCTGTTGCGAACAAGTTGGCACAGTATGATATCAATGAGAAGAAAATGAAGGATGGAACACTCTTTGCTTGGCAGCAGGGTGGATCTGATTCGGCAACCAAGAAGAATTACGTTTCGTATACCGGTGGCGATAATCGTATTGCAGCACTAACGTACTCGATGAGCTCGACGCGTGGATAACTTCTTTTTTCTATGCCTTCTTGTTCCACCACTTATAAATCCAATAGGCGAATAGGTTGCAGAAGAGCCAGTAGATGATCTTGAAGGGGCTGCTGTAGTAGCAGAAGCAGCACTCGCAGAACGAGACGAAGCAGCTGAACTCGCAACACTTGCCTTTTCAACCGCTTCATCTACTGCCTCCTCGATCGCAGAATCAACTGCACCTGTAAGCAATTCAACAAAATAGTTTCGAAGCTGCCCTATTTCATTCCGACGGCGTGAAAGTAGAACATCATTTCTTGCAATTGTTGCAGGAGTAACAGCATCCACGACTTCTTCAACGGATCGACGTACTTCTCCAGGAAGATAAAATAAAAACAATTCTAGAAACGATTTATTGGCCTCAGATGCCATCTATCTTCCAATTAGTTTTATCATTGCCCTCAAACGAACAATACTTTCCGTAAATGAATGAGAAATTGTAAAAAGAAGAGGCTTTGTTTCTTTTGGTTTATTTGTCTGATTCGTGATAGGGTGAATCTTAGCAGGCATATCTATTACTCGCGACTCTTTATCGTCCGTCGCTTAGCAGATCCCTGTTTCACGATCTTTCTTCTCGTCATACGAACACCACTACTAATCTTCTGCCGCTCAGCTTCAATACGCGCCGCCTTGGCTCTCAGCAATGAAGCAAAGCTCGTCTGATACCCAGTACATTCAATTGAGAACGCAGGAAACATCGACGTCGGATGTTGACGATACCGCTCCATAATCTTCGTGTACTCGCGAATCCAGCAAAGAAGTGCCTCCTTTGTCATCAGCAACGAGTCCTCGCGATAGTACAAGCTAATCAAAAATGTCAGCAATGTATCCATTGACGCAACACGGAGTTGTCTGTGTTTCGTGAGCGGTAGAATAACGTGTGAGTGGCACGCCTCCTGCTGGACAATCAAGCAGACTATGCTGTCGCCCTTGTACAAGGCAACCATCGGCGGCAAGTAATTCTGATAGCCCTGAATTGATACTTTGCGAACACGCATCACCTTCATAATCTGCTCAGCGTCGTGCTCGGCATCAGGGCTCAAGAAAACAACCGGAGCTGATCCTTTTAACAGAAAGTGAGTCCGGGACCCTGCAGATTTGCCTAGGCCACTCTGCTTGTAGATCTCGTGAATGTCAGCACCCATAAATACACGCCGATTCGTGATCATATACTTGACCAAAAAGGCTCTCGCTCTCGCTGACTGCTCGTCCTCAAAGATTGTTGCCTTACGCTTGACACAGTAAGGCAACGGCTTCGCCTTCTCCAGAAGCTGCAGACGCTCATAGACCTTGGTCCACCGCGCAACCTGACCGCGCGGCCTGCTGATTTCAAGGTACATCAACATTCGCAAGAAAATCGGATCCACGTAGTGAATGCCTTCATACACTTCGGATCGCTTGGCAATCGGTTCGTAAAACTCTGCAATCACTCCAGTGACATCCGCAATCGCAGCATAGTTTACATAGATCTTGGTTGTCCCTTCGTGAATACCAATGCGCTTGGCAATCTCCGTAAAGCCAGCCTTCTTCAGTTCATCAACAATCTCATCGGTATCAGCCTTCGCATCGGGCGTAAAGAAGTCATAGTCAGGTAAGCTCACATTCGGATCATAGAACTTGTCCTTCTCAGGCAAATGCGCGTTAATCGCCTGGCCACCATAACAGACGCGGCCGCGCCTTCGTAAGAACGTCTCCACAACGTGAATGGCCTTCTGCAGTGCCGGGTTTTGTGCTGTTTCCAGATCAAGTCGTTCCTGAGCTTGATCTACAATCTTTTCAAGATCTTCAATAATTTTATCTCCTGACATCTGCCAAGCACTCTACTAACCGATAGAAACAAGACCACCATTTGAATTGGTTGCGGCGGACGGCTTCTTAGGAACTGCAGGAGTTGGAATTGTATATCCTGGAATTGGATTCGCAAATCCATAGCGTGTTGAGTTTATCACCAATGCAACAATCGCGACCAGTAGTATAACAAAAAGTACTTCGCTATACTTCATTCTCTTTACTATTATGCTATATTCTTAAAAGACCAACCTGCTTGATACCAATAAGCCAAAGGATCTTTTTTAGAAGTTGTTGCATCCATCGATAAATCTGATACTTTTAGAGGAGACTTGGCTATAGTATTTTTTCTAGATTCCTCAAGTGCGGCTATGTGATCTGGGCTCGCCGCATTTGAGAGAACATCAATCGGAATGCACTGAACACCTAGCGTATTAAGAAGAATCTCTAAATCTGAAGATTTGTACTGATACTCAGGTTCGCGGATAGCAAGTGTAAACTTAGAACGAGCTGTTTCAGCAAAAGCCACCTGTTGAACCGCTGTCATTTGGAGAATCTCTTTCGCATCTGCAACCTGCACATATCCCTGCGGAGTCGTTGCAGCTGGTGTGATACCACCAATCGAAGCTCCTGTTCCAGTTGTGTGCTGGTATATACGTGCATTGTTCCAGTAGTTCAGATTTGACTGGCCTGTTCCTGTTAGAGTTGTCGTGTTGTAATTAATCATAACAATACACTTCTTTGTAAAACTTGAGATCGGCATTGTAAAGATTTTATCTTCATTTTGAAGACCATATGCATTCCCTGCATCAGTTGTCTTTAAGAAATAGGAATCCAAAGGTTGTAATGCGTTTGCAAGATTTGTAAAAAAGGTGGTCTGTTGCTTGGGTCCCTTCGGAATTCTGCGCAAATAGATAAAAATGCAAACAGGATCATTATTATTTTTAAATGCATTGCTTGCTATCGCTGTCATTCCATCCTTTACAGATCCGCTCATTAATGAGCGCTTATATCCCTGTTCATCTCTGTAGAGCAGGACAGGAGCACACGGTGCAGCTTCAAGATAATCAATATCAAAAAAGAATCCACGTGCACCGAGGTTGAGTGTTTTTGTTATTCCGTAATTCATATCAAACACGCCATTTTTGATTCCGTTAGCGCCCCCAAGATATCCGCAAAGACGAACTGTCAACGGACGCCAATTGACAAGCGGTGTATTATTTTGAGGAATCAAAGACCACGGAACAATTCCGCTTAAATTCGCAATAACAGATGTTTCAACCATTGGTAAACGATCAATTGCTGAACTCAGATCTTGCCGTCTAATCGATATCAACGTTGCTACTTTTTTTGGATCTTCAGTATACGTCGAATTGGTCTGATAGAACCAGAACGCCAGTCCAGCATAGGTGAGCATTAATAGTACGAGTATGGTATACACTGCGTATTTCCAAAACTCCTGGCTCTTTAAAAAACTAACTTCAATTGTTGGCATTGAAGGCATTTTGATTGAAGGTATATGTAATGCTTGCATTGTCGCTACGACTCTATCTTTATCGGCTGATTTTCTATAGCGATACCCAATCGCTCTTTCGCAGAATACGACAACCGGGAAGCTTCTTCGCTTTCTCAATCTTTGTTGACGTATAAGTCTCAGGATCCTCCTTATCGTTTATCAAAACCGCCTTCGTATCAGCCTTGACCGTATCCGACACCTTGTATCCCTTGATGATGAGATTCTCTTCAAGCTTTGCATCACGAAAGCCGCTGAACACGACTGAGCCGATAATAGGAATTTGTGTAAGAGTCTGCACTTGAGCAACCGTTTGCAACTTCGTTTGTAACTTCGTTTGCGGATACGGCAAGAAGTTCCACTCCGTCTTCCTGAACGTCTCATAGGCTGCCCAGATCGTCCTAAATTCATTCAGCGAATCTGCCGACCAACCCTTGACTCCCGTAAAAGTCTCCGGCTTGGCCCAAAGAGTGGTATCGGGCTGAATGGCCGCCAGACCCTCCAGCTTCGTTGAACCAATACCACCACGACCAATCGGGCTCGCCAGAAACAACTGCATCTCAGTCTTATTCAACCAGCCATCCTTCTGAACAAGCGCATAGAAGTGGGCTCCCTTCGTCGGACCCAGCAACTTCTTCAGATCTGCCTCAGATACCTTTCGAATTTCTGGAACTGATGTGAAACCCGCATCCACCAGAGCCTTCATCTGAGACGGCCCCACGTTCTCCCAGTCCAACTTTGTTGCCATCTTAAGAAGCTGTGCAGCCTGCGTTGCCTTATCAGCAATCTTTTGCTTGATGTTCACTGCAGTCTCAGCAGGTCCATCCCACTCGTACAGATCTGCCGGCGGAAAGATCTGAGAGGGCGCAAGACTGCAAGGAGTCTGAACAGAATCCAGAACCGGGATTACATCTCCACCCTTCCGGATTACAACCATCGCATCCGGACCCACCTTCCAATCGAGAATACGCCGAGCGTGAGTGCCCGTAACAAAGGTGATCGTACTACCACCCAGAGCAACCGGCAATATCTCAACCCGAGGGACAAGACGTCCATTCGCACTTGCATTCCACTCTACTCGAATCACCTTTGTAAGTTTCGTTTCTCCCCGTGGAGGCTTCCACGCAACACACTCCGTCGGATTTCCCTTGATCACAGCCTTTGTGGGCGGCTGCTTGGTCCGAATAACGATTCCGTCCATATCATACTCCGACGCAGCCAGACGAGACTCGAGGATCGTTGACAGATCTGCAGCACTCGGCAGAGCGCCTGCGACGATCTGAAACCACGGGAGGTACAGACTCCAGTTCTGAAGCCAGGCCATCTGCTGCGGCGCGGTAAGTCCCGGCATTCCAATCAACTCGTAGGCCACGAAGCGAACATTGGCTGCCTCCTTCGGATCAGGAATATCGTGGTGAAAGATTCCATTCGTGATCGATCGGCCAAGACGCCCAGGAGGAATCTTAGACTTTGGAAGAATCAACTCTCCCCGAATCCAGACATCCTCCGGAATATCCTCGGTCGTTGGCTTCTGAGTTGTGAAGAGCTGTAGATACGACAAATAATTGCTGACGTCCACTCCAACAATTCCATTTCCACGGAGATAGAGCTTTCCCTTTGAAGGACTCCAGAGGCCGGAGATTCCATCCAGCTTCTCACTCAGAATGAATCCCAGCTGGCCTGTTGCGGGCTGTCTCTTGATAAACTTTGCCAGATCCTCCTGAACCTTTGCCTTGTCCAGAGAGGCCATACGGTGCGGGAGCTTTGTTGCCTTGCCAGTCTGATTTGTCTCAGCACCGACCTGAAAGAGAAGTGGATGATTGGGATCAACGCGAGCCAGCATCTCAATGCCCTCATCATACTCATCATCCGTCATCAGAAGCGTGGATCCATTACGGTATGCTTCATTTGCAGCAATCAACTTCTGAACAAGAGCCTGCATCTTATTCGTATACGGGGTATACAAGTAAGTAGCAGTTGAAGTACTTCAATTTTTGTTAGTATCTTATCTATCGTATTCATCTATCGATGAAGGCCATTACCTTCTCGTTTATCTATCGATAAACGCCATAACCATCTCATCCATCAACCTCATCTGATCTTCTGTACTACTAGGCTTCCCAGCTAACGCCACCTTCTTTCGTTTAGTAGCCCCCACAATATCTTTCGGAACAATCGGTTGAACTTGCGGTTTGCTCAATACCTCCTGGAAAAACCTCACAGACTGCTGCACTGCTCGACTGATAACGGTCGGATCCTTAACAAGAGGTTGCGCAGCTGGAACTTTCCATCTCGGCACCTCGGCCAGAGCTAATATCATTATAGCCAAGCACTCCTGGCGTTGTCGCATACCCAGACGTGCTTGTTTCCCCTTCCACAGATCGAGCAGCGCCTGAAACTCCTCGTGCATCCGAATCAGACCCCGGCGCGCCAAATCTTTGTAGGCCTCCGCACAAATCGCCGCAACGAAATATCCAATCTCCGCCTTATCAATCTTTCCAGATCCCGGTTGTCCTCGCCGATTCGTTGTCATTGTAATTCCATTGTTCAGTTTCCGCAGACGCTTATCTTCATCCAAAACCCACCTCAACCAGAATAACGCTCTCTCCACATTGGCTTCTTCGCACGCCGTCAAAATCTGGTTCCCTACAAATCTCAAGATCGGCTGATCGTGTTGAGGCGCCCAGACTTTCCGAACCGGCTCAGTTTCTTTCGGAGCCGAGACACTCTGAATCCAGATCGAATCGTGCGTCTCCACCGGAACCTTTGGCCAAACGAGTTTACTCTGTCTCGGAAGAGTTTGCAAAATGAGAACCACTTCCGCCGCCCGTTGCTGGAATTCCGGATCCTTGTATAACTCCTCCAGATCCAACTTTCTCGATCGCTCCTCCAAATCCAGAGTCCGTTGTTGGAGATAAACAAAGACCCGGAGACTTGTCAAATGGATATTCTGGAAAATGAACGTCCAGCAAAGTCGTATCCATATCTCAAACCCACCGCTACAGAGTAAGTCAGCACTGTAGTGAAGGGCTTTTCCTGTTGCTGCAGCACCAGTTTGGGATAAGACCTCTTGTAGTGCCTTGACACACTCCTTTGCCTCGTATCCAAACCGGGTTCGTACAATTGGTTTTTCTGGTTGTTGACCTACAGACAGCGTAGCCATTACCGTTAAGATGCATTTTTATAGGTGTCGGAAGACGTGAAGCTCTGAAGTCGGTGTCCACGTCATCGGCATTCGTTGAACTGAAACGTGCTCAAACGCAGGAACTGGAGCTGACGGCGCCTTCGAGCAAAAGAGAAAGGATCCCTTCGGCATTTCCGTATTCAATTTATTGAACAAGGCTGAAGAGGTCTGATCGTCAATACAGAGATTGCTGAAGAATACGACCCGGGCATCCTTGTACTTGAGAGAAGGATTCAGGAACGATGTCTCAAGAAGTTTGACTTTAGCGCCTGCGGTCGGTATCGATTGCTTAAGTTTAGCGAGAGCTTGCTGGGCCAGAGCGATGCGTTCGGGCAGAATCTCAATACCGACTGCCTGGTCGAAGGGGCCAGCCAGAGCAGCGTAGAGAACTGCACGTCCGCGTCCACAGCCGAGATCATAGAACTTGCCGTTGCCGGAGGGCCACTGTTGTGTATTGGCCTGTTCAATGATATATTTGAGTGTAGGCCACTCAATTTCGCCGTACGTCAGATTATGATCTCCGTTCGCCTTGGTCGCTGGCAAATCATTAAAGACCGGCTGGAGAATCGCTGTTGCAGCGTCTGTATTGAGTTTTACGATACCTCCGCCTGTCAATGTACGACGGCGTGTTATGACTTTTGATCGGAGTGCGACTCTGCGTGTTTTTGCTTTGTTTGATGTGTCCATAGTACTGATTACTTATACTTGGGTCCAAGTACCTTTTTGCCCTTGTTTTTCCGTGAGGTTCTGGGAATAAGTCCCTTGGCCTTGAGAGAAGCAGTCATTGTGAAGCCGATCGACTTGCCTCGCTTGTAGAGTTTCAGATACTTGCGATTCTTGGCTGTTGCTCTATAGCCACCCGTCGGTGGTGAGCCACCCTTGAACCACGACCTGCACGGGCAACCTCCTCCTGTCTGACCACCACCTCCTGTCTGAGGTGAGCCTCCCATCTGAGGAGGCGGAGGCAGAGAACACGCACTACAATCGCCTCCCGTCTGAGGTGAGCCTCCCGTCTGAGGTGAGCCTCCCGTCTGCCTCTTGTTTTTCCGTGTGAAGGCCAATGACATCTAGCAAAAACAGAGGTTTAAAACTGCCTAACTGGTAGATGAGGACAAGGAAGCTATGGCCCAAAAAGTATTACAAGGGTCTCTCCAATAAAAAGAAGACACAGCGAAAGAAGGAGATTCTCAAATTCGGCGCACTCGACTCAAAGGACCCTAAGGCCTATGTGGGATTCAAGACAGATCGCGGTGTAAAAACACGTAAATCTGGATATACTGAGCAGTGGAATCGTCTTTTTCCAGATGCAAAGTCAATTAAAGAGCGAGCCGAAGCAACGGGTGTACCGCAAGATCTTCTGCAAGAATCCTATGACCGTGGTCTAGCAGCGTGGCGTACTGGTCATCGTCCTGGTGCAACTCAGCAGCAATGGGGCTACGCTCGTGTTTCATCTTTGTTGGTCTGCGGTAAAACTCACTATGGTCCCGACGCGGACCTTGTGCGAAAAGCCAAGACGAGATCTGCCAGAGCACGAAAATGGTTTAGCCGTTGTAAGTAGATAGAATGCAACAAACAGTGACGGTGGCAAATCTTGCTCGGCAGGCTGCTGAGCAGCAAGATTTGATGCGCTCACTTGCACGAATGCCTGGTGCTATGAACGTTGGTGGTCGTGGATATCAGCAATATTTAGCACGCTATTTTGCAAATGCGGGTCGCGGCACAGGGCCTGGTATGTATAACTGGGCATCTGCTGGACCTGGACATGTTCTTGGGCGTGCTGGCAATGCTGCCGCTGCTGCAGGTGCTGGCGCTGGTGCTGCACTTAATGTTCCCGCTCACGTTTTACAAATGGCTCCTTTTCAAGCATACTACGCTCCACCATTAACAGCTGAAGAATATGCAGAATTTGAACGCCAAGGTATTCCGCTTCCTCTTCCAACACGATATTTACAAGAACAGGGAATTATTCGGAGACCCGGTGAATCATTGCCACCCTCTTCTATTTTACAGCGTAGTCTAGGAGCTCTTGCATTAGGAGGACTTCTTACAGCTAATCCTGCTGCTGCAGTGGCTGGTACAGGTGGTTTAATTGTTCATGGTGCATTTCAGCCACCTCCTCTTGGTCCTTCACTATTAAGAATACCAGCAGCAACAAGAAGAGCAAGTTTTTCTAATCGTGCTGCAGTGCGTCCTTTTCATAATCGGGACCCAACATATGCTGTCAGTGCTGGATATGGTACAAATAGTACTGCACCCACACTTCCTGTACGCAACAATAAATATCCATCAAGGCCATCATCGCGTACAGCAGGTAAAAAGACTGCAACTCTCGGATATCCTGCTGAATTGGAATACAATAATGCCAGGAGAGAAGGCCCATCTGGAGCAATGAGATATCCGCGGCCAAATGGTAGAGGCACTGCAAATAATAATAGAACAAATCGAAATCATAGACGAAATCACGCACAAGATCCTTGGGTTCGGGACCCGCGAGCTGCTGAAGAAATTGCGAGACGACGAGCGGCGGGAGTTGAGATCAACGAAAAAATTGATGCTGCTACGAATGCTATGCTAGCAGAACGGATCGCTAATGAAGCCGAAGCTCCTGCTGCTGCCGCTGCCGCTGCCCCTGCTGCTGCTCCTGCTGCTCCTGCTGCTCCTGCCCCTGCTTCATTTTTTGATATGAGTCGTTTTTTTAGATTTGGAGGAACACGCCGCTTGAAGAAAGCTAAGAAGGCCAAGTCAAGAAAGAGTCGCAAGTAAATTTCACACGCAAAAGTAATGGGTCTCTTGGACATCCTTTTTTTTCAGCCCCAATCGCATCTACCCATAACAAAGCCAGCAAATGCAAAACCAGGAAATCAAGGCCAAGCGACCTGGGCATCTCAACAAGCGATAACACCAGTACAAGGCCATTGGGTTAATGATATTAAAACAGGAACACGCTGGGTAACTGCACCTATCACGGCAGATAAAAGTAAAGTTATGCAAACATTTACCGTTCCCGGTCTTGGTCTGTCAGGTGAGGTTCTCGGCCCCTTTCCGAAAACGTTTACGAGAACAATGTTCGGACAAAATCTCTTTACAGAGCCCGAAAGTGTTAATGGTATTCCTGTACTCTGTCAATGTCGTAATATATGGCAATATGTCCGTTCTCCAGGAACAAAAGGGCGTATTCTAAATGCGGAATGGGCGATTCTTTTTGCGAAAACGCCTCCTGCCTGCTGGGAAGATTCGACAGGCTATGACTTTTCCAAAGGTCAAGGCGACTATGCGGGTGGAATGACCTTTACTGTCACTGTTCGGCATCCCGAATTTTACAGATGGATGCTAAGTGAAAATGGAGGAATCGGAATGGCGACGACGTTAGCCAAGGATGCAGGAATGATTAAACTCCTGGGTTTCTCTGGTGATACCATTCTAGGTGCAGTCGCTGCTGCGGATATTTATAAGAAGGCAAAAACTCCAGGAGGCTTTGCTGCTTTGGCAAAAGGATATGGCCCTGCTACTTTACCGCAAGCTGCAGCACCTGCTCCTGTTGCAGCAAAAGGCGGAAAACGTAAGTATAAGAAAACCCAGAAGAAAAGGAGAGCTAAGAAAAAGATGACACGCAAAAATTGATGAGCCGTTTAGGTAGTCAACAAGCACAACTACACTCCGTTGAACGAATGAATCTATTCATTCTTTCTACAGATCCCGTACAAGCCGCGCAAGCCCACTGCGACAAGCACGTCATCAAGATGATTCTTGAGACGTGTCAGATGTTGTATACTGCTCACTGGACGGCAGCCTATCCTGATCTGCTAACGAAGACCAAGAAGCAACTCGGACCTTTGGCTTTGCCAACAAGTCTACAGACGAGCCCAAAAAAGATCAATTCAGAAGGCCGTGGATATAAGTATGCGCATCTCAAGCACCCCTGCACAATCTGGATTCGCGCATCTCTCGAAAACTACCACTTTGCCTGTGATCTCGGTCTCGCACTCGGCGATGAGTACACGTATCGGTGGCAGAAGCCTAAGCCACACGCCTGCGTAGAGCACGTCAAGTGGCTCAAGGCGAATCCTCCTGCCCTAGCTGTTATAGGCCAAACCCCTTTCGCAATCGCAATGGATGACAAGTATAAGACTAGTAGCGATCCCATAGAATGTTATCGCAACTATTATTTAACGGCCAAGAAGGACAAAGGCCTTCTTGTCTATACTCGGCGTCCTGAACCCGACTTTATAACTCCTTCAGCTCCTCCTCCAGCTTTCCAATGAACTCCTTCGTCACCTTCTCCCACGTGTAGCCCAGAACGGTCTCCTTCGCCTTGGCACCGTGACGCTTTCGCTTGTCGCTATCATTGACATACTCCTCGAGAGCCATACAGATATCGTGCGGGTCGCAGCGACGTGAAACACCTCCAACCGGTGAGTATACACCTGGCAAGTACATCTTGTACTTCGGCTTGACAACTACACTATTTTCCATTGTGCAGAACTCCTTGAATCCTCCCACATCAGGAACCACCTGCGGAATGCCAACACCCATCTGCTCAAAATTGCACAGACCCCACCCTTCTCCTTCCGCCGTGCTGATTCCAACATCAGCGATGTTATACAGAATGTTGATATCCTCATCTTTAAAGGCCATATCCTGATTGCTGATCATTAGACGATTGCCAAACTGCTCAATCGGCACTCCGCGATCCTGCAGTTCATTGATAAAGAGTTCAAACAGCCACCAACCACCCTTTTCACCCTTGTCTGAGATTGACAATAGAATGATCGGCTTTGTGGGGTACTTGACGACAAGCTCGACGAATGCCATAATGAGAACATCAAGACACTTACGCGGCTGATTACGATTCAGATTCATAATGACGAAGGCATCCTCAGGCATCTTGAGCGACTTGCGGGCGAGGTCGCGCGGCACAGGAAAGAATAGCTTTGGATCAAACCCGTGGCCGATAACGGAGAGAGGCCGTGTCACACCCTGATCACGTAAACGCTTCTTCCAATAATCCGTGAAGGCAAACACGCGATCTGCATCACGATTCAGAATATCAATCATTCCCTGCAGCTGGCGGTCATAGACCTGGTCGCAGTAGATCCAGATCTTGAAGTTGCGAACTAGACCCGACTTACGAATCTCCTCCAGAAAACGCGATACAACTGACATATCATTGTAAATCATCACAACGTGCGGCTTCTTGGAGCGGATTACCTCAATAAGGTTTCCATATCCGAATCCCTGCTGAGGAGGATTTTCCATTGCTGCTGCATCGAGAACAGTAACATTTGATGGGTAGGGACGGAAATTCGGGGGTATCTGCGGATGCTTCTGAAATCCGAAATGGGTCAGCTCAAGCCAAGGTAGCGCGGCGAGTTGCTTGATGATCTCATAAGAGACCTTGCTATAACCGGTGAACTGGTGAGCGTGCGTGCTGACCTGGAGAAAGCGGAGCTTCTTGTTATTGGAAGGCTGTGCAATCGAGATGGGTGCTGAGCCTGTCAGTGGGGTTGTCTGAAAGCTGAAGGAAGGGTTGAATGGAGGATCTGGCATAGGAGTTCCTGCAACAGGTGCAGCAGCGGATGCAGTTGCAGGTACTGCGGCAGCAGCACCAGTTGCTCCAGTAGCATTAGCAGACGCTAAAGTCTGATCGATTGATCTCAAATACGATGGAAGGGAATTCATCACTGAACATATAGTTTGCGAATCGGTTTTAGATAGGACTGTGTCCTATCGCAAAGACGGATGTCTTTTTAGATAGGACTGTGTCCTATCGCAAAGATGCATCCTACATATTATAAAGATCAATAGAAGTAACCTTTAATTCATTCTTTTTAAAGATTCCAACATAATATTGCTCTTGCATAGTTTCATCTATAAAAAATCTTCCAATTGTTTCATAAACAAATGACCACCCAGATTCTTCTTTCATAAAGGGTCCTCGTAAAAGTTCAGGTGTCAATTTGTGTAGATGTCCTTCATATGGATCAAGATTAATCCATTCAAAGATTCGTATCATAGAGGCTACTTTCATCGCATTCTCAAGAATCTGAGTCGGATTCAGAACGTGCTGTAAGCAATTATAAATCCACGCTTCATCAAACGTTCCATCAGCCTCACTCAAATCCTCACCTTTCTTATATAATCTACGAATTCCATTCTTTTCATATTCCTTTTCTAAATCACCATAATGACACGGATCAAGTGCAGTCCCAGTACCCACTTTAATACGCTGTAAAAGAGAAAGTGGACCGCATCCAATATCAAGTACAGACTTTCCAGGAAGACCCTGATCTACCATCATAAAACGAGCTTCAATGTTATTTTTGCGAATCTCATCTGGATAGTTTCCTGTATAGACTACCCACCAATTGCGCTCGTACTTTTGCGCTTCTGCCCAATCACTCTCTAGCTTTGATTTTTCAAATAAATTGATTGTAGAAGGATCTTTTAGTAAATTCAGCAGTTCATCCTGTGTAAGAGTTTCATCCATCGTATACTTACTAGATCTAAATCTTTAGTTTTAAGTATTATAGATAAATGTATCTTGTTATTCCAACAATCAAGGGATATGAAGTCGCACTCGAGATGCTTCAGAAATCGATTCCATCTGCCTGGAGATCTAAGATCGTCTATGTCTATCAAAAGGAATCTGAAGATTCAATCAAGCAAGAAGATGACGGTTGCATAACGGTTCGGCTCAAGCGGAATATCTATGAGTACGCAAACTGGATTGCAGCTCAGATGGTACTTGACCACGAACTAGCTAAACCTGAAGAATGGTTTCTTTTTTTGCACGACACTTGCAAGTTTGGCCCGCGATCTCAAGATCTGATTGAAAAGCTTCTCGCGAAACTCAATGTGTCGACTACAAATCTGATGTGGATGTCTCTTAATGGTCAGGCAAATATCTGTTTGATTCGGCAGCCGATGATCGCGTACGGATATGAAGTCTATAAAAATGTTATGAAAATGACAAAAGAGGAAGCTGTACAATATGAGTGGAAGTGGTTGACACAGCCGAGTCCACTCTGTCCTAAGTTGTGGCCCAATGGTCAGACTGCTGTCCCTGAAGTCTGCCAATTAATGGGCGACCGACCGATCTATGGGCCAAATCTGAGATCTGTAGGATATTTTTACGCGATCGACCTGGAGAAGTATTACTATGAGATGCGAGAGGGGAGGCCGCATATTGAGGCGCCTTGATTTACATCAAGGCACCAAAGGAGGCGCCTTGATTTACATCAAGGCACCAAAGGAGGCGCCTTGATTTACATCAAGGCACCAAAGGAGGCACCTTGATTTACATCAAGGCACCCGGCAAAAAGATGAAGAGTAAGTAGAATGAATGTTAATAATAATGTAGACAAATATTTAATTCCTGAACTGCAAGCTAAATATATTGCTACAAAGGCAGCTGCTGATGCAGAGGCTGCAAGAAAAGCAGAGGCTGCGGCAAAAGCGGCGGCTGCTGCAGAGGAGGCAAGGGAAAAAGAGGAACGCGAGAAAGAATTAAAGGCGCTAATGGATATTGGAGAAATATATGAAGGCAGCAACAATAATAGCAACATTAATAGTGTAAATAATAACAATAATAACAACAATAATAACAACAATAACAGCAATAACAATAATATGAGAGGCGGTCGTAGCTGTCGCAGCCGAAAGAACCGCAGCTGTCGCAGCTGTCGCAGCCGAAAGAACCGCAGCTGTCGTAATAACCGCAACCGTAAGAATCGCAGCAACAAGAATCGTAAGTAAATGCCATTTGAGACCCTAAAGCCACACAACATACAACAACAAATGACCTATGATGTCCTTGTTGTTGGATGCGGTCTATCAGGAGTGACAATTGCCGAGCAATTTGCAAGTCGGCTCAATAAAAAAGTCCTCATTATCGACAAACGAAAGCATATCGGCGGCAACGTCTATGATTACGTCGATAAAGAGACTGGAATTTTGATGAATGAATACGGTGCCCACGTATTCCATACAAACTCCGAGCGTGTCTGGACTTATGTATCTCAGTTCTCAAAATGGGAGCGCTGGGATCACGAGATTATGGGCCTCGTTGACGGACGATTTATTCATATTCCAGTCAATATAACAACAGTCAATACTCTGTGCGGCCAGAATATCAAGACACCCGAAGAAATGAAAGCCTGGCTCAAAGAAAATCAGCAAGTCTTTTACTGCACCGATGATTCCGAAAAAGTTGCACTAAGTCGTGTAGGGTCTGAATTATATGAAAAGATTTTCAAGAACTATACATTCAAGCAGTGGGCCAAGTGGCCCGCACAGCTTGACCCCACTGTACTTTCTCGTATTCCTGTACGAGAGAGCTTTGACTGCCGCTACTTTGATGACAAGTACCAGGCTCTGCCTTCAAAAGGCTATACTGAATTCGTAAAGAAAATGATTGATCACCCGAACATAACTGTAAAACTCAATACTGATTACTTTGAGTACGTTGATCAGCCACTCGAATCCTTTCAAACCGTCATCTTTACTGGGCCGATTGACCGATTTTACGCCAGCAAGGGTCTACAACCTCTAGAGTATCGCAGCATTGAGTTTACAAAAGAGATTCATAAGAATGTTCCATTGTACCAGCCGTGTTCAATCATTAATTATCCTGGAATGGAAGTTCCGTATACGCGAATTGTCGAATACAAGCACTTTCTCAATCAACAATCTAAAGATACAGTTATCGTCAAGGAGATCACAACTGATAAGGGTGAACCCTATTATCCTGTTCCCACGTTTCAAAATCAGGAACTCTACGAAAAATACAGAAAGTTTGCTCTAGAAGAGAAATCTGTCCATTTTTTGGGTCGTTTAGCCAATTATCGCTATTTTAATATGGATGCGGCGATTCTGAATGCACTCGAATATTTCGACAAACATTTTGCTCAATAATCACGTGTCTTTTCTAATGCAACACCGTCCGCACTTACCTTGACCGGTTCAAACTTACTGCGTTTCATCGAATTGACACGCAGTACGACACTTGCAGAAGGATTAATCGTGGTTGTGTGATGAGAGTCTATTGAATTGGGATCCTTGAGGGTTATCTTTATCTTTGACTTCTTATTGTATTTATCTGGATTGAGTTCCGCGTGTACAAGACGAAGACGAATAGCGATTCCGATTGCGGCAACGATGACTAGTGCACCACCAATCGCGGCACCTACGACGTGTCCAGTGTCAAAGGACCCAGAGGGTGCGCTAGCGCCAGTGCCAGCAGCAAGAGCACCGATCGGCAACACAGAATGCGTGGGAGACGGCGAATCGGTCGGCCCTGGTGTCTCTGTAGGTGTCACGGATGGTGAAGCACCAATACGAAGTGTCGGTGTCGCTGTCGGTGTCTCAGTTGGTGTCGGTGAAGGTGTTATGGAAGAGGTAGGGCTCGGTGAATAACTGATTGACGGCGTGCGACTCGGTGTGCGTGTAGAGGTCGGTGAATTTGATGCTGTTGCACCTGGACTGAGCGTAGGTGTCGGTGTGTCTGTGATCGTCGGTGTACCTGTAGGTGTTGCAGATGGCGTTGGTGTTCCTGTTGAACTCGGTGTAGGAGTATGTGTCGATGTCGGTGTCGGTGTAGGAGTGGACGAAGCAGAAGGCGCATTCACTTGCGCTGCGTGGCCATTTAGCAGAATCTGAATGGCATATCCGTCGCCTGCAAGATCTGTTGTCCAAGGGCTTGAGCCACACGGTTGAGCAGTAGGTCCGTACTGGCCTATGGAAGCATAGGGTAGACCAGGCCGACCATACGGAATCTGAAAGACACAGTGTGTGGGAGTCCCAATTGTTCCAGAAGGGCTTGATGCCCACGTGAAAGGCAGGATCGTGATGGTATAGTTATCACCCGCAACGACCGACCAGCTAGAAGGAGTTGCATTGAACTTGACAAACTCATCCGTACCAGGAACAGCCGCTACAAGATCTGTAAAGGTCGTCAGGAGAGACGAGCCTACAGCAACACCACCAGGAAAGGTGGAGAGCACGAAGCTGATACCGCACGTCTCAGGAGCGGCCTGGGAATAGACTCCCATCTTGAGCATATCTACGAGGCCTGTATTCTGCGCTTGAAACTTTAGTGTAGCGCGATGGCAACGATTCTCTTGCGTAGTATTCACGTAGCCCATTGTATAATTTCCTACAATGGGAAAGAGAGTGGAATCTATAAAACGAAGAGGAGGTATCACAGGTGAAGGAGCAGGTGAACGGGAAGCAGGTGAACGGGAAGCGGCAGGTGATGCTGATATAGGAGGTTGAGGACTAGGACCTCCTGAAGGGGGAGCTACTGACGGACTCTGTGCTAAAGCGCCAATCATTATAAGAGCACCAAATACTAGAGAGAGCATTGTATCTATCTAGTATTTAGATTAAATCCATTTTCAATTTTCTAATAAATATAAGCAGCATCTCCATCTGGACTGCCTCCAGGACCATTTGCACCTTTGTAAAACATAAACAGATATGTATGTGCAGTTCCATTTGAATTAGAGGTTGATTGCATAGTAAAGGCCGGCGGAAAAGGTTGACCTGAACCTACTCCGTTAACTGGTAGACGATAAGCACCATCAGTAACGTATACACTAATAGTATTACGACTCTGACTAAAATACTTTACAAGAAATGCCTTATTCGATGCTTGAGTTGTTGCAACAAAGTAAAATTCGGTAGGAGGAGACACTTGGGATGAATTTAAAATAACCAATGTTAATCCATCTGTCATTGTAGCTACGTTGAACGTTGTATTGTATCTAAATCCTCCAGAACCATCAGGAATAAGAGCAGACATATCTTGTGTAGAAATACTATTATAATTAAATACAGCTATACCTGATGCACCTGTTGGGCCAATAAGTCCTGTTGCACCAGTCGGACCACCTGAAGGCCCTGTCACTCCTGTCACACCCGTTAATCCCGTTGCTCCTACTAGTCCTGTTACTCCTATAAGACCTGTTGCACCTGTTATACCCTGTATACCAGTTGCTCCTGCTGTCCCCGTAGGTCCTGTTGAACCCTGAGGACCTTGAATTCCTGTTACTCCTAATAATCCAGTTGCGCCCTGTATACCAGTTGCTCCTGATAACCCAGTCGGACCAGTCTGTCCGGTTGTACCCTGTAGACCAGTACTTCCAAGATTACCTTGACTTCCCGTAGCACCTGTAAGACCCGAAGGTCCTGTCTGTCCAATGGATCCCTGAGTACCAGTTGCACCCTGAAGACCCGTTGCACCCTGAAATCCTGTAGATCCAGTGGGTCCAGAAGGCCCAATTGTTCCCTGAATGCCCTGGACACCCTGGACTCCAGTCACTCCAACCAGACCTTGTGGTCCTACAACACCCTGAGCACCAGAGACACCCTGAATTCCCTGAACACCTGTTGCGCCAACGGCTCCTGATGCGCCGGTTGGACCTCCTGCAGGTCCAATTGGGCCAGTTGCACCTACCGGACCTGCAACAACTGGTGTTTGTGCCTGTAAAAGTGTGAATGTATCTTGTATATATACATTTAATTGATTGAATGCGGCATCCAGATCGGCTGGCGTACTCATCTGTTATTTGTTTCTTTTCTAAAGCGCTGGATCTTTTAATATCATAAAATCCGAGTACATTGATCGAAGCATCTTTTCAGGGGCTTTGCTTTTGGCCTGTATAACACCCTTCTGCAGTAAATAGTCGCGAATCGACTGAATGGGCTGTCTGTTTGATTGTTCTGCAACTTTCTTGGCTCTTGTAAAACGATGATTGAGATTTGATACCGTTAGACGAAACCTACGAGCCTTGCGTGTTGTATTCGTACTAGCTTGAGGCACTGTCTTTGCTGCCACTTGGCTTGTCTTTGGCTGCAACTTAATTCTGGGTGTTTTCGGAGGATTCAAAACAATTTTACCAGCTGGCTGACCTCCCTCTTGTCTAATAGGAGGTGCTTTCCACGGAACTCGATCTGCTTGTTGTTGCTGAGGTTGCTGAGGCTGCTGTTGTTGCTGAGGTTGCGGTTTAACTTGTGCTTGTTGCACTCTTGCCATTGGTCTAGTCGGCATTGGCGGTTCAGGAGGTGCTAACGGATCAGGCTCCTCATAAATATCCTCAACCTTCTGCCGTCTCTTACGTGAGGAAGGTCGCCGGGATTTCATTCCGTCTTCAGCAGCGGTGCCCGTAATAGTCAAGGATTTTATGGAATCATCTTTTGGAGAATCATTCATCTTATTCAGACATCAGGTATAGATTACGCGATAGTTTACGCCTAAATGCACTTCGTGCCTAAAGTTTCGCAGCAACTAAAGGCACTTCGTGCCTAAAGTTGCATTGCAACTAAAAAGGCACTTCGTGCCTAAAGTCGCTTCGCGTCATTCACCTAAAATTGATATGGACCGTGCCGGTTCATCCACCATACCCAAAATGGAATTTGAAAGCAGCGTTCAAAAACTTATTGTTCCAGATCACAATAAGATTTTGGATATCTATTTCCAGCAAATGGATCGTAAACAGATCATTTCGCATCAGATTGAGTCATTCAACCACTTCATTCTGCACGATGTTCCTGAGATCCTGCAGGCCACGAATCCGATCATCATTCGTGGCAGCCCTGAGATTCCTCTGTCAGGTCCCCGTTCTGCACTTGCATCCGCTACAGGTCTTTCAACTTCTGCTGCGAATGCACTGATGGGCCAGACTCAGGAGGATGCTGCCGCTGCAGCTGCTGTAATAACTCAGAGCCGCGCCAGTGTGCACTATGAATACGAGGTGCAGGTGGAATTTCAGAAGCCGCAGCTGCGAAAGCCGACGATCTTTGAGAACAATGGTGCAGTCTTGCCAATGCTGCCCAATGATGCTCGTCTGCGCAATCTGACCTATGCATCACCGCTAACCGTTGATGTCGCTGTCACGACGACGCGCATCGACAACAGCGACAATGGCCGTCGCGCCACTCACACTCGTGTCTTTCCCAATGTGCATCTGGGCAAGATTCCCGTTATGGTCGGCAGCACACTATGCTTGCTGAGGGACCAGAAGCACGTGCATCCGATGGAGCTCGGTGAGTGCCCCGAAGATGTCGGTGGCTACTTCATCGTCGGTGGTGGTGAGCGCGCTATCATCAGCCAGGAGCGAATGAGTGAAAACCGCCCCGTCGTCTTTCGCAACAATCGCAATCCCACAAAGGAGTGGGAGGTCATCGAGGTCAAGTCGATCGGTCCGATGAATGAGCAGGTTCCCAAGTCAATCTCAGTTCGAATGATGTACCATCCGAAGAATCAGCAGATCATCTATCTCCGGGCAACCATCCCCCGTATGAAGACGGAGATTCCGCTGTTCATTCTCTTCAGGGCTCTCGGTGTTCTGGAAGACGAGACCATCGTCCGGCTCATTCTGGGAGATGACTGGGATCCGACGTTCGAGAATGTCATCATTGAATCGATCAATGAGGCCTCTACGGTTCTCACACAGGAGGATGCCCTGAACTGGATGAAGCGTCATCTGAATATCTGGACCGGCAAGCCCACACGCAATGTCACAGTCGAGGATCTCCTCCGTGATGAGTTGTACCCTCACATCGGCGGCACAGAAGATGCCTACGAGAAGGCGTGCTTTCTGGCGCATATGACCCGGCGACTCCTCTGGGTTGCCTATAAGCGAATCAGTGGAGATGACCGAGACTCCTATCCTAATAAGCGTGTGGACAGCCCCGGCTTCCTCCTGGCAAACCTCTTCCGGACCTTCTTCCAGGTCAAGATGTTGAAGGATATGAAGGCCTCGATCGCCAAGGAGATTCATTCCGGCTCGTGGCGGGCAACCGGCAGCTTTCAGGAGATTCTGAATATGAGTAATCTGTACAAGGTCATCAAATCAACCATTGTCGAAGTTGGTTTGAAGTCCGCTCTCTCCACTGGCAACTTTGGTTCCGCAAAAGTTGGAGGCCCGCCGAAAATCGGAGTCAGCCAAGTTCTCGGTCGTCTGAATTTCATTTCATCGATCAGCCATTTGCGCCGCATCTCCACTCCGATTGAGAAGACTGCCGGAAAACTTATTGCACCTCGCAAGCTCCACAACACTCAGTGGGGTTTCATCTGTCCGAATGAGACTCCGGAAGGCCACAGTGTAGGAGTTGTCAAGAACTTATCCAGCACGGTCTCCATAACTCAGTTTAGTAATCCGGCGATTGTCAAGGAATTCGTGGATGCGATGAAAGAGTTTCAGCCGATTCGAAAGCTTCCGATTTCTGAATTGTTCACTGGCGCCAGGATCTTCTTGAATGGAAAATGGATTGGGATGTTTACTCCGAAAGATGCGATCGGTTGTATTGAGAGAATCCGAAAGGCGAAGCGGGAGGGAGTTCTCCACCGCCAACTTGGAATTGTCTGGAAGCCAACGGTCAAGGAACTCTGGCTAACTACGGAAGCCGGGCGTCTGGTTCGCCCTCTCTACCACGCTCCCGCTCTGGCCACTATCGCTGCTGCGCCGGAGGCTGAACAGCAGGCAATGCTTCGGAGTATTGAATCCTGCAAGACGTGGGATGAGTTGCTTCGCTGGATGACTCCCAATGGGGAGTGTCTGATGGAGTACATTGATGCCGGAGAGACGGAACAGGCAATGATTGCAATGTATGCAAAGGAGGTGGGCGAGAAGCCGAATCACGGATACACTCACGCTGAGATTCACCCCTGTGTAATTCTTGGTTCCATTGCATCCACGATTCCATTCCCGGATCACAATCAGAGTCCGAGAAATGCCTATCAGTGTGCGATGGGCAAGCAGGCGATGGGTCTCTTTGCCCAGAATTACAAGGAGCGCTTTGATGCACTGGCCCACTTGCTGATGTATCCGAACATCCCTCTCGTCAGTCCGAGAATGAGCAAGCACTATGGGGCCTACTCGATGCCATCGGGTCGCAACATCGTTGTTGCCATTATGACCTACACAGGCTACAACCAGGAGGACAGTATTATGATCAATCGGGGCTCTTTGGATCGTGGCCTCTTTCAGTCAGTCTTCTTTCGCACATACAAGGACGAGGAGAAGAAGAATCAGAGCAGCGGTGAGGAGGAACGCTTTGGCCGCCCGGATCCCGAGTTGACGAAGCAGCTCCGCAATGGCAATTACGGCAAGCTAGGTGAGGACGGATTCATTCCTGAAAATACTTTCGTCAGTAGCGATGACATCCTGGTTGGAAAAATTGTGCCTCTACGTGTTCCGACTGGAATGGTTCTTCCAGCGGGTGCTAAGCGCTTTCGGGATGTCAGCCGAACACCTCGCAATAATGAGAGCGGATTCGTTGACAAGATCTTCAAGAATCGGAACGGCGAAGGATATTCCTTTGTGAAGATTCGTATGCGCGAGCTCCGTACTCCTGAGATTGGCGACAAGTTCAGCAGTCGCCACGGCCAGAAGGGAACGGTGGGTATGATTCTAAATCCGGAGGATATGCCTCAGACAGCCTCTGGAATTATTCCGGATATCATCATCAACCCGCACTGTATTCCTAGTCGTATGACGATTGCGCAGCTGATGGAGACGCTGCTGGGTAAGATCGGCTGCCACACGGGCTGCTTGGGTGATGGAACGCCATTCAACACCAAGATGACACTGGATGGTCTTGCAAAGATTCTGCGTGATGACTTGAATCTGGAGCCGTATGGCAACGAAGTCTTGTACAATGGCCACACAGGCAGGCAGATGGAAACAAAGATCTTTATGGGGCCGTGTTATTACCAGCGCTTGCGCCACTGCTCAGCAGATAAGCTACACTCGCGTGCGTGTGGACCACTCGTGATGCTGACTCGTCAGCCGGCTGAGGGGCGAGCACGTGAGGGTGGACTCCGCTTTGGAGAGATGGAGCGTGATTGCGTCTGTGCTCACGGTGTGAGTGAGTTTACGAAGGAGCGCTTTATGGAGTGCTCAGACGGCTTCAACTGCTACTCGTGCAGGAAGTGCGGCCTGATCTCGATCGCCAATCCTGACGCGAACATTTGGTTGTGCAAGACGTGTGATAATACGACGGAGTTTGCACCGATCCAGATTCCCTACGCCTACAAGCTTCTGATGCAGGAGTTGGAAACAATGAATATCGCGAGCAGGATTTACACGCAGGGGTCAATTAAGGAGGCTGAGGATGAGGCTGCAGAAGTGGCTGAAGATGCAGTAAAAACAACGCTAAAAGTTGTTTAGAGTCTGACAGGATACATAGGTACACCGTATTGCTTATAAATCGTGGCTTTTATTGCAGTCACTATAACTGTAGTTGCAAGAAATACAATGAAGAAAACGAACCAAAAAGAAAAATCAGTTGGGATCTTCATTCTACACTATCTAAAATAATTTTCCAATGTACGCAAAATCTTTCAGTTTAATACGTAGTTGATTGATCATACTCATTGTATTGTCTGTCACATACTGAACTGACAAGATTGCTCGTTTTTGTCCTTTGCACAATTTCGTCGCTCTATGATACAGGAAATTCCCTTCAAAACACAGCGCATTGTTATTGATTAATTGTATGCTGTGTATCTTTTTGTCGTCATCCATAAACTGAAACTCTGTACACGTTATGTCATTCGTTAACGGAATTAACACTGTAAAGAACCGGCCATTGTAATAATTGTAGTCATAGTGCCAATTGATCCAATCACCTTCTCTTTCATAAATTAACAATGCACACGATGTCGGTAAAGTCAGATCCGTAGGAAATAGTTTGAGACCGAGCGACATAGAAAGCAGTTGGCACAGATCATTCTGGTAGTATTGAATGATATCAGGTGCAACTTTTCTAATATTTTGTGTGGAGATCGTGATGCCATCTTTATTGGGTACTGCACAATTATAGATATTTTCCAAATACATATTGATTGAAACGCGTTTCTGAATAGATTTATTGTCAAGAAGCGAGATCGCTTGATTTCTTATTTTCGAAGGTAGATCAATCTTTAGCTCTTTATACAAACAAAACGCATCCGTACATTCATAGTTTTTTATTTCTTTTTTACAGGATCCTGAGTTGTATCCATAGATAAGGATACTTATGAGAAGTACTAAAACAAGGATGAATACAAAAAAACCCATTCTTTTAATTAGTTTATTTTTACCCAGGGAGAGACTCATTTACTAGTGCATTAGAATCTAATCATCGCGTTTACGAGATCGCCGTGTCTTGCGGATACGCCATACTACTAGTATGGTAAAAAATTGAATTTGTTATGACATTTAAAAGTAAGTACCACAATGGCTACTGAATCTACATCTAGACGACCTCTTTCCATTACAATTCCAAAAGGCTCTCTGCACCTCTTCGATTCTCCGGATCATTTATCTCCAGATGCGGCAGTTGAACAGAGAATGAAAGGGTTTCTAAACGCACATCTAGCTGAACTTCCTTTAATTCCTGTATCCACTTCATTTGATGAGGACGCAGAAGAAGTCTTTGAGATTGAAACTCGTAAGAATCTTATTTATCAAATTCTCGATGGCTGCATTCACATAGGCATAACAAAGCACTACCCAATTCCTGATAACCCGGACGATGATGAAATCGGCTTTCAGTTGGAACAATATATTGAAAGTCTGGAAAAGGCTAAGCCAATTACGGAGGTAATTAAGAAGCAGATTCGCCTTTGCAAGGAGTTTCTAGAATTGTTGTTCTAGACTAGAATGAACACCTTTCCTTTCCTCGTCGAGTTTCTCGGCACTTTTTTACTGCTAATCTCCATTTTGGCGACTGGTAATGCGTTTATTATTGGTGCCACGTTGGCTCTGATTATCCTTCTGATCGGGGGTATCTCGGGTGCGCACGTGAACCCGGCGGTGTCTCTCGCGATGTTGATCAAGGGAGCCATCACGGGTGCGGAGTTTGGCGGATATGCGGTCTCACAGTTTCTGGGCGCTACAGCGGCATTTTACGCTTACAAGGCTCTAGCTTAATAATTCATAAACTAGTAGATGGCAGCTGTCAATGTGAACAATATCCCGCTAGTCGTAGGGACACAGTATAATGTTGTGTTTTCAGATGATAGCGTAGAGGTATTAACCTTTAGAGGAATGGACGCTGAAGGACTGCTTTTTGATGGAAGAGATAATGCAATTGATCGAAGAACCATTACGGTCTATGATATAAATACAAATCCTAATCAATTAATGTATCGTCAACCTGTTGCGGGAGGTAAACGGAGATATAAGAGAAAGAATAGTCGTAAGCGTATTACACGCAAAAGTAGCTATAAGCAAAAAAGAAATCGTAAAGAATAGACTACAATGAAGGCTGTTGCAGTATTTGATATGGGTGGAGTAAAGGGAGATGCATTATTTGAAGACAGTGTAGGAGGATTGAAACTTTCTGCTACATTTACTGAGCTCCCGGAAGGCAAA